CCCCTCCCCGCGTTTCCGGGGCGCGCGCGTTTTCGGGGGGCGGGGGTTCGTTCGGGGGGGCGCGTTTGGGCGGGCTCCCGGGCGGGCTCCCGGGCGGGCTCCCGGCCCCGCGCGCGCCCCGGCCCGTCCCTCGCGAGTGCGCGCGCGTGGCGCCGCGCCGCCGCGCCCGCGGCCCGCCGCGCGTTTATTTTCGCGCGCGCGCCGCCGGGGGAGGGCCCGGGTCGCGCAGCCCCGGCCCCCGCGGCCCCGCTCTCCTCCCCCCCCCCCCCCCCCCCCCCCCCCCCCCCCCCCCTCGGCCCCCTCCCGTCCCCCGCCCTCCCTCGGTCTCCGTCTCCTCGTCCCCCTCCCGTCCCCCTCCCGTCCCCCTCCCGTCCCCCTCCCGCCCCGCTCTCCGTCTCTCCCCCCCGTCCCTCTCCCCAGCGGCCCCCTCCCCCCCTCCCCTTCCTCGCGCGGCCCCGGTCCCGCGCGTCCCGCGCCCCGCGTCCGCGCGGCCCGTCACCCCTTCTCCCGGCCCCCGGTCCCCGCTGTCTCCCGCCCCGGGAGCCGGAAGGCGGCGACGCGCCGCGCGACGCCCGCCCGTCCCGCGGCGCGGCCCCCGGCCCCGGGCGTCCCCTCCCCCGCGCCGCGAGCACGCGGGCTGCAACCCCGAGGCTCTGCGTCCTTCCGCCCCAGGTTCGCACCCCGGCGCTCCCGCGGCCCGGCCTCCTCGGCGCGGCAGCCCGGGCGCCGGCCCCGCCCCTCCCCTCCCCCGCCGCGCGCGCCTCGCCTCCCGGCGCCGCGGGCCCCTTCTGGGCCTCGGGTTCGCTTCCGCCCACGGCCGGCCGGGAAGCGGTGTCCGACGCCCGGAGGGCCCCGCGCGTGTCCCCGCGGCCGCGAGCCCCGCCCGCGCGCGCCCCCCACCCCCCACCCCCCTCCCCCACGCCCTCGCGCGCGCCGAGCCCGCCGCGCGCTCCCGGCTGTGGAGGCCTAGGGGAGCCCGGCGTGCCCGCCCCCGATCTTCACTAGGCCTGCCCGGCCGGGGCCGCGCCCCCGCGAGGGCCCGGCCGCCCGCGCGCGCCCCTCCCCCCTCCCCCGCCCCTCCCGCCCTCCTGGGTACCTGGCGCACGTCTTCTACGCGACCGCCGGCGAGGCAGAAGCCGGCCGCCAGGCTCCCCGGCGGCGCGAGCCCGGCCCCCCGCTCCCTCGTCGCCGTCGCCGTCGCCGCCGCCACCACGCCCGGCCCGGCCCGGCCCCCGGGGTTCCTGGCGGACGGCTTGTCTGCGGCTGACTGCGACGGGCAGATTCCGGCCCCCAGGGTCCCCGGAGGCGGGGCGCCGACCCCCGGGCCCCGCCGCGCCCCGCCCCTCCCCGGTTTGGCGTCCGCCGCGCCCCCCCTCGGCCCGCCCTCGCGCACCAAGGCCCGCTCTTCGCGGCCCGGCCCCGACGGCGGCCGCGGGGAGGGGCCGGGGCCGCGAGGGCCGGGCACGGCGGCGACGCCGGCGTCCTCGGCGGGCGGCGGCGGAGCGCCGGCCGGCCCGCGCCGCCGCGCGAGGGCATGCCGCCGCCGCCCCCCCCCCCTTCCCCCCTACGCGCGCGAGCCGCCCGGGTCCCCCCCGCACGGCTCCCCGCCTCCGGGCGCCCCGCGCGAGGGACCGTGCGCGCGGGTCCCGCGCGGCCCGCCCGTCCCCCCTCCCCCCCCCCCCGCGTCCGCCTCCCGAAAGCGGACCCCCGCCCGACTCCGCCAGACTCCGCCCGGCCCCGCGCGCCTCCGCGGCCCGAGCCCGCGCCCCCTCGCAGCCGCGCCCCGCGCCGACGGGAGCGCGTGCATCGGGCCCCGGCTGCGCGCCTCGCCTCTCCTCCCCCCTCCTCCCCTCTCCCCGCGCAGCCCCGGCCCGCTCCTCCGCGACCCCCGCCCGCCCCCCAATAAACCACACGTGCACCGCACGCCACCTTCTCGAGAGCACCGACTGTTTATTGCCGCGCGCGCGCCGGGCGCCGGGGGGAGGGGGGGAGGGGTGGGCGGGTCCCGCCGGCGGTCGCTCGGGGCGCCGACGCCGGCGGGCCTCGGTCGGCGGCGGGGGGCGCGGGGGAGGGGGCGCGCCCCCCGCGTCTACCAGTCCTCGGGGCGGCCCGGGCCGCGCTCCCAGTCCCAGTCCCAGTCCGGGGAGGCCCCGCGGGCGGGGCTCGCGGCGGCGGCCACCTCCACGGCGGCGGCGTCGTCGTCGTCGGCGAGCAGCGTGTCGCCGCGGCCCGCGGCCCAGCGCACGCGCGGCGCGGCGGCGGGGTCCGCGTCGGCGTCCGCGCGCAGCACGAGCGGCGCGGCGTCGGGGTCCGGCTCGAGCAGGGCGCGCGCGCAGAAGGCGCGCAGCGCGGGCGGCAGGGCGTCGGGCCCGGCGCGCGCGGCGTCGCGGTCCAGCGCCAGGTAGACGGGCCGCAGCGGCGCGGCCAGCCCCCAGCGCGCGCAGGCGCGGTGCGAGTGCGCCTCGCCGCGGCGGAAGTCCGGGGCGCCGGCGGCGGCGGCCTCGCGGGCGGGCGAGTCGGCGGCGCGGCCGTCGAGCGCGGGCAGCACGGCGCGGCGGTACTCGCGCGGCGGCAGGGGCACGGGCGTGTCGGGCCCGAGGCGCGTGCGCGCGCGGTAGCGCACGTTGGCGCCGCGGCCCAGGCGCGGCGGCGGCGCGTCCGGGTAGAGGCGCGCGCAGGCGGCCTCGACGCGCGCGAAGACGCCGGGCCCGAAGACGCGGCCGGAGGCCAGCACGGCGCGGCGCAGGTCGCGCGCGGCGGGCCAGCGGACGTCGCACTGCGCGGCGGGCAGCACGGCGCAGGGCAGGTAGACGTGGCGGCGCGCGACGGCGGGCCCGTCGGCCGGCCACTCCTCGGGGGGCACGGCGTCCACGACGACGAGGCGGCGGCCGGCGGCGGCGGCGAGCAGGCCGAGGTACTCGACGGCGCCGGCGAAGGCCAGGTCCCGCGTGGAGAGCAGGAGCACGCCCTGCGCGCCCAGCGCCGAGACGTCGGGCGGGCCGGTCCAGTTGCCGGCCCAGGCGGCCGTGTCGGGCCCGCAGAGGCGGTTGCCCAGCGCGGCGAGCAGGAAGGAGAGGCCGCCGCGCGCGTCGGTCCAGGCGGGCGGGGCGGGGGAGGCGCCGCCGAGCTCCTCGCCGGGCAGCGGCGCGTAGAGCACCAGCACGCGCACGTCCTCGGGGTCGGCGACCTGGCGCATCCAGGCGGCGGCGCGGCGCAGCGGGCCCGAGGCGCGCGGCGGGCCGAAGGCGCGGCCGGAGCCGGGCTCGGGCGGGCCGCAGCGCGCGGCGAGCGAGGCCAGCGCGCGCGGGTCGAAGGCGAGCGCGGCGCGCCAGGCCTCGGGGAAGAGCGGGTGGTCGGTCAGCTCGGCGACGACGCGCGGGGCGCAGTAGGCCTCGAGGGCGGCGGCGGAGGGCGCCGGCGTGTGGCTGGGCCCCGGCGGCACGCGGCGCCAGCCGCCGCGGGGGTCGGGCCCGGCGGGCGGTCGCGCCGTCAGCGCGGCGGGCCGCGGGCGCGGGCCCGGGGCCGGCGGCCCCGGGGGCGGGGCCGCGGCGCCGGGCCGGCTCTTCTTGCGCGCCGGCGGGCAGGCGGCGGCGGCGGCGGGCGGGCGCGCCGGCGAGGAGCTCTTGCGCTTGCGCGCCGGCGGGCGCGCGGCGCCGCCCGCGTCTGCGTCGGCCAGCAGGGGGCGCAGGCTCTGGTTCTGGAAGAGCAGGTCGGCGGCGGCGGCGCCGGCGGAGCGCACCTGGCGCGGGCCGCGCGCCAGCAGCGGCGCGGCGGCGCCGGCGACGAGGCTGACGGCGCGCACGGCGGCGACGGCGGCCTCGGCGCCGCCGGCGACGCGGAGGTCCCCGCGCAGGCGCATGAGCACCAGCGCGTCGCGCGTGCGGCGCAGCTCGCGCAGCCAGAGGCGCGGGCGCGGCGGCGCGGCGGCGGGGCCGCGCGGCGGCGGCACGGCGCGCGCGGCCGCCAGCCCGGGCACGGCGGCCAGGTCGCCGCCGTAGCCCTCGGCCAGCGCCTCCAGCACGGCGCGGCAGGCCGTGAGGCACTCGGCGGCGGCGGCGGCCGCGGCGTCGTCGTCGTCGTCGTCCTCGTCCTCCCCCGCGGCCCCGGCGGGGCCGTCCTCCCCGGCGCCGGCGGGGCCCTCGTCGGAGAGGGCGGCCGCCAGGCGGCGCTGCGCGGCGATGACGCCCGCGGCGCCGTACCCGGCGGGAACGGCGGGGACCGCGGCGGCGTCGGGCTCGGGGGCGGCGGCGGCGGCGGCGGCGGCGCCCGCCGCGGCGGCGTTCTCGCGCGCCAGCAGGGGCGCGTACGCGCGCCGCAGGCTGGTGATGAGGAAGCCCTTCTGCGCGCGGTCGTAGCGGCGGCTCATGGCGACGGCGGCGGCGGCGTGCGCCAGGCCCCAGCCGAAGCGGCCGGCGGCCATGGCGTAGCCCAGGTGCGGCACGGCGCGGGCCACGGTGCCGGTGATGAAGGAGCTGCTGTTGCGCCGCGCGCCCGAGGCCTCGAAGCAGGCGCGGTCGAGCTCCACGTCGCCGGCGGTGACGCGCGGGTTCTGCAGCCAGCCCATGGCCTCGCGGTCGGGCGCGAAGAGCAGGCGCGTGATGAGGGCGTACTGCCGCGCCGCGTCGCCCAGCTCGGGCGCCCACACGGGCGCGGGCGCGCCGGCGGCCTCGTAGCGCCGGCGCGCCTCGTCCACCTCCGGCGCGCCCCAGAGCCCCGGGCGGCTGTCGCCCAGGCCGCCGTAGAGCACGCGCCCCGGGGGCGGCGGCTCGGCGCCGGGCCACGGCTCGCCGCTGGCGTACCCGTCGCGGTAGCGGGCGTAGAAGGCGCCCGAGGCCTCGTCGGCGTCCAGGGGCACGGCCCGCGGCGGCGCGGCCGTGAAGCGGCCCGTGGCGTCGCGCCCGGCCACGGCGGCGCGCGCGCGCCGCCGCTCGCTGCGGCCCGCGGAGGCGGCGCTGGAGGGCGGCCGGCGGGCGGCCGGCGGCGGCGAGGCGGGGGGCGACGGGTCCGGGTCCTCCGAGTCCTCCGAGTCCGAGGCCGACGACCCCGGGCCGGGGGCGCGCGAGGGCGCCGCGCCCCCGGCCCCGGCCCCGCCGTCGCCGTCCGCGTCGGCATCGTCTTCTCCGTCGTCGTCGTCATCGGGGCCGCCCGGGGACGGCGGCGTCGGCCCGCGGTCCGGGCCCGAGTCCTCCGACTCCGACTCCGACTCCGACTCCGACCCCGACTCCGAGGCCGAGCCGGCGTCGGCCTCGCGGCCGTCGGGGCGCGCCGAGTCGGCCGCCGCGGCCCCGCGCTCGGCCGACTCGGCGACCTCGGCGAGCTCCGCGAGCGCGTCGTCCGCCGGGGCGCCGCCCGGGGTCGGCGGGGGCGCGGCGGCGTCGATGACCCACACCGAGTCGCGGCGCGGGGCCGGGGGCGTCGCCGGCCCCGCGGACGACGGCGGGGACAGCGCCCGGGCCGTCTCCTCCACCATGGAGGCCAGCAGGGCCAGCTGGCGCGGGGACACGGCGGCGGCGGCGGCCGCGGGGAAGGCGTCCCCGCCGTCCTCCCCGTCGTCGTCGTCGTCGTCGGGCTCCTCGGGGTCCGGCGTTCGCGGCGGCCCGTCGGCGGGGTCCTGCGAGGCCGCGTCGTAGTAGAACCGGGGCCGCGGCATGGTCTCTTCCTCCCCGCGTCCGCCGGGGGGCGTCGGAGTCCTGCGCGAACGCCGCGCGGCGGTCTCCGGCGAGCGCGCCGACCTCCCCCTGTGTCTCTCTCCGCACACACGCGCCTCCGGCCCCTCTCCTCTCCCCGTCCGCTCGCGGCGTTCCTCCTCGACCCCGCTCCGTCGGTCTCGGGATCGTCGATGTCTGTTTCCTCGAGGAACCGCGGCTGCCGTCTACACGATCGCGCGGTCGCCGGCCTCATATACCCCGTCCGCCGGCGGGCGGAGCCGCCGCGACGCCGCCCCGGAGCGCGGGGGCGACCGGCGGCTCCGCCCCGTCGAGGATCTCATTATGCGGCCCACGCCCCGGAACGCGCGTCGGCGCGCGGCGGCGCCGCCCCGTCGAGGAGCCCGCCGCCGCGCGGCTATCGACACCGCGCAGGCGCGGGGGGTGGGAAGGAGGGAGGGGAGGGGGAGGGGAGAGAAAGGAAAGAAAGAGGGGGAGGGGGAGGGGGGGGGGGTCCCCTTTCCGCCCTCTCTCCCCGCCCCTGTCGTCTCTCATTAGCATCAACCCCCTTCCCTTCCCCCCTTCCCTTCCCCCCTTCCCTTCCCCCCTTCCCTTCCCCCCTTCCCTTCCCCCCTTCCCTTCCCCCCTTCCCTTCCCCCCTTCCCTTCCCCCCTTCCCTTCCCCCCTTCCCTTCCCCCCTTCCCTTCCCCCCTTCCCTTCCCCCCTTCCCTTCCCCCCTTCCCTTCCCCCCTTCCCTTCCCCCCTTCCCTTCCCCCCTTCCCTTCCCCCCTTCCCTTCCCCCCTTCCCTTCCCCCCTTCCCTTCCCCCCTTCCCTTCCCCCCTTCCCTTCCCCCCTTCCCTTCCCCCCTTCCCTTCCCCCCTTCCCTTCCCCCCTTCCCTTCCCCCCTTCCCTTCCCCCCTTCCCTTCCCCCCTTCCCTTCCCCCCTTCCCTTCCCCCCTTCCCTTCCCCCCTTCCCTTCCCCCCTTCCCTTCCCCCCTTCCCTTCCCCCCTTCCCTTCCCCCCTTCCCTTCCCCCCTTCCCTTCCCCCCTTCCCTTCCCCCCTTCCCTTCCCCCCTTCCCTTCCCCCCTTCCCTTCCCCCCTTCCCTTCCCCCCTTCCCTTCCCCCCTTCCCTTCCCCCCTTCCCTTCCCCCCTTCCCTTCCCCCCTTCCCTTCCCCCCTTCCCCGTTGTTTTTCATTAGCATCGCCACACCCGCCGGGCCTCCTTCCCCTTCCCGCACTGTTTCCCCGCCCCTGTCGTTTCTTATTAGCATTAACGCTCCTCCTATTGTTCTTCTCCCCTCCCCCCACAACCCCGCCCCGTTTCGCGCCCCCCCTTCCCCCACCCCCGCCCCCATCGCGTCGCACGAACATCGCCGCGGCGGGTCGGCGCACATTTCCCCCGGGGACGCGAGGGGCGGCGTCCCCCGTCGCCTAGCAACGACGGATCACCCCGTTGCGTAACTTCACAAAAAAAGTGAGGACGCGAAGCGTCCGCACTTTGTCCTAATATATATATATATATTAGGACAAAGTGCGGACGCTTCGCGTCCTCACTTTTTTTACAAAGTTACGCAACCGGGTATCCGTCGTCACGTGATCATAGGGGTCACGTGACCGGCGGCGTCCCCCGTCGCCTAGCAACGACGGATCACCCCGTTGCGTAACTTCACAAAAAAAGTGAGGACGCGAAGCGTCCGCACTTTGTCCTAATATATATATATATATTAGGACAAAGTGCGGACGCTTCGCGTCCTCACTTTTTTTAATGAGTCACGTGACCCGGTGATCCGTCGTTGCTAGGCGACCGGGGACGCCGCCCCTCGCCTCCGCGGGGACCGCGCGCCCCGGCGGCCGCGCGGACGACCGGGGCGCCCAACCCCCGCCCCGCGGCGCGCCGCCCCTCCCGCCCACTCGGGGGCGGGCGCGGGGGGCGGTCCCGCCCCCACCGCCGGCATAAAGCCGGCGCCGCCGCGCCCGGCCCGCCGCACACCCTCCTTCCCTCGCCGCGCGCCTCGCCGACGACCCGCTCTCGCGCCCCGACCACCGTCGTCGCCGACGCCGCCGGACGCCCGTCGCCGGACGCTCGCCCGCCGGGATCCGCGCCCGTCGTCCTCTCGCGAACCCCACCCCGACGAGGTGAGCCCCGCGCACCCCTCGCCCTCCCCTCCCCCGCGCACCCCTCGCCCTCCCCTCCCCCGCGCACCCCTCGCCCTCCCCTCCCCCGCGCACCCCTCGCCCTCCCCTCCCCCGCGCACCCCTCGCCCTCCCCTCCCCCGCGCACCCCTCGCCCTCCCCTCCCCCGCGCACCCCTCGCCCTCCCCTCCCCCGCGCACCCCTCGCCCTCCCCTCCCCCGCGCACCCCTCGCCCTCCCCTCCCCCGCGCACCCCTCGCCCTCCCCTCCCCCGCGCACCCCTCGCCCTCCCCTCCCCCGCGCACCCCTCGCCCTCCCCTCCCCCGCGCACCCCTCGCCCTCCCCTCCCCCGCGCACCCCTCGCCCTCCCCTCCCCCGCGCACCCCTCGCCCCGAGCGGGCGAGGGACTCACCGCGACCCCACGCTCCGCCCCCGCAGGCACGCGCCAGACACGAATGTCGTCCCGGTACCTGGCCGCGGTCGACGACTACTTGCACCACCCATCGCCGAGATACCAGGCCCACGTCGATCTGCGCCGGGAGCTCCGCGCGTACGCCGACGAGGAGCGCCGAGAAGCCGCCAGAGCGATCGCGCATCCCGAACGCCCCCTGCTCCCCCCGCCGGCCACCCAAGCGGCCCCCCCGCAGCCCTCGACCCGTGAGGCCGCTCACCCTTCCGCTCCCACCGCCGCGTCGTCCTGAGGAACGCCCCCGCGTGCCTATGCTAATGGCGTCAACAACCGACTCACTCCGCCCCCGGCGATCCGGCCAATCGGCCTTAAATCAACACGAAGGGCCCTGCGCCTGCAGAGCCCCGACCGGCCAGTCACCGCCCACATTCTCCGTCGCCCTCGGCCCCGCCGCCCGGCGCCATGAGCACGGAGCGCCGCGGGGGCGTGGAGATGAGGATCTACCGCCAACCGCTCCTGCGACGGCGGGACGCCCTCCGCGCCCCCCTCGCGAGCCCCGAACGCCTCGACGGCCCCGACCCCCCAGGCAGCCGCGAGAGCCTCGACAACCCCGCGTACCGAGGGAACCACGCGAGCCTCGCCAGCCCCGAGAGCCTCGGCAGCCTCGGCGACCCCGCGTCCCGCGGGAGCCCCGCGTCCCGCGGACCCCGCGTCATCACGTACAGCCCCCCGCGCCACACGACCCCCGGGGTTGATGAGGTTTCCGGGCAGACGCGCTCCCCTCGGGAGGTTCACGAATCGTCGCGCCCACTGGCGCGCAGAGGCGCCAAGCTGAGGCCCCGGGCCAGCATTCACGCCCGAGCCATGCCGTACGCGGCCGCGCCGGCACCCGGAACCCGCCGCCCGTCCAGGCGGCGGCGCGAAGACGGCGCCTCGGGGCCACCGGACCCCCGCGGCGCCACGGTCGCCCTGCTCTATCCCCTCTGCGACCAGCCGTCCGCGCACCTACAGACCCTGCCGCTCGAACACCGACCCCTGTTCCGCGTGATCGTCGAAGCCTCCCGGGAGAGCTCGCGGAAGGGCGACGCCCCTCCTTCTCGGCGGACGGGCACCAGGATACACCGAGAGTTGAAGCTGGCCCACAACCAGTGGATACGCGCCAACCGAGAGTCCGCCATCTGGCCGTGGCGCACGGCGGCCATGAACTTCGTGGCCGCGCTGGCGCCCCGCCTACAGACCCACCAGCACATGCACGACCTGCTCATGACGTGCGCCTTCTGGTGCTGTCTGGCCCACGCCGCGACGTGCTCGTGCGCAGGCCTGTACTCCACCCACTGCCGCCACCTGTTTCGCGCGTTCGGCTGCGGAGGCCCCGCTTCGGCCACCGCCTCTGGTTAACACACTCAGCAATAAAAGTTTCTTTAAAATCACTTCCTGTCTCCCGTTGCGTTTCGATGCGTGGGTGCGTCGGGGGAAACTCAGCGCCACCGGGGAGGGGGACGGCCCGGAACGCGTCACGTTCGACTCCACCCCTCAAAACGAGGGCAACCCCCACACCCCAGACCGCATGCCACGTCCCCGCCCCGCTCGACAGGCAGGTGTTAGGTGTTAGCGAACTCTTCCTTCCCTCGGTCCCTCCCCCCCTTCGACTGTGTTCGGCCGTTCAAACTTCCATCTCGCCTTTGTAGCTATTTATCTGATCCCCTCCCTTCTTTCCTCCTTTCCCCCCCCCCCCGAGTCTATGTGTTCCCAAGTTTCTTGATGTGCTCTTGCCTCCGGTCCAACGCTCCCCTCCCCACCCACACAACCCCCAGCTCCATCCCCGCTGTCTTTTCCGCCGCCACACCACACACATATAAACAAACACACAACCGTATCAGCGGAGACCAACTGTTTATTGTGGGCACAACACGGGGGTGGGGGTCGCTGTGGGGGTGAGAGGTGAGGAAGGGAAAAGCAAAGGTGGCAGGGAGCGACAGACGGCGACGGGGGGGGGGCGTTCGCGACGACGACGTTCTCGTCAGCGATACACCAACCAACACACGAGAGCCCCCAGGCCGCCTGAGATCAGCGCGACGAGGACGAACGCCGCGACGCAGCCGACGGCGCGCGTTTGCCGGCGCCGACGCCTGAGCGCCGTCTGCTGCCGTCCCATCCGCACCAGAAAATCGGCGGCCGTCTCGTCGTCGCTCTCCGTGTAGTACGCCTCGGGGGTCTGGGCCGGCGGGGTGAGGGGGATCACGGAGGTCTCGGAGAGCAGCGACTCTGTGTCGGCGAGCCGCAGGGGTTCCATGCCGGGTGGGGACCGCGGGGGGGAGTCGGCTCGGGGTAGGGGAGAGAAGCCGGAGGCGGGGGCGGGAAAGTCTCGGCGTGAATCACGCGCGTTCTGCGTGCCGGCGAGCGGTGCCGGGGGCATTTATGCGCCGCGGAGCGCCGACGTCATGTAATACGCGACCCCGCACAGCACGGCCCCCAGCCCGAGGGTGCCCCGCACCCAGCGCAGCGCCAACCACGTCACCAGGTACACGGGGGCGTCCACGGGCTCCAGGGGGAGGGGCGGCGGGGCGGCAACGGCGGCGACGCGCCTGCGCGAGACTCCGTCCCCGGGCCCGGCCTTCGCTCCGGCGGGGCCGCACGTCTCCGCGAGGACACGCAGGTCTTCGGCCACGCCGATGGGGACGTCGGGTCGCTCCGCCCGCGCGCCCCGGGTCGCCGCGTTCGGGCGTCCGTCAGCGCCGGTGTGGCGGATCGGGGGACGAGGGGTCGCGATATCGGCTCGTGTCATCCGCGCGGAAGGTGATGAGGTGGCCGTGCTGGCGCGCCCCGGCGGACCACGGGTCCGCCTTCGCCCCGGACAGGATCTGGAACCCGGAGCCTCGCTTGGGGGCCGGGTCCGTGCCGGGGAGGCGATCGCTGTCGGAGTCGTACTCTGAGTCGTCGGAGTCGCCGTACGAACTCAGATCGCCGTAGAGCTCGTCGTCGGCCAGGCGAATGTAGGTCGGTGCCATCAGGTCGCGCCTTTTAACGGCCCGCCACGCCCGCGCGCGCCGGCAGGTGACGCAGGCCCACACGGACAGGCCGGCAACGGCCAGCCCCACGGCCGCCCCGAGCACGCCCACGAGGCGCGCCGCGCGGGGCGCCGCGGGGCGGGGGCCGGTGGGCTGGGCCGACGGTGTGGGCTCGACGGGAGGGGGGCGGTACCGGGGCGGGGATCGCTCCACCACCGCGTTCCGGTACCGCGACGCCGTGCTGATGACGACGTGACCCCAGGCGTGCACGTGCCCGTTGACGTACACGACGCACACGTACAGCCCGCCGCTCGCCTCCGACGCGTCGCGCAGCTGCAGGTTGACGGTGTGTCCGTACCACCCGAGGCCGGCTCTGGATTCCATCGCGGCGTCGCTGGGGCACCGGGGGGGAGGGACGCCGCGCGAGCAGGGTCCGTAGCGGCGCACGGCCAGGCGCTCCGTCCAGACGCTCGCCGCGCACGGGGCGTCCGCCGGCGAGCGGCACTCGGGCAGCTGCGGGTGGTACAGACAGGGCTCGTAGATGCGCATCTCGCCGCACTCCTCGGGGACGTCGAACCGCACCCACACCACCTCCATGACGTAAGGGTCGTCGTCGTGGGCGATCGGCATGACGGACACGTCGGTGTGGACGGTGTCCCCGGGAGCAAACAGGATCGCCGTCTGGGTGCGCAGGGAAACCGTGACGCCGCGCACGTGCGCGACCTCGGCGATGGGGTGGGGGTGGGGCGGCGGGGCGGGGGTGGCGGGTTCCTCCGTCCCGCCCTCCTCGTCGTCCCGCGGGGGCGGGGTTCCGCCGGCGGGCTCCGGTCTCCGCGGAGCCACCTTCAGGAACACCACGTGGCGCGCCGCCGTCGCGTTGGGGGGGTGGAACACCGAAAGAACGTGCATTCCGCTGTCGCCCACGCGCGCCTCGCGCAGGACCAGCGTCCCGTTGGTCACGTTCCCGCGCTGGGGCGGCGCGCCGTCGGGGCCCCAGAACGGCGCGGGAACTTCCGAGCCGCCGTCGCGCCGCTCGTACCACGCCGCCAGCAGCACGGGCTCGCTGACGCACTCGGCGTCGACCACCGTGTCCAGCACCTGCCCGGGGGGGCGGAGCGAAACCCACGACGGCCTCAGCGACCCGCAGGCCGCCATCGGGTCCAACTCCCACACCACCTTGGCGGGGGGCGCGCCCGGCCGCGCGGCCGGGAGGGCGAAGAGCCGAACCTCGTCGCCGGCGCTCGCGTGCTTCCAGGTCGTCTCGATGGCCGCCGCGCACACACACGCACCGATCGCCCACGCCACCAGGAGCCCTAGGGAGGCCCGTACTGGGGGGCGCATGTTCGCCTGCTCGGTTCTTCTCCCTTCCGCGCCGCGAGCACGTCGATAGCGAGCGTGGCGGGAAACGAGCGATCCGGCGGGTGCCGGGGACACACGAAGACGCCGCCGCGAGCGGTCGGCGCCTTAAATGCCCATCCCGCGCTCCTCCCACCCCGCCCCCACCTCCCACGCAACCCACCCACCCACACCCCCCGACGACACGCTTCCCCACCGCCCCACCCCCACCCCCGCGAACACACGGCCGTTGGCCTCTGTGCTTTTTAAAATCGCTTTATTCGACACGGCCGTCGGGCCGATGGGGAGTGGGCGGGGAAGGGCCGATGGGGCGCGGGAGGAACCGCGGGGAAGAACCGCCGCGACGGCGGTTTCAGCGGCGCTCGGTGCCCCCGGGGCGGCGCGGCGAGCGCTCGAGCGCGACGATCGCCGGGGCCTCCGATTCTTCCGAGATGGCGGCCAGCGACGGCACCATGGTCTGTGACGGGCGGCGCTTGCTCCGTCGGGGCGACTCCGGCGGGGTCCGTTTCAGCTCGTCGCCCAGGCGCGCCAGGGCCGCCTCGTTCACGGCGGAAATGCTCGAGGCGGCCGACGGCGGAGGCGTGTAGATGCGGCTCGGGCGGTGGTGCCGCCGGCGACAGCGACGCGCGAGACAACACGCGCAGCTCCCCAGGGCTACGCAGACGATGATGCACGCCGGGATGGCGATCTGCGCGATCCGCGCGGTCGTCAGCTCGTACCGGGAGGCCTCCGACGTCGGGGCGGCGGAGGCCTCGGCGCGGCGGGGCGTCCGCGTCTCCGCCGCGCCGGGGGTCGGGGGTGCGGCGGTCCCTTCCGCGCCGGGGGTCGGGGGTGCGGCGGTCCCTTCCGCGCCGGGGGTCGGGGGCGCGGCGGGGGTGACGGCCGGAGGGGTGGCCGTCGTTTCGGGGGACGCCGTGGTCTCGGGGGTGGGGGGTGGCGTCGCGGGGACGAACACGTCCGTCAGCGCCAGGCGCGGGGCCCACGGCGTGACGGCCGGGTCGCACGGCCCGTCGGTCTCTCTCTCACCGAGGGGGGGCGCCGGAGCGAGTTTCCCCGGGGGGAACTCCACCAGACTCAGGGGAAACAGGCTGGCGTTCGTCGCCCCCTCGACCCACACGCGGAGGACGTAGAAGCCGACGACGGCGTTAGCGGGCCCGCGGGCCCGCAGGAGGGGCTGGCGGGTCGGGTCCAGGGTCAGGTCGGCGTAGGCGGGGCTCTGGGCCCTTCGGGTCGACCGGCACAGGGTGAACGCCACGGCGTTGCGCCGCGGGCACGCCGTCATCTCCTCCACGAGGACCGCGCGCGGGCAGCGGGCGCCCGGCGGGTAGTGCAGCAGCTCGACGGACCCGTCGTAGTAAGTGACGTGCGGAACCTGGGGGCCCAGGAAGTGCAGCTCCCCCGGAACCTCCAGGTCCTCCAGGAAGGAGCCGTTCGCCCCGACGGCCCCGGCGGCCAGGAGCGAGTCCGACACGAGGCTGATCGTCGGACCGCGAATGACCACTCCCGCGACCAGGGCCCACGGCCCCAGCGCCAACAGAAACCCCAGCAGCCGCCCCATCGGGAACCGGGGGCGATCCGGGGCGTGCGTGGCGGGCGACTCGACGGGGAACGGCGGACCCGGCTTCGTTCCGAAAACCCCGCGCGCGGCCGACGCGCGGACAACTGCGTCGCCGCGCCAGGGCCGGGCGCCCTTTATCCCCGGTGCGAGGTCCCACCCCGGGATCGGCCCCCTCGGCGACCGCACGGCGGTCGCCGAATCAGTAGGGCGCGCCCCGCCGCGCCGGCCCGGGGCCCTCGTCCAGGAGCTCCGGGAGCCGCACGTGCTTGCCGGCCGCGCGGGCGCGGCGGCGCACCAGGTATACGGCCAGCACGACGACGCCGGCGGCCAGCCCCGCGCCGGCCAGCGCGCCAACGATGGCGCCCGTGTGGCCGGAGGGCGCGGGGGCGGGGCCCTGGATGGTGACGTCGGAGGCCTCCGGAACGTGCCAGTTGGGCGGCAGCTGGGCCGCGACCGCGGGGGCGGGCTCGTCGCCCGGGGCCTGCTCGTCCTCGTCCTCCGGGGCCAGCTCGGGCCGGGTGGCGTTGGCCGTCTCCACCACCTCGGGCGGGAGCAGGGTGCTCGTGAACGGCGCCTTCGGGCCGTGCCACCCCGCGGCCTGCAGGCTGTAGACGGCCACGATGCGCTGGTTCTCCGGGATGAACCGGGGGAGCATGCCGATGCCGTCCACCGTCACGCCCTGCTCGAAGACCGGGCCGCGGAGGCAGGCCGCGGGGAGGATGCGCAGCGGAAGCGTGTACCGACAGGGGCCCTTGCCGCGGTGCTCGAAGATGAACTGCGTGACCTCCACCCACCCGTTGACCTTCACCAGGCGCACGTAGGTCCCCGCGGTCTCGAAGGCGGGCGCGTGCATGACGAGGCCCAGGTCGTCGTCGCTCGTGGCGCCGAAGTTGTCGTAGAAGCTCCAGCGCGGCAGGTTGCGGACGGGGCAGGCGCCCAGGGGCCGGTCGTACGGGCACTCGGCGTACTCCATGACGAGGATCGGGATGGCGCAGTCGTCGCTCGTGCGGTACCAGGCCACGGTGAGGTTGTAGCGCGCGTCCGGCCGCGTCGCCTCGGGGGCTCCCCGCACGACCTGGACCGCCTCCGTCGGCGCCCAGAGGAGGACGCTGCGGCAGGCGCGCTCCAGCACGGCGTAGTACACGGCGACGGGGACGCTGGGGGTCTGGAACGGGTTCTCCACGAACGGCTGCACGTGGTACACGCGCCTCACGTCGGGGGGGTCCGTCTTCTGCTCCAGCGGCGCCAGGTGGGCCCCGCGGAAGCGACCGGGGTTCACCCGAGTCAGGGACCGCTCCACCGGCACGTACTCGCCCCCGCCCGCCGGAACGCGGGCGAGCGCAACCGCCAGCGACAGCAGAACCGCGGCGATGCCGGGCCCCATCGCGTCTCCGAGCCGAAGCGTCTGGGGGCGATGAGGGGGAGGAGACGACGCCGCCTCTCGAGCGAACCGGGCCGATGAGAAGGAAAGACGCCGTCCGCGGGAATCGCGCGCCGGACCGATCGTCGTCGGTGTCCGGGGCCCCTGCGTGGCCCCCGGCTTTTTAAAGGACAAAGGGTGCGTTGACCCTCCTCCCCGATGAGTCATCCCAAACGGGCGTTCCCGCGGGCGGCAGGTACGGGCAGATGCCCCCGCGCGTCCCGCCACCCACCCCCGCGCCTTGCGCGCCTGCGGCACGTCGTTCCTCGCCACCCTTCCCTTCCTTTTTCCATTTCCGCCTCCCCATCCCCTCCCCCGACCACATCGCACCCCCACCCCCACACAGAGACACGAACCCGAATAAACGATTAAATGCAACGGTTTATTGTCGGACCGGAAGACACGGCGGGCGGGGGTGGGGTCGCGGGGTCACGCGTAGACGTAGGCGGCGCGTTGGCGCCGCCGCGCGGCGGCGCGTCTACAGCACCGGTGCAGGAGGGCGCCGGCGCCCATGGCGGCCAGGGTCAGCGCGCAGAGGCCCCCGATCACCGCGGGGAGGGCGAAGTCCACGGGAGGAAACGGGCCTGGAGTCTCGGGCACGACCGTCGAGTTGGTGGCGGGGGCCCCCGTGGTGGGGGCGGCCGTGCCGGCTACGGTCGCGGCGGTGGAGTTGGCGGTGGTGGAGTTGGCGGCGGCGACGGTGGGGGTGGTGTCCGTGGCGAGCGCGGCGTTGGGGCTGAGGTAGGTCACCGCCGCGGCCACCCACGCGCCGACGACGAACAGAAGAGACCGCATGGCGGACGAGCGGGGGCGGAGACCGATGGGTCGGGAGAAGCGCTATCTAGCCGCAGAACCGCTACCCGGTGGGCGAGGCGTTCTCTGGGTAGCGGTTCTGCGGTCGGCGTCTTAAGTAGACCGTGGGGGGAATTCCCCCTCCCACGCATCGAGTTTGGGGTGGGCGGGTCGTGTTTCCGCCCCCGTGTCCGCCACCGGCCGGGGGGCGCGGGGGCGATGCGCTCACGCGTGGGAGGTGGGCAGCCGGGTGTACCGCACTCGATGTTGGGACGGCGACCGGGCCCGCGGGCGGCAGGGCCGCAGCACCATAACGGTGATGACCACGAACGCGAGGGCGTGGGCGGCCAGGCTGAGCAGGAAGAGAAAGTCTAGCCCGGGTGAGGCGGTCAGGAAGGGAAACAGGGGGGTGTGGGGGGGTTCCGTAGGGGATGGTGAGGGGGCCTGGGGCTCAGTCGGGGGGCGCGGGGGCCGGAGGGTGAGGGGGCCCAGGTGGGGCGGGGGGAGTCTGGAGGACGGGCGCCGCGGGGTCGGGGGGTAGGGGTGGGAGTCCGGGCGGGCCCCGGGACCGGCGTGGCCCGTCGCGGGTGGAGGATTCTCGGCCGGGGGCAGCTCGCCGTCTCCGGCCCCCTCCTCGTCATCGTCATCATCGCCATCCTCTTCCCCTGCCCCTCTCTCGGCCCCGCCCCCCGCTCCGGGGCGCGGAGTCAGAGCCTCGAGCCGGGGGGTGAAGGGGTCGGCGGGGGGCGCCTCGGTCCCGGCCGCCGCGGACGCGCCCCCCGTGGCGCTGTCCCCGCCCCCCTCTCGTGGCAATGGCGGGGACGACTCATTCTCCTCTGCCGCGGTCGGGCCGGGGGGAGTCGTGGCGTCCGAGGGGACAGGGCCAGCACCGGCCGCCCCGGTGTCGTTCGCGGCCGGTGCCGCTGGAGCGGGGGACACGGAGGGTGCGGCGGTGGGAGTCGCAGGGGTGGTTTTGGAACCCTCGCCCGCGTCGCTCTCCGCGCCGGCCGTCCCGTTGGCGGGGGTGGTGGTGGGGGCGGGGGTGGTGGTGGGGGCGGGGGTGGTGGTGGGGGCGGGGGTGGTGGTGGGGGCGGGGGTGGTGGTGGGGGCGGGGGTGGTGGTGGGGGCGGGGGTGGCGGCCGTCCCGTTGGCGGTGGGGGTGGCGCTCTCGACCGCGGCGGATGCCGCGGTGGCGCTCCCGGACGTCGCCGACGCGCCCTCGGTCGCGGCGGAAGGGGCGACGGTCGGGGCGGACGCTGGGCTCGCCTCCGTCCCCTCCGTCGTCACCGACAGCAGACTGCGGGCGAGGCGGGCCCGGGCGAACCGCTCCGCCGTCGGTGCCGGGGCTTCGGTCGCCGGCGGCTCGCCCTCTCGGTCCCGCCCGCCCAGGGCGAACAGGTATCCGGACAGACCGACCAGCAGGCTCTGCGGCGCCGCGGAGACGTAGGCCATGTCCTGGGGTACCGCGGGGTCCTGCGGGGACACGCAGCGGCGTCCCTCCGGCCCGTCAAAGAGGGGGTTCGCGGCCACGACCCAGGCGGCCGGGATCGAGCGCCACAGAGGCACCGCGGGGGCGACCGGCCGGCACGCCGCGGGCCCGCCGCGCCCGCGGTCGTCCGGGCGCGAGGCCCGGTCGGGGGGGGAGAGGGGGTCGCCCGGGGCGACGGCGGCCGTCAGGCGCCCGACGTGGAGCCTGTCGCCCACCAGGATCTCGTAGTCGTACGCGGCTGCGCGGGAGCCGACGACCGGCACCAGCAGCGAGGCGTTCACGAGGGCGTGGGCCATGGGGGGCGAGCCGTCGTGGTACGTGTGGGAGTAGCGGCCGCACGTGCTCGGAGAGGGCGGCGCCCCGCCCCGACAGCCCCCGTACCACCTGAGGGCGATGGGGCGCCGGCAGCCCCCCGCGTCCACGCGGTAGTAGGCCACCCGGGCGGCGTACGCGCCCCCGCCCGTCCCGCGGAACCGGCGGATGGGGGGCACGAGCAGGGCCAGGCCGCGGCGGGAGTAGGACCGCGACAGGTTCCGGTGCCGGACCACGGGATGTCTGTCGACATCGGCCACCGGCGGCGCCGGGCCCGCGGGCCCCACATCGTCCAGGCGGGGGACGGCGTAGCAGTACGCTGGGTCGCGCGCGGCGGGGGCCGCGTCCGGTGGCGCGGCGGGGGGGCGCGGCCCCGCGCCCGCGGGGCCCAGACACAGGCAGACGACCGCCGCGAGGAGCGACAGCCGCGGAACGAGGCGGCGCATGGCGGCGCGTTGCCGGGAGCCGTGGTGCCCGCCCGCGTTCGCCCCCCCTTTTGTATACGGGGCGCCCCCGCTCCCCCCCCCCCCCCCCCCCCCCGACCCCGCCCCGACGAGGGGCCGCCGCGCCGGGAAAGGCCGGTCAGCTACTTTGAAACAGCGGCAGCCGCAGTAGCTCCGCGGCGCTGGGGCGCCGCGCGCCATCGAAGGTGAGGGCCCGGCAGACGAGGTACTCCACGTTCAGATCGAGCTTGTAGTATCGCGTCCAGGCGGGGCGGGTGTGCGGCGGGCGGCGGTTGCGCGCCGCCCGGTGGCGGTACTGCGAAACGAGGCGGGAGCCCGCGCGCTGCGGGAACTCGTCCACGTGCACCTGGGCCTGCTGGATGATGCGCAGGATCTGCGTGTCGTACGGGTGCCGCTCGTCCGTCCGGGACACAGAAAAAAGGGACGCCGTGTGCACGGCCGCCTCGAAGATCACCAGGCCGGCGCTCCATATGTCCACCGACGGCGTGTACGGGTCCCCGGCCAGGACCTCGGGGGCGTTCGTGTCCACCGTGCCCGCGATCCCGTAGTGCGCCGGGGTTGACCAGGAGCCCCGCGCGAAGCAGGCGGCGCCGAAGTCGCCCAGGCAGATGTCCTCGGGGCCGTTGACGAGCACGTTCTCCGTCTTGATGTCCCGGTGTATGATGCCCTCGCCGTGGATGTAGTCGATGGCGCCCAGCAGCTGCCGGGCGAGCGCCGTCACCTGCGCGGTGTCGAGGGGGCGAACGCGGGCCCCCAGGTACGTGTAGAGGTCGGACCGGTACTTCGGGACGACCAGGCACGTGAGCCCGCCCACCGCGCGGACGTCCAGCAGGGCCAGGACGGCGGGGTGACTCAGCCGCCGCAGCAGCCTCGCCTCGTGCACGGAGCTCGCGTACCACCCCGCCTTGACCACGACCCGCTGGGGATACTCGGGGTGGCTGCACTCGAAGACGCAGCCTTCCGAGCCCGGCGTCAGGGCGCGGTGGATCGCGAAGCCCAGGCCGGCCACCACCCCGGCCACCTCCGAGGGGGGCTTGCAGCCGCGGCGAATCGCTCGCGCCGCCTCCCGGTCCAGGCGCTCTAGCTCCTGTGTGGTGAGACCGCCGGGGGCCGCGGGGACGAGGGCGGCCCGGTCGGCCTCGGGCCCAACGGCGTACCCGTCGCCCCCCTCCTCGTCCGGGAACGCGACGTCGTCGGGGGCGTCGTCGGTGTCTTCGTCATCGTCCTCGTCCCCGCTGGGCGGCTCCTCGCTGCTGCGCATCTCGGCCAGCAGCTCCTGGATCTGACAGAGGCGGTCCTCTTCGTCCCGGGCGTCGTGGGCGCGGGGGGGGTCGTGGGTGCTGGGGGCCGGAAAGGCGACGCCCCGGGGCGGATTATAAAAGGTGTCCGGAGGGAACACGCAGCGGGTAGTCTGGGTCTGCTCGACGACCTCCCGCGACCCGGCGTCGTCATCCTTCGCGCCAGCGTAGAGGCGGCGAGCGTCCCGGTAGGCCATCAGGCCCCGCGTCGCGCGCGCCAGCCAGCGGACGCCTCGGAGGAGCGCGCCGCGCGCAGCGGCGCGCGGGGGAGCGGACCGGGCCCCGGCCGGGAGCTCGATCGGCGGCGCTCGGGCCCCGACCCGGGCGAGCGGGCGCGTCTTCGAGAGGACGCACGTGGCGCCCGCAACGGCTAGCGCGGCCGCCGGGACCTTGGGTCCCGCCGTGTTTTTCGGTCGTGTCGCCCCTCGAGTGCGCGAGCGGTCCTGACGTCCAGCGCCCGGGGCCGCGACGCGTCGAGTGCAGGGCGGGCACGGGCCCGGGCGTCTTAATATAGCGACATGGGCGTTGTTGTGGTCACGGTGATGACGCTGCTGGATCGACACGCGGCCCTGCCCCGGACGTCCGCGGACGCCAACCCGCTCCTGTGGAACTTCCTGCTTCGGCAGTGCCGGATCCTGGCGGCAGAGCCCCTGGGCACCCCCGTCGTCGTGCGCTCGGCCGACCTGCGGCGCGTGGCCGCGCCGCTGATGGACCTCCCCAGACCGGACCGGCCGGTGGCGAGGACGCGCGCCTGCGACTGCGTCTCGGGGGCGGCGTCCGACGTGTTTCCCGAGGACGCCGCGTGGGAGAGCGAGGAGGTGGCGGACGCCGCCGCCTGCTTCCGGTCCCTCTGCGAGCCGCGCCCCCGCCCCCGTCTGTACCACCTGTGGGTGGTCGGGGCGGCTGACCTCTGCGTTCCGTTCCTGGAGCACCTGCGGCGCGCCCGCGTCGGCGCCCGCCTCGTCACCATCCGCGTGACCGACGCGTGGGCGGAGGGGGGCTCGTGGCCCCTCCCGGACGGCCTCGCGGTCGGAGAGACCGTGCCGTGGACCCCCTTCCCCACGGCACACAACCACCCCCTGGCGGCGCTGTTCGGGGGCTACGAGTACCGATACGGCGTCGTGCGACCGAACGACGTCGTCGCCGCCGCGCCTCGGCCGCGGGGGTGCATGGGGTGGCTGCGCGAGACCGTGCCCCGCCTGTGGCCGGGGTCCGAGTCCGCGGCGGCCGAGGCGGCGAAGACGCCGACAGAGCCGCACCCAGCCAGGCGGCCGTGTGTGGCGTGCCGCGGCGGGGGTCTCGGCGTGCCGCGGGACGCCGAGGCGCGCGTCGTGGCCGAGGAAGCGACGCCGGAGCGTGCGTGGAACCCGGAACCGGAGGAGCGCCCTCGGCTTCCCCACATATGCTACGCCACGCCCTCGATGTAGTGACATCCTCGTCCCCGTTTAAATAAAGAGCGTCCCGCAAAGACTCGGCCGTGTCTCTGGGTGCTTTTTTGTCGTCTGGGTTTCCTTTCCCCCCGCCCGCCCGGCCCCAACACAGACGACGAGGAGACGGAGAATTTATATGTTCTGTAACTCTCGTTTATTGATTACAGCAGGCCCGCGACATCTCATTCGTCCTCCCCAAACACCCCACCCCAGGCCCACCCCCTACATGCGCAAAAAGGTATGGCCGCACGGGTACGGACACGTGGTGGGGAAGCGCATCCTCCGACAGCTGCCGGGGGTGTCTTTCTCGCGACGGGGACCGGGCGAGTCGGCCCGGCGGCGCTCGGCCGAGCTGGTGTCCGCCACGACGGAGGAGAGCCACGGCTGGGACCCCTCGTCCGAGGTCCAATCGAACGCGGCAAACTCCTTCTCCAGCCTGGAGGTGAGGGACCGGGGGGCGTCTGCCGCCGACGCGCCGTCGGTCGCCACCCCCCGGGGCGCGCCATTCGCCGCGGTACCCGACGGCGTCATCGGATCCTCCGAACCCGAGGGCGTCGCGCCCTCGGCGTCCGACTCCAGGGTTGCGTCTGAGTCATCAATCGTGTCGGGGTCGCTGAGGCCGAGGCGGTCGTCGTCATCGCTGGAGTCCGTGTGGCCGTGGTCACACGCCACGCCGTGGTGCTCGCGCGGGGAGGGGGGCAGGGCCAGGATGCCGCCCTCGTCCCCAACGTCAGACACGACCCCTTCGATGACGTTTCGCAGGCGAAAAGCCCTGCCGCCCCCCACCTGCAGCATGTGGCTCCACATGCCCGGCTCCAGCCGGCGTCGGGTGTAGCCCATGAGGTAGCTGTCGCGGATCAGGCGCCGCAGGCGGTTGGCGGCGCCGTGCGGATCGGCGGAGCGCCGGAGGAGGCGAAACATCTGGTTGATGCTGCGCCGCATGTACGGCAGATCCAGTTCCCACCGCTCGTTCCGGGCCCGGGGCGCGCGTCTTTCGGAGCGAGGGTGACCCTCTGGCGGGGGGGCCTCGGCGCCGGGGCTGGACCTGGTTCCCCTAGACTCGGGGAAGACGACCCCAGCCCGCCGGTCGGGGGAGCTGACTAATCTGATATTGATTCTGATCTGCCGGGGCCGGTCCTCGCGGAGCTCGTCTCCGGAGCACTCCGAGGAGGAGTCCGATGCGGTATCGGATCCGACCCCGGATGTGAGCTCGGATACGGACTCGAGGTCGGCCTCTGACACAGACTCGAGGTCGGCCTCTGACACAGACTCGAGGTCGGCCTCGGTTTCCGGCTCAGAGTCGGGCTCGGAGCCCGACTCGGCCTCGTCGTCGATAAAATACATGCCCCCCGCCACCCGGGGGCTCCCGCGTGCCCGGGGCCGGCGGGAGCCCCGAGCGGACCCCGCGTCCCCCCCGCCCGGGGTTACCACGGCCGATGAGCAATCGCTCTCCGTGTCGGAATCCGAGAGGGAGGGAATGGGAACACATCGGCGCTTGGTTTTCTTCTGGATGGGCGAAGACGAGGGGCTGAATCCGACGGACTCGGCGTCGTTTTTGCTGAGGTTGGCGGGCATGTCTGGTCTTGTGGTACGGGAACCCGACCGTTCGTGTCTGGCGCGTGCCTGCGGGGGCGGAGCGTGGGGTCGCGGTGAGTCCCTCGCCCGCTCGGGGCGAGGGGTGCGCGGGGGAGGGGAGGGCGAGGGGTGCGCGGGGGAGGGGAGGGCGAGGGGTGCGCGGGGGAGGGGAGGGCGAGGGGTGCGCGGGGGAGGGGAGGGCGAGGGGTGCGCGGGGGAGGGGAGGGCGAGGGGTGCGCGGGGGAGGGGAGGGCGAGGGGTGCGCGGGGGAGGGGAGGGCGAGGGGTGCGCGGGGGAGGGGAGGGCGAGGGGTGCGCGGGGGAGGGGAGGGCGAGGGGTGCGCGGGGGAGGGGAGGGCGAGGGGTGCGCGGGGGAGGGGAGGGCGAGGGGTGCGCGGGGGAGGGGAGGGCGAGGGGTGCGCGGGGGAGGGGAGGGCGAGGGGTGCGCGGGGGAGGGGAGGGCGAGGGGTGCGCGGGGCTCACCTCGTCGGGGTGGGGTTCGCGAGAGGACGACGGGCGCGGATCCCGGCGGGCGAGCGTCCGGCGACGGGCGTCCGGCGGCGTCGGCGACGACGGTGGTCGGGGCGCGAGAGCGGGTCGTCGGCGAGGCGCGCGGCGAGGGAAGGAGGGTGTGCGGCGGGCCGGGCGCGGCGGCGCCGGCTTTATGCCGGCGGTGGGGGCGGGACCGCCCCCCGCGCCCGCCCCCGAGTGGGCGGGAGGGGCGGCGCGCCGCGGGGCGGGGGTTGGGCGCCCCGGTCGTCCGCGCGGCCGCCGGGGCGCGCGGTCCCCGCGGAGGCGAGGGGCGGCGTCCCCGGTCGCCTAGCAACGACGGATCACCGGGTCACGTGACTCATTAAAAAAAGTGAGGACGCGAAGCGTCCGCACTTTGTCCTAATATATATATATATATTAGGACAAAGTGCGGACGCTTCGCGTCCTCACTTTTTTTGTGAAGTTACGCAACGGGGTGATCCGTCGTTGCTAGGCGACGGGGGACGCCGCCGGTCACGTGACCCCTATGATCACGTGACGACGGATACCCGGTTGCGTAACTTTGTAAAAAAAGTGAGGACGCGAAGCGTCCGCACTTTGTCCTAATATATATATATATATTAGGACAAAGTGCGGACGCTTCGCGTCCTCACTTTTTTTGTGAAGTTACGCAACGGGGTGATCCGTCGTTGCTAGGCGACGGGGGACGCCGCCCCTCGCGTCCCCGGGGGAAATGTGCGCCGACCCGCCGCGGCGATGTTCGTGCGACGCGATGGGGGCGGGGGTGGGGGAAGGGGGGGCGCGAAACGGGGCGGGGTTGTGGGGGGAGGGGAGAAGAACAATAGGAGGAGCGTTAATGCTAATAAGAAACGACAGGGGCGGGGAAACAGTGCGGGAAGGGGAAGGAGGCCCGGCGGGTGTGGCGATGCTAATGAAAAACAACGGGGAAGGGGGGAAGGGAAGGGGGGAAGGGAAGGGGGGAAGGGAAGGGGGGAAGGGAAGGGGGGAAGGGAAGGGGGGAAGGGAAGGGGGGAAGGGAAGGGGGGAAGGGAAGGGGGGAAGGGAAGGGGGGAAGGGAAGGGGGGAAGGGAAGGGGGGAAGGGAAGGGGGGAAGGGAAGGGGGGAAGGGAAGGGGGGAAGGGAAGGGGGGAAGGGAAGGGGGGAAGGGAAGGGGGGAAGGGAAGGGGGGAAGGGAAGGGGGGAAGGGAAGGGGGGAAGGGAAGGGGGGAAGGGAAGGGGGGAAGGGAAGGGGGGAAGGGAAGGGGGGAAGGGAAGGGGGGAAGGGAAGGGGGGAAGGGAAGGGGGGAAGGGAAGGGGGGAAGGGAAGGGGGGAAGGGAAGGGGGGAAGGGAAGGGGGGAAGGGAAGGGGGGAAGGGAAGGGGGGAAGGGAAGGGGGGAAGGGAAGGGGGGAAGGGAAGGGGGGAAGGGAAGGGGGGAAGGGAAGGGGGGAAGGGAAGGGGGGAAGGGAAGGGGGGAAGGGAAGGGGGGAAGGGAAGGGGGGAAGGGAAGGGGGGAAGGGAAGGGGGGAAGGGAAGGGGGGAAGGGAAGGGGGGAAGGGAAGGGGGTTGATGCTAATGAGAGACGACAGGGGCGGGGAGAGAGGGCGGAAAGGGGACCCCCCCCCCCTCCCCCTCCCCCTCTTTCTTTCCTTTCTCTCCCCTCCCCCTCCCCTCCCTCCTTCCCACCCCCCGCGCCTGCGCGGTGTCGATAGCCGCGCGGCGGCGGGCTCCTCGACGGGGCGGCGCCGCCGCGCGCCGACGCGCGTTCCGGGGCGTGGGCCGCATAATGAGATCCTCGACGGGGCGGAGCCGCCGGTCGCCCCCGCGCTCCGGGGCGGCGTCGCGGCGGCTCCGCCCGCCGGCGGACGGGGTATATGAGGCCGGCGACCGCGCGATCGTGTAGACGGCAGCCGCGGTTCCTCGAGGAAACAGACATCGACGATCCCGAGACCGACGGAGCGGGGTCGAGGAGGAACGCCGCGAGCGGACGGGGAGAGGAGAGGGGCCGGAGGCGCGTGTGTGCGGAGAGAGACACAGGGGGAGGTCGGCGCGCTCGCCGGAGACCGCCGCGCGGCGTTCGCGCAGGACTCCGACGCCCCCCGGCGGACGCGGGGAGGAAGAGACCATGCCGCGGCCCCGGTTCTACTACGACGCGGCCTCGCAGGACCCCGCCGACGGGCCGCCGCGAACGCCGGACCCCGAGGAGCCCGACGACGACGACGACGACGGGGAGGACGGCGGGGACGCCTTCCCCGCGGCCGCCGCCGCCGCCGTGTCCCCGCGCCAGCTGGCCCTGCTGGCCTCCATGGTGGAGGAGACGGCCCGGGCGCTGTCCCCGCCGTCGTCCGCGGGGCCGGCGACGCCCCCGGCCCCGCGCCGCGACTCGGTGTGGGTCATCGACGCCGCCGCGCCCCCGCCGACCCCGGGCGGCGCCCCGGCGGACGACGCGCTCGCGGAGCTCGCCGAGGTCGCCGAGTCGGCCGAGCGCGGGGCCGCGGCGGCCGACTCGGCGCGCCCCGACGGCCGCGAGGCCGACGCCGGCTCGGCCTCGGAGTCGGGGTCGGAGTCGGAGTCGGAGTCGGAGTCGGAGGACTCGGGCCCGGACCGCGGGCCGACGCCGCCGTCCCCGGGCGGCCCCGATGACGACGACGACGGAGAAGACGATGCCGACGCGGACGGCGACGGCGGGGCCGGGGCCGGGGGCGCGGCGCCCTCGCGCGCCCCCGGCCCGGGGTCGTCGGCCTCGGACTCGGAGGACTCGGAGGACCCGGACCCGTCGCCCCCCGCCTCGCCGCCGCCGGCCGCCCGCCGGCCGCCCTCCAGCGCCGCCTCCGCGGGCCGCAGCGAGCGGCGGCGCGCGCGCGCCGCCGTGGCCGGGCGCGACGCCACGGGCCGCTTCACGGCCGCGCCGCCGCGGGCCGTGCCCCTGGACGCCGACGAGGCCTCGGGCGCCTTCTACGCCCGCTACCGCGACGGGTACGCCAGCGGCGAGCCGTGGCCCGGCGCCGAGCCGCCGCCCCCGGGGCGCGTGCTCTACGGCGGCCTGGGCGACAGCCGCCCGGGGCTCTGGGGCGCGCCGGAGGTGGACGAGGCGCGCCGGCGCTACGAGGCCGCCGGCGCGCCCGCGCCCGTGTGGGCGCCCGAGCTGGGCGACGCGGCGCGGCAGTACGCCCTCATCACGCGCCTGCTCTTCGCGCCCGACCGCGAGGCCATGGGCTGGCTGCAGAACCCGCGCGTCACCGCCGGCGACGTGGAGCTCGACCGCGCCTGCTTCGAGGCCTCGGGCGCGCGGCGCAACAGCAGCTCCTTCATCACCGGCACCGTGGCCCGCGCCGTGCCGCACCTGGGCTACGCCATGGCCGCCGGCCGCTTCGGCTGGGGCCTGGCGCACGCCGCCGCCGCCGTCGCCATGAGCCGCCGCTACGACCGCGCGCAGAAGGGCTTCCTCATCACCAGCCTGCGGCGCGCGTACGCGCCCCTGCTGGCGCGCGAGAACGCCGCCGCGGCGGGCGCCGCCGCCGCCGCCGCCGCCGCCCCCGAGCCCGACGCCGCCGCGGTCCCCGCCGTTCCCGCCGGGTACGGCGCCGCGGGCGTCATCGCCGCGCAGCGCCGCCTGGCGGCCGCCCTCTCCGACGAGGGCCCCGCCGGCGCCGGGGAGGACGGCCCCGCCGGGGCCGCGGGGGAGGACGAGGACGACGACGACGACGACGCCGCGGCCGCCGCCGCCGCCGAGTGCCTCACGGCCTGCCGCGCCGTGCTGGAGGCGCTGGCCGAGGGCTACGGCGGCGACCTGGCCGCCGTGCCCGGGCTGGCGGCCGCGCGCGCCGTGCCGCCGCCGCGCGGCCCCGCCGCCGCGCCGCCGCGCCCGCGCCTCTGGCTGCGCGAGCTGCGCCGCACGCGCGACGCGCTGGTGCTCATGCGCCTGCGCGGGGACCTCCGCGTCGCCGGCGGCGCCGAGGCCGCCGTCGCCGCCGTGCGCGCCGTCAGCCTCGTCGCCGGCGCCGCCGCGCCGCTGCTGGCGCGCGGCCCGCGCCAGGTGCGCTCCGCCGGCGCCGCCGCCGCCGACCTGCTCTTCCAGAACCAGAGCCTGCGCCCCCTGCTGGCCGACGCAGACGCGGGCGGCGCCGCGCGCCCGCCGGCGCGCAAGCGCAAGAGCTCCTCGCCGGCGCGCCCGCCCGCCGCCGCCGCCGCCTGCCCGCCGGCGCGCAAGAAGAGCCGGCCCGGCGCCGCGGCCCCGCCCCCGGGGCCGCCGGCCCCGGGCCCGCGCCCGCGGCCCGCCGCGCTGACGGCGCGACCGCCCGCCGGGCCCGACCCCCGCGGCGGCTGGCGCCGCGTGCCGCCGGGGCCCAGCCACACGCCGGCGCCCTCCGCCGCCGCCCTCGAGGCCTACTGCGCCCCGCGCGTCGTCGCCGAGCTGACCGACCACCCGCTCTTCCCCGAGGCCTGGCGCGCCGCGCTCGCCTTCGACCCGCGCGCGCTGGCCTCGCTCGCCGCGCGCTGCGGCCCGCCCGAGCCCGGCTCCGGCCGCGCCTTCGGCCCGCCGCGCGCCTCGGGCCCGCTGCGCCGCGCCGCCGCCTGGATGCGCCAGGTCGCCGACCCCGAGGACGTGCGCGTGCTGGTGCTCTACGCGCCGCTGCCCGGCGAGGAGCTCGGCGGCGCCTCCCCCGCCCCGCCCGCCTGGACCGACGCGCGCGGCGGCCTCTCCTTCCTGCTCGCCGCGCTGGGCAACCGCCTCTGCGGGCCCGACACGGCCGCCTGGGCCGGCAACTGGACCGGCCCGCCCGACGTCTCGGCGCTGGGCGCGCAGGGCGTGCTCCTGCTCTCCACGCGGGACCTGGCCTTCGCCGGCGCCGTCGAGTACCTCGGCCTGCTCGCCGCCGCCGCCGGCCGCCGCCTCGTCGTCGTGGACGCCGTGCCCCCCGAGGAGTGGCCGGCCGACGGGCCCGCCGTCGCGCGCCGCCACGTCTACCTGCCCTGCGCCGTGCTGCCCGCCGCGCAGTGCGACGTCCGCTGGCCCGCCGCGCGCGACCTGCGCCGCGCCGTGCTGGCCTCCGGCCGCGTCTTCGGGCCCGGCGTCTTCGCGCGCGTCGAGGCCGCCTGCGCGCGCCTCTACCCGGACGCGCCGCCGCCGCGCCTGGGCCGCGGCGCCAACGTGCGCTACCGCGCGCGCACGCGCCTCGGGCCCGACACGCCCGTGCCCCTGCCGCCGCGCGAGTACCGCCGCGCCGTGCTGCCCGCGCTCGACGGCCGCGCCGCCGACTCGCCCGCCCGCGAGGCCGCCGCCGCCGGCGCCCCGGACTTCCGCCGCGGCGAGGCGCACTCGCACCGCGCCTGCGCGCGCTGGGGGCTGGCCGCGCCGCTGCGGCCCGTCTACCTGGCGCTGGACCGCGACGCCGCGCGCGCCGGGCCCGACGCCCTGCCGCCCGCGCTGCGCGCCTTCTGCGCGCGCGCCCTGCTCGAGCCGGACCCCGACGCCGCGCCGCTCGTGCTGCGCGCGGACGCCGACGCGGACCCCGCCGCCGCGCCGCGCGTGCGCTGGGCCGCGGGCCGCGGCGACACGCTGCTCGCCGACGACGACGACGCCGCCGCCGTGGAGGTGGCCGCCGCCGCGAGCCCCGCCCGCGGGGCCTCCCCGGACTGGGACTGGGACTGGGAGCGCGGCCCGGGCCGCCCCGAGGACTGGTAGACGCGGGGGGCGCGCCCCCTCCCCCGCGCCCCCCGCCGCCGACCGAGGCCCGCCGGCGTCGGCGCCCCGAGCGACCGCCGGCGGGACCCGCCCACCCCTCCCCCCCTCCCCCCGGCGCCCGGCGCGCGCGCGGCAATAAACAGTCGGTGCTCTCGAGAAGGTGGCGTGCGGTGCACGTGTGGTTTATTGGGGGGCGGGCGGGGGTCGCGGAGGAGCGGGCCGGGGCTGCGCGGGGAGAGGGGAGGAGGGGGGAGGAGAGGCGAGGCGCGCAGCCGGGGCCCGATGCACGCGCTCCCGTCGGCGCGGGGCGCGGCTGCGAGGGGGCGCGGGCTCGGGCCGCGGAGGCGCGCGGGGCCGGGCGGAGTCTGGCGGAGTCGGGCGGGGGTCCGCTTTCGGGAGGCGGACGCGGGGGGGGGGGGAGGGGGGACGGGCGGGCCGCGCGGGACCCGCGCGCACGGTCCCTCGCGCGGGGCGCCCGGAGGCGGGGAGCCGTGCGGGGGGGACCCGGGCGGCTCGCGCGCGTAGGGGGGAAGGGGGGGGGGGCGGCGGCGGCATGCCCTCGCGCGGCGGCGCGGGCCGGCCGGCGCTCCGCCGCCGCCCGCCGAGGACGCCGGCGTCGCCGCCGTGCCCGGCCCTCGCGGCCCCGGCCCCTCCCCGCGGCCGCCGTCGGGGCCGGGCCGCGAAGAGCGGGCCTTGGTGCGCGAGGGCGGGCCGAGGGGGGGCGCGGCGGACGCCAAACCGGGGAGGGGCGGGGCGCGGCGGGGCCCGGGGGTCGGCGCCCCGCCTCCGGGGACCCTGGGGGCCGGAATCTGCCCGTCGCAGTCAGCCGCAGACAAGCCGTCCGCCAGGAACCCCGGGGGCCGGGCCGGGCCGGGCGTGGTGGCGGCGGCGACGGCGACGGCGACGAGGGAGCGGGGGGCCGGGCTCGCGCCGCCGGGGAGCCTGGCGGCCGGCTTCTGCCTCGCCGGCGGTCGCGTAGAAGACGTGCGCCAGGTACCCAGGAGGGCGGGAGGGGCGGGGGAGGGGGGAGGGGCGCGCGCGGGCGGCCGGGCCCTCGCGGGGGCGCGGCCCCGGCCGGGCAGGCCTAGTGAAGATCGGGGGCGGGCACGCCGGGCTCCCCTAGGCCTCCACAGCCGGGAGCGCGCGGCGGGCTCGGCGCGCGCGAGGGCGTGGGGGAGGGGGGTGGGGGGTGGGGGGCGCGCGCGGGCGGGGCTCGCGGCCGCGGGGACACGCGCGGGGCCCTCCGGGCGTCGGACACCGCTTCCCGGCCGGCCGTGGGCGGAAGCGAACCCGAGGCCCAGAAGGGGCCCGCGGCGCCGGGAGGCGAGGCGCGCGCGGCGGGGGAGGGGAGGGGCGGGGCCGGCGCCCGGGCTGCCGCGCCGAGGAGGCCGGGCCGCGGGAGCGCCGGGGTGCGAACCTGGGGCGGAAGGACGCAGAGCCTCGGGGTTGCAGCCCGCGTGCTCGCGGCGCGGGGGAGGGGACGCCCGGGGCCGGGGGCCGCGCCGCGGGACGGGCGGGCGTCGCGCGGCGCGTCGCCGCCTTCCGGCTCCCGGGGCGGGAGACAGCGGGGACCGGGGGCCGGGAGAAGGGGTGACGGGCCGCGCGGACGCGGGGCGCGGGACGCGCGGGACCGGGGCCGCGCGAGGAAGGGGAGGGGGGGAGGGGGCCGCTGGGGAGAGGGACGGGGGGGAGAGACGGAGAGCGGGGCGGGAGGGGGACGGGAGGGGGACGGGAGGGGGACGGGAGGGGGACGAGGAGACGGAGACCGAGGGAGGGCGGGGGACGGGAGGGGGCCGAGGGGGGGGGGGGGGGGGGGGGGGGGGGGGGGGGGGGAGGAGAGCGGGGCCGCGGGGGCCGGGGCTGCGCGACCCGGGCCCTCCCCCGGCGGCGCGCGCGCGAAAATAAACGCGCGGCGGGCCGCGGGCGCGGCGGCGCGGCGCCACGCGCGCGCACTCGCGAGGGACGGGCCGGGGCGCGCGCGGGGCCGGGAGCCCGCCCGGGAGCCCGCCCGGGAGCCCGCCCAAACGCGCCCCCCCGAACGAACCCCCGCCCCCCGAAAACGCGCGCGCCCCGGAAACGCGGGGAGGGGGGGCCCAAGGCTCCCGCGGGGCCCAAGGCTCCCGCGCGGGAGGAGGGGGGGGTCTCCCGCGCGCGCTCCGCCGCCGTCCGGCCGCGCCCGAGAGCGCGGGCAACCAGCACGTCGGGAGGTGCGTCCACGCGCTCGCCACCCTCACTCTCGGCCGCCGCCGGCGCATCCCGCGGCGCCCCGCCCCCCACGCGCGCAGGCCTTCCGCGCGCGGCGCTCTCGCGCGCGCCCGCCGCGAGCCCGGGCCGCCGGCGCGCCTGCGTGCGCACGCGCCTGCTGCCCGAACTCACGGCCGCCGCGGCCGGGGCGGGCCCGCGCGCCCGGGCCCTCCCGCCTCCCGCCCCGGCGCGCGCGGCCGCGTGGAGCCGCGGGCGCGGCTCCGGTAGCGCGGACCCGATCCGCCGCGCGAGGGGAGGACAGCCGGGATCGAGTGCGCCCACCAACGCCGCGCCCGGGCGGCGCGAGGGGAGCGCGTCCCCGGGTCCGGAGCTCCGTCGGCGTCGGCGCCGGCGCGGTCGCCGGCGGGGGTGGGGGCGGCGCGACCCTCTTCCCCGTCTGAGGGCCCCGCGGGAGATGGGCCGCCGCCCCCGCCGCCGCCCGGCCGGGGGTCCTGGGGGTCCGGGGTGGCCGGGGGTCCTGGGGTCCTGGGGGTCCTGGGGGTCCGGGGTCGCCGGGGGTCCTGGGGGTCCGGGGTCGCCGGGGGTCCTGGGGGTCCGGGGTCGCCGGGGGTCCTGGGGGTCCGGGGTCGCCGGGGGTCCTGGGGGTCCGGGGTCGCCGGGGGTCCTGGGGGTCCGGGGTCGCCCCCATTGACGTCACGCGGCTACAACCCCGCGGTCTCCTCCTGCCCGGCCGCGGTCTCCTCCTGCCCGGCCGCGGTCTCCTCCTGCCCGGCGGCCCGGGTCGCTTCGCCGGGGCCCATCGCATCTCCGGAGCTCCTTGCGTCCTCGCCGTCTCCCGGAAGGACGATGCGCTGCACTCCGGTATATGTAGCTCGGCCGGGGGCGGCGCCGCGGGGGCTCCTCCCCGCCCGGGCGGCGCCGCGGCCGCCCGTTGGTCCGCCGGCCGCGGGCGGGCGGTCCGAGGGCGGTCCGAGGGCGGTCCGCGGGCGGTCCGCGGGCGGTCCGCGGGCGGTCCGCCGGAAGGCCGGCTATGCAAACGCCGTGCGCGACGGCCCGCCCCGCGCCGCGCCCCCTCTCGCCGCCATCGCGGATTATGCTGATGCGGGGCCCCGGTCCCCGCCCCCACGACCGCCCTCGACCCGGCCCCCCGCCGCCGCGGAGCCAACCGTCGTGAATTATTCACGGGGCCGTCCCCGGGCGCCCGCCCTCTTTAATTATTCACCGCGGTGCTCCCCGGGTTCCCGGAAGAGCCCTCTATGCTAATCAATAATTCAGGGGGACACCCCCGGAAACTTCCCGGTAGGCGGATCGATGACGCGCCGCTCCCCCGTTGGCCGCGGCGCCGCGGCCCGCCCGCGGCGGGGGATGCCCTATGCTGATTAAAAATTTATGGGGCCTCCCATCGGGGAAGTCCGGGATCTCCGCATGCTAATGCGTCCCTCGGGGGGCCGGCCGCTCCGCCCCGCCGCAGCATGGCGGACGTCGGGGCCGCCCCGTCGGGGGAGGGGACATGCTGATGAGAGCCCGCCGGGGGCCTCCATTGGCCCGGGCGCCCGGGCCCCGCCCGCGGCACCCCGTATATGGGCCGAGGCTCCGGCCGGGGCGCTCCGCCCGTCGGGGGGACGGGTGCATCGTCACTGAGGGGCTGGTATCGACCGCCCATTTGGGGGAGTGGACCCGCGGCGAATAAAGCTCCGGTCGCACCATCGGGGCCAGCCACTTCACGTCGGACCGCCGTCCGGACCGCCGCCGCGTCCTGCCTCCAGCGGACCTCCGCCGCCCGCCCGCCCGACGACGGACGACTCGAGCCCGGCCGCGCCGCCTCGCTCGCCCCGGGACGCCCGGCCCGAACCCATGGAGCCCTCTCGCGGCCTTGGAGCCCCGGCCCGGCCCGCCGCCGAGGTGGGGGTCTCGGGGGTCTCGGGGGTCTCGGGGGTCTCGGGGGTCTCGGGGGTCTCGGGGGTCTCGGGGGTCTCCGCGGAGGACGGGGGCATCGGGGGTCTCCGCGGAGGACGGGGGGCGCGTCCCCGCCGGAGAGAGGCGGGACGGGTGTGGTGTGTTGGCCCGCGACTCACCTACACCCGTCCCCCCCGCCCCCCTGCGGTTTCTCATCCCCGATAGGCGCCGGCCGAGGACGCCCTCGAAGACGACGACCTCGTGCTGCTCTCCCGCTACTTCTTCCCGGACACCGACTCGGACGACGACGACAACGACGACGACGCCGCCGCCGTCGTCGACGACGACCCCGCCTCCGACGCCGCCGCCGCCGACGGCACCGGACTCTCCGCGCCGGCCCCGCCCCGCGAGACCTGCGCCGTCTGCACGGAGCGCATCGACGAGGCGCAGCTCTGCAACACCTTCCCCTGCCTGCACCGCTTCTGCATCCCCTGCCTGAAGACGTGGCTGCCCATGCGCAACAGCTGCCCGCTCTGCAACGCCGCCGTGTCCTATCTCATCGTGGGCGTGCAGGCCAACGGCTCGTACAGCACCATCCCCGTGGTCAACGACCCCCGCACGCGGCGCGACGCCGAGGACGCCGTGCGCGCCGGCACCGCCGTGGACTTCATCTGGGTGGACCGCCCGGGGGAGCCCGCCCCGTCCTCGGTCACCCTCGGCGGGCGCACCGTGCGCGCCCTCTCCCCGCCCGCCCGCATGGGCCGGCCCGTCACCGACAGCGAGGACAGCGACGATGACGCGGACAGCGACGAGGACAGCGACGAGGACGAGGACGACAGCCTCGCCGGTGGGCGGCGGGACGACGGCGTGGGGGGGAGGGGAGGGGGAGGGAGTGGTGGGGAGGGTGTCGCGGCCGCCGCGCTCCCCTCCGCCCCCCCCCGCGCCCCCCGCCCCCGACTCACCGCCGGCTTCTCTCTCTCTCCGCCCCTCCGCAGACCCCACCTTCCACCCGGCGCCCGCCAGGGGCGCCCGCGCCCCCGCCGCCCGAGGAGACGCCGCCCGGGCCCACCGCGCGTCCACCCGAGGAGGAGCCAGGGGAGGGGCCCGAGGGGCCGCCGCGCCCCGCGCCCCGGCCCCCGCCGGGAACCCCGCGCCCATCGTGATAGGCGACTCGCCGCCCGCCTCCCCCCGGCGGCCCTCCGGCGCCGCCGCGCCCCCCGTGGTCCCCGTGGCCCCCCGCCCGCGCCCCGCCGCCGAGCCCCCCGCGCCCGCCCCCGGGGCGGCGCCCAGACAGCCCGCCCACCAGACCCAGGCCCAGGCCCGCGCCCAGGCCCGAACTCAGGCCCGCGCCCAGGCCGTCCTCGCCCAGGCCCTGGCCCAGGCCCTGACCCAGGCCCGCCCCGGCGCTCAGGCCCAGCCCAGGCCCGGCGCCCAAGTCCCGCCCGGCGCCCAAGTCCCGCCCGGCGCCCAAGTCCCGCCCGGCGCCCAAGTCCCGCCCGGCGCTCAGGCCCAGCCCAGGCCCGCCGCTCAGGCCCAGCCCGCCGCCCAAGTCCCCCCCGGCGCTCAGGCCCGACCTCAGGCCCGCGCCCGGCCTGCGGCCCCGCCCCAGGCCCCGCCCCTCTGCGCCGTGGTCGCCGCGGCCGCCGCGGCCCGCAAGCGCCCGGCCTCCGCCTCCGAGGCCGCCCCCGCCACGCGAGGGCCCAAGCGGCCCTCGCTGCCCCCGCCTCCCGGAGGCCCGGCGCCCCCCCGCCGCGCGCCGGCCCGGGCACCTGCTCTCGCCGCCGCTCCGCCTCCTCCGCGTCCTCTCGCGCCGCCCGCCGCTCCGCCTCCGCCGCAGGCCGCTCCTCCTCCGCCGGCCGCGCCGCCTCCGCCCCCTGTCGAGACACGAGACAGATCCTCCCTCGGCCCCCGCCCCGCCGAGCAGGGGCCGAGGAAGTGCGTGCGCAAGACCCGCCACGTGGACGCCGAGGGCGCCCCCGCGGCGCCCGGCCCCACGCGCTACCTCCCCATCTCGGGGGTCTCGAGCGTGGTGGCCATGGCGCCCTACCTCAACAAGACCGTCACGGGGGACTGCCTGCCGGTCCTCGACATGGAGACGGGCGACATCGGGGCCTACGTGGTGCTCGTGGGGCGCGCGTGCAACATGGCGCGCGCCCTGGCCGAGGCGTCGCCCGGGTGGTCCCGCCGCACTCGCCTGCCCGAGGCGGCCCCGGGCCGCGTGTCCCCGCCCGAGTACCCCGGCGACCCCGCCCACGGCCTCTGGATGACCCCGGTGGGCGGCATGCTGTTCGACCAGGGCGCGCTGCTGGGCGGCCGCAGCTTCCACAGTCTGGACTCGCGCCACCCTTGGACCCCCGGGCCCGCCGACCCGCCCCCGACCCGGGGCTCGGGTGGCCCTTAGGGGCGGGGGGGCGGGACGCCCGCGCGGGGAGGGGCTCGCCGGCCGTCGCGCGCCGGCGCCGAGGGGAGCGCCCCCGGCCCGCCGCGCGAGGACGGGGCGTGTGCCCGCTCGCCCGGGAGGAGACAGAGAGAGAGGCGGAGACGGGCGCGGTGGGGGAGGGGGCGGGGCGAGGGCTGGTGCGGGCGCGGGGTCGGCACGCGGCCCCGACCCAGCCCCCTGCGGGGCCGGGGAGGGGCCGCGGCCCGCGCGAGAAACAACGAGGCCTCACTCCCGGTGCGTGTGCGCCAGCGAATAAACCCGCGCGGGGTCTTTATTATTGTCAATCGATCACAGCCGCGGTCCTGTGTTCTCTGCGCGCCGGGGGGCCGTGCGCCGCAGGGCGGGCGGGGGCGGCAGGTGGGGCGGCAGGCGGGGCAGCGCCGCGGTCACGGGGGCCCGGGCGGGAGACTCGGGGGGCCGGGGTCCGGCCGGGGAGGCGGGGGAGTCTGGGGTCCGGGGGGCGGGCGCGGAGGCGGGAGGGCCGCGGGCCAGAAGCAGAGAGGGGCGGGGGCTCCCCAGAAGCAGAGAGGGGCGGGGGCTCCCCAGAAGCAGAGAGGGGCGGGGGCTCCCGGGAGAAGCACAAGACCCACACACGCGCGGCAGGGGCACGGAGGCGGGGGGAGGCCCGGGAGGAGAAGCCCGAGACCCACACACGCGCGGCAGGGGCACGGAGGCGGGGGGAGGCCCGGGAGAGGCGGCAGACTCGGGCTCTCCCGCGGCGGGAGGGGGGTCGGGGTCTCCCAGGGACGCGGCGGGCCGGGGGCCCCCCAGAGGGGCGGAAGAGGACTCGCGCCCGCCCACCAGGGCCACGGGGGGGCGAGGGTCACCCACGGGAGGAGGACGCCGGGCGCCGCGCAGCAGGGACACGGCGGGCCGGGGGCCCCCCAGAGGGGCGGAGGAGGACTCGCGCCCGCCCACCAGGGCCACGGGGGGGGCGGGGTCCCCCAGGGGGCCGGAGGCGGCTCGGGGGCCGGGCCCGGGGTCGCCGGGCGCGAGGGGAGCCCGCAGGGGCACGGGGGGCCGGGGGTCTCCCAGGGCCACGGGGGGGCGGGGGTCTGCCGCGGGAGGAGGGCGCCGGGCGCCGCCCAGGCCCACAGGGACAGCGTCAGCAGCGCGGGGTCGGCGCCCGCCTCGGGCTGCGGGGCTGCGGGGCGCGGCGGGCTCTGCGGGCCGGCGGCGCGCTCGGGAGGCGGGGGGAACATGGGCGCGGGCCGGGGGGCGCGGGCGCGGGCTCAGGGGCCGCCGGGCGGCAGGCAGACCCCGGGGCAGGCCCCCGGGCACAGGGGGCAGGGCCCGGGGAGGCCGCGGGGGGGCGAGTACGCGGGGTGGTAGGCGCCGGGGGGCGAGGGGAAGGGGGACGCGGGCAGCGACTGCGCGCCGTAGGGCGGCGAGGGGAAGGCGGCGGAGGCGAAGGGGGGCGAGGGGAAGGGGGTCGGCGGGAACGGGGGCGACGGCGGCGGGCTGCCGGGGAAGGCGGGCGAGGGGAAGGGGGTCGGGGGCCTGGGCGGCGGGGGTTGGGTCGCGGAGGCCCGGGGCGCCCGGCGGCCCGCGGACGCCGCCCCTGCCGCCGCGGCCCCGCGGCCGTCTCGCGCCCGCGGTCGGGGGGGAGCTAGGGCCAGGGGCACGGCCAGGGGGAGCGGCGCCCCCGGGCACGCGGGGGGCCCCGGGCAGGAGGGGCAGCAGGGGGCGGCAGGCGCGCCGCCCGCCAGGGACGCGGGCAGCGTTCCGGGGGTCAGGGCGACGCCGGGGTACGGCGCGCCGTACAGCCCGCCCGGCGGGGGGACCGCCGGGACGACCGCGGGCCCGGGGAGCGGGCCCTGCGGGTACAGGCAAGGGGGGGCCGCGGACACCACCAGGAGCAGGGGGGGGCGGGGGGCCGAGGGGGCTGCCGCGAGTCGCTTAGGCAAGAACGGCGGGCGTCTGCGGGCGAAACAGAGGCGGGGGTGGGTGGGTGGGGTGGGGGGGAAAAGAGAGAGGGGAGGGGGTGGGGGAGATGGGGGAGAGCGGGGTTGGGATGGACGACAGGGGGCGTGTGTGTTGGGGGGGAGAGAAGGAGAAAGGAAAGACAGAACAAGAGAGGGAGTTAGTGGGGGGTGAAAGGACAAAAAAAGATGCGCGCGGGCGAGCCGTGCCTCGGGGGGCGCGCCGGGCGTCTGGGGCTGGGTGGGGGGCGGCGGCCCTCGCGGTCGGCGAGGCGGCCCGCCGGGGGCGGAGCTGAGGTAGACGTGTTGTGTGTGGTGGTCTCGGGGCGCGCTGCGCCCGCGGGGCCGGGGTGGGGGGGAAGCGGGGAAAAGACAGTGGGCAAGGGGGGGGGGGGGGGGGAAAGGGGTGTGTGTTTCTCCTCCTCCCCTCGCGCTGCGGGTTCCTCGATAGCTGCGCGCCGCGACTGTGGACCGCGCCAGGGCCGCTCCAGGCGCCCTCTCCCTTTTTTTCCTCTCTGTCTCTCCCCCTCGGACCCCCACCGCCCCTCTCACCCACCCACCCCCCCCCCCCCCTTCTGTTCTCGTCTGGGACGTGTCCCCTCTCGCCCCCTTTCTTCCCTCCTCCCCCTCCCCTCGCCTCGCCTGGGGGTTTGGGGGAGGAAGGGGAAAAAGAGGGAAAGACGGGGAGGGGGCGGCGGCCGCGTGTGAGGCCGCCTGTCGCCCGTCGCCCGGCCCTCTCCTCGGTTTGCCTGTTTTTTTTTTTTGTGGGGGGGGGTCCTGCCACACACCCTCTGCGTTCTTTCCCCCTCCGCCGCTCTCTCACGGACTCCCCTACTGTGGTGATGGAAGAGGAGGGGTCTGGGAGAGAAGGGCGGGGGGAAACTCGCCGTTTCGGCGAGGGGGATGGGGGGGGGACGGTGGGCCGGAGCGAAAGGAGGGAGGGGGGGCGGCGATGCGCGGGGACGGGGGAGCGCGGGGAGACTCTGGGGTCGGGTTCGCTGTGGCGGGGACGGAGGCCCGGGGTCGGAGGTCGCGCCGGAGACGCGCGGCGGCCGGGGTCGGGGCGCGAAGCTGCGGGCCCGCGGGCCGGGAGCGGGGGTGGGCGGGCGCGGGGGTCGCGCCGAGTCCGCGGCGGGGGTCTCCGCGCCGGGCGAGGCCGGGGGCGCCCGCCTCCCCCCCCGTGCGTGCGCGCCGTGCGGCGCGGCCGTGTAGGCCGCGGGAGAAGCCTACCTGTCTCGGCGGGCGTCTCGGCGGCTCTCTCGGGGCGGGGGTCGGTCGTAGCGGCGCCCCGCGCGTCGCGTCGCGATCTCGAGGGTCGCCCGCAGGTGTCGGGGGCTGCGGCGCGCGCCGGCGCGGCCGGGGGGCGCGTCCGGGGGGGGCCGAGAGACGCGGAGAGCGCGCGGGCGCCGGTCAGGGGGGCGCTCCCGCGACCCCGGGGGGCGCGGGCCGGCCTCCGCCGGCACCCCCCGGCGCCCGGCCGGCCCGCGACCCCGCCGCGCCCGGCGGCCCGCGCCGCCCCCCCTCCCCCGGCCCGGAACCCCGAAAAGCCTCGGGGGGCCCATTTCGGCCCGCGCGCTCACCTGGGGCCCCCCATGGGTCCGGGCCGGGGTCCGGCCGAGAGCGGCCGGGGGCCCGCGTCGGACGCGCCCGGCGGCCGGGCCGGGGGTCCGCCCCCGGGGGCGCCGGGGGCCGGCCGACGAATCGAAAGTAAAAAGCAGGCCAGCGAGCGCAGCAGCGGGCCGGCGCCGCCGCCGCGCTGCCGGGCGCGGCCGCCCCACCGCGTCGGCGGCCGCCGGGGCCCGGGGTCCGGGGGCGCGGCGGGGGCTCGGCCCCGGCCGTACCGGAGGCCGCCGCCCCCGCCCGCCGGAGCGCTCGGCGGGCCCGGGTACGCCAGAGGTGGAGATCGAGCGGCCGGCGGCCGCCCGAGCCGGCTGCCTTTTATCCCGGTCGCCGCGGCGACCGCCCGTGATTTATAGCCGCATCACCCGATGCCTTAATGGAACCGGTGGCGCGCCGCCCGGAGGCCGCGCCTCCCGGTAATGGACGCGAGGGGCGGGGGAGCGGGCGGCCATTAGAGGCTTATGCAACCGGCGGCCCGGTGCCAGGCCGGGCGGGGAAGAGCACTCAGCTTGTTTACGCCAGGCCGGCTGCCGGGAAATCTCCCGGGCGCGCCGCACACACCACCACCGCCACCCCCCCCACTCCGGCCTCCTCCCCCTCCCGCCCGGGCTACTCTCGGGCTACACCGAGCTACTACGGGGTTGTTCCCGGGCGGGGGGTGGGGCGGGGGAAAGGGAGGAGGCGGAGGAGGGATGGAGGATGGCACGGTGCCCTGCTTGGGGCCGGTTGCCAGGAGATAAAAGCCCCTGGCGGCAACTCCGTGTGCTTTTTTCTTAATGGCCTAAAAGTGCTTGCTGTTGTGGGTTTTTTTTTTTTTTTTTTTTTTTTTTTTTTTTTTTTTTTTTTTCCTCTTTCCTAACTTTTTAAAATCTAGGTTAAAGTTCGCCTGCAGAGAAGGAAAAAAAAAAAAAAAAAAACCATCCGGCCGCGCGTTTGTTTCCGAGCGGCCGCCGCGGCCGCTCGTGCGCTTTTCCGGGCGGCGGGCGGCGGGCGGCCGGGCGCGCGTCCGTCCGCGACCCCCGGCCCCTCCGGAGGGGCCGGGGTGGCCGGCGCCCCCCTCCGGGGGACAAAAGGTAAAAGAGCTCGGCCCCGCGGGCCGCGGGGGCTCTGCGCGGGGGTCCGCGTTGTGTATTTCCTTTTGGTTTCGTTTTTGTTTTTCTTTCCCCCCCCCCTCCCTACACCCCCCCCCCCATGCTCGAGCACGGACCCCAGCACATCCCCGCCAAAAAACGTTCCCCCCCCGCCCCTACCCCCGCCCCCCTTTTCTGTTCCCCCCCCCCCCCCCCCCCCATTTGCGCGCCCCTCCCCATTTTCCTCCGGCGGGTTTTGGCGCGGCCCCGGCATACCGATGCCGCGCCGCGGCCCTGTGGCCCGCCCTCGGGGCCCGGGCCCCGAGGGCGGGCGCGGGGGAGGGGAGGGGGGCGCGGGGGAGGGGAGGGGGCGCGGGGGAGGGGAGGGGGGCGCGGGGGAGGGGAGGGGGCGCGGGGGAGGGGAGGGGGCGCGGGGGAGGGGAGGGGGGCGCGGGGGAGGGGAGGGGGGCGCGGGGGAGGGGAGGGGGGCGCGGGGGAGGGGAGGGGGGCGCGGGGGAGGGGAGGGGGGCGCGGGGGAGGGGAGGGGGCGCGGGGGAGGGGAGGGGGCGCGGGGGAGGGGAGGGGGGCGCGGGGGAGGGGAGGTACATTCGCCGGCGGCCCGGCCGCCTCGCCTCACAACGGCTGCCGCTCGCTGCCGTTGTGTTGGCTGGTGGTTAGGCTTCGGTCGCCAGGCGCCGCTTTCGCCTCTGTGACTCCGGCGCCTTGCCGTGTCCCCATGGCCCTGGGCTCGCCTCGGGCGCGTCTGGGCGACTGGATGGTGCTGGCCTACGAGGGATCTCGCCACTGCGGCCGGTCTGTGTCCGAGGACGCCCCACCCCCCTACAGCCCGCCGCCCGCCGCGGAAGCCGTCTTCGTATCCATCGACATAGGGGAGTCTCTCGAGGCCCCCCCTCCGTACTCCCCGCCCGTTCCTCGAGGTGAGGCCGGGCCGCCGCCCGGCGCGGCCGCACGCGCGCGGCGAGCCCAGCGGCGCGCCGCCAGGCGCTCTCGGCGCCGCGCCGGTCGGCGCGCCGCGCGGGGCGGCGACTACGCGCTGCGGTCGCCGCCTTCGTCTGTCGGCGCCGCGTCCCCGCCCGCGCTCCCGAGCTACAGCGAGGCGCTCCGTGACCTGCCCCCGCCGTACGACACGGTGATCTCCGTCGACGCCCACGACGGCCTCGAGTCCCGAACCGAGGCCTCGTTGGTGCACCACCCCCAACGCCACGAACGCCCCTCGCCCTCGCGGCTTTCCCGGCCCCCCCGCGTCAGCTCGCGGGAGCTCTATCGGTGCCGCAGGGCCGCCCTCGTCAGGGAGTCGTCGCGCCGTGCCTGCTGCTCGACGCTGACCCACGCCCACGTGATCCTGGGGGTCCTGCTTCTCGTCCTGGTGTTCCTCTGGCTCTTTTTGTGGCATTAGCCGAGCCCCGCCCGGGGTGTCTTTTCTACATTAAACGTTGTTTTCTCTACGCCGACCCCTCGTCTCTTTCTTGCCGCCGCGTCCACTTTCCCCAACCCCCCCGCCAGCCACGACACACCGAGCCAGAGTCGCCGTTCGTGTAAACCGCGGGTTTATTTCTTGTTGTGGGGCTGGGGCTTGGCGCGCCGCGCCTCGGCCGCTCGGGCGGCCAGACCGCTCGAGCTGATGGACCGTAGGTGCTGCATGGCCGCGGCGGTCCCCAACCAACAGTCCCGGGAGAACGGGCTGCGGCAGTGGCAGTGGTAGACGACGCCGTGCATCACGTACTCCCCCGCGGCCCCGGGCGCGCCCGGCACCGGCCCGCTCTTGATGGTGCCCGCGCTGAACGGCCGGCTGCACAACGGCCGCCCCTTAAACTTGTCGCGCAGCTCGCGCAGCACCGGGGGCAGGGCCACCAACTCCGTGAACTGACGCAGCTCCGTCAGCGACGGGGACGTGCTCCGCTGCGAGTCCTTGAACGCCGCGAAGAAGAAGCAGTGGATCGTTCCTCGTGTGTTGCACGAGGAACGAATGACGTACGTGCGCGTGGCCACGCACGCGCCGTCCACCCGCGCGGTGTCGAGGGCGTCTTCGGCCTGCCACGACGCGTTCAGGCAGTACGGGGCCGCGAGGTGATGTATCTCTGGGGCGCGCAGAAACAGGTTCTCCGCCGACGCCGATGTCATTTCGCGCCCGCAGCCCGGGGGTGTGTCGGCGCCGCGGGTCTTCGGGGCGGTGTTTGTCGCGGCCCGACCGGCGCCGGCGTTTTGTGGGCATCGTGGGAGGGGCCGGGGCCGCTTGTCCGGCCCCTTCCTCCGGCGGAAGGCCGGCCGCATCCATCTCCCGACGCCGTTCTGGTTTCCGGTTTCCGTTCCCTTCCCCCCCGCCCATCCGTCCGCCCCGGCACACCACGCACAAACGAGACGGACTCGAAGGCTGCAGATGCGATCTCGCGTTCTTTATTGCGGGCGACCATGGCCCGGGACTCCCTCCCGTGGCTAAAACAGGGAATTGCAATAAAAGTATTTGCCGTGCACGTACAGGGGGGCGATGATGTGGCTGGCCGTCAGCTCGCAGGCGCGACTCGAGCACTCCTGTCGGTGGGTGTCGAGGATCTCGATGAGGCCCGCCATGCAGGCGCCGGGCACGTAAAAGTCCATCTTCTCTCCGGAGGCCACGCCCACGGCCCTGTACTCTATCTCCGTCGTCTGGCGCTTGGCGCCGTCGGCCAGGCGCGCCAGCGTCACGAGGACGAAGGAGGCAATCTCCCGAATGTCAGACAGGCGGCGCCGGGCGCAGAGCTCGTCGAGCGCGAGCACGCCGCGGGTCTTGAGGTAGCACTGCAGGAACGGGCGCAGCCGGGTGCTCAGGTTCTCCAGGACCGCGCCGGAAGTCGCGACGATGGGGTCCTGGGGCCGCAGGGGCAGGTTGTGCTGGATGCACATCTTGCACCACGCCAGCGTCTCGTCCGCCGAGGCCACGGCCTCCACGAAACCCTCCTGGCGCAGCACGCACTCCCGCAGGGTCCGCGACACCGCGGCGGCCCGGGCGTTGGTCACGAACGTGCGGTACAGGCTGGGGCCGTGCAGCGCCAGCGTCTCCCAGGAGACCCGGCGCTGCTCCGGGTTGTAGCCCCCCACCGAGGAACCCAGCACCGGAGCCCAGGGGCTGTCCGGGGCCACGAACTGCGTGCCGCCGAAGGGCTGGTGCATCGCCACGGCGCTGCGGGCGAAGCTCTCGCTGACGCGCTCCGCGGCCGCGCGCTCCGAGATGGACCGCAGCGCGGCGCGCACGCTCTGTCCGATCTTCTCGGGCGACGCGGCCCTCCGCCGACCCTCGCGCCCCGGAGCCTTCGGGGGAACGACCGCCAGCGCCATCAGCGAGGGGGGCGTGGGTCCGCCGCGGCGGTGTCGCGGCTCGCTGCCGCCGCGGCCGACGCCGGCCGCGGCCGTCCGTCCGGCGCGCCCGCCCTCGCGTCTGCGTCCTCTGCCTCGGCGGCCGCGGCGCCGCGATCCATCGCCGCCGGACGTCGCCTTCACCAGCGACACGGCGCTGCGCGGGCCGCGCTGCCTTCGCGGCGAGGGCGCTCCGTCGCCGTCGTCTCGCCGCCCGTCCCTCGCGGCGGCGCCGGTTTCGTCTGGCCTCTCGGTCTCAGAACGCCGACGCCGCCTTCCGAGGCGCGCCCACACGCCCGACGGGGGAGCCGCCGCGCGGCTCGCGGCGCCGACGTCCGGGCGCGGCGGCGCCGCCGCGCGGTTCGCGCCCGGCCGCGGCCGGCCGCCCTCTCCGCCGGAGGCCTCCATGTCCTCGTCGTCCGACGACGCGGAGCACTGTCCGCTGGTGGAGTCCGAGTCCCCGCGGTCGCCCGACCGGCCGGCCTCCTCGGAGCCGGGGGCGTCGTCCGCGTCCTCGAAGTCGCTGTCGGACAGGTCCAGGCCGAGGTCGACCAGCATATCCAGGTCGGCTGCCATCGCCGAGCGAGTCTGGGTCGTCGGGTCCGGGGGAGCGCGCGCGTTCGGTCGCCGGACGGCCGGAGGGCGCTCGGGGGCCGAGCCGGTCTGCGGCGGGGGTGGGGCTCGGCGGCGGCGCGGACGGGCGAACGCGTGTGGCCGCCGCGAGTCCGGCAGAGCGCGATCGCCGCTGTGTCCTGGGGAGAGTCTTATACGCGAACGGACGGGGCGGGGGCGGAGAGGGAGGGCACGGGGCGGTGGTGGGCGGGCTGGTGGCCCCGCCCACCAACCACGCCCCGTCCGCCCCCGCGTCCGGCCGGGCCGAAGGGGCGTGGATAGCCCGGGGCGCCGGGCGGGAACCCGCGTTTCGCATCTGCATACGCGGCCCCGCCCGGCGTTACGTGTCGAAGATGCGCCGCTGGATCTCCTGCTCGTACCGAAACGCCACCACCACCACGACGGCCACGATGGCGACGTAGCAGAGCCGCACCGCTATCCCGGACAGGATGATGGAGCAGCAGCGACCGCAGATCCCCGCCAGCCCCCCGCGCTTGGGGGGCCGCGGCCCCTTCTCCGACCCCGGCGGGGCCGACTCGCCGCGCGCGACGAAGTACGCCTCCGCGAGTAAGATGGCGGAGACGAAGCACCACGTGATGATGTTCAGGAACAGCGGGTATGCGATGGCGCATGCCCCCCATGGGACGATTGCCGTGCTGGCGATCAGTCCCTGGCTCGCCACGCGCAGCAGAATCTCGCAGCCCACCGCCGTCCCGATGGCGGGCCGGTGGTACAGGAAGGTCACGGGGTCGGCCTCGAATATCTCCACGAGGCTCTGCCTCTGCACGGACAGCTCGCAGAGCAGGCGCGTGATCTTCGTGTACGGATATCGGAGCAGCACGCTCGACACCACGCGCCCCGCGTAGTTCAGGAGGTACGTCGCGGGCGCCACCATCTTGTGGGCCGGGCTCACCACGCCGAACATGCAGCGCCGCTGGTGCAGCGTCACGAACGCCAGGTACAGGAACCAGCTCACCGCGATCAGTCGCACCTGCGTGTCCCACAGCGCCGCGAGGCAGTTCACCGCCTCCTGGACGATCATGACCCGGGGGCCGGAGCCCGGCGGCGCGGCCGGCAGCGAGACGGCGTGCCCGCCGATGACGTCACCGCGACACAGCGCGGTGGGGTCTCGGGGGTCCTCGGCGGGCGGGCGACCCCCCGACAGGAACAGGAGAGACTTGTTCGTTCGCATCCAGGCGGGCGCCGTGTCGTTGCCCGCGCCCACGGGCCGCACCGCGTAGATGCAGCGGTGGGCGGGGTTCGCCCCGAACACGACGTACCAGCCGAGCACCAGCCCGTAGGCGGTCACGAGGCAGAGGGTGGTGAGGTGCCGGAGGGAGCGCACGGCGAGCATGGCGGCGGCCCGGCGTCAACGGTGAACAGGGTCCGCAGGCGGTTGCTGTCGCATTTGCTGGCGAAGCACTGCTGGCACAGCGACACGCACAGGCCGTTCCTCGCGCCCACGCTCAGGGCCAGGAAGGTTCTGGCGGTCGCGCGGCTGTTCCGCCCGTGCTTGAACCGCAGGCACGACAGCCCGTGCTGGAAGCCCCCCCGGGACGGCACCAGCTGCAGCAGGGCCCGGTTGTCCTGCACGAGGGCCCGCTGCACGGAGACGGACTGGTACTCGTGGACGTGCTCGGGAAAGTGGGTTTCCAGACAGGCGAGGATGCGCCCCAGCAGCTCTAGCGCGAACGCCTCCACCGTGTCCCCCACCCCCAGTCGCGCGTCGTAACGCCCCAAGACCTCCGCGAGGGTCTCCCGCCTGCCGAAGTGCTCGATGGCGTTGTGGAACGCCTTCCGCTCAAAAAAACTGATATAGTCCCCGCCCAGGCTGTGCAGCACGCGCAGCTCCCCCGCGTCCGGCGCCGTTGCGGGCGGGGCGTGGAAGTGAAACCGCCGCGGGTCCGCGTGCGCGGCCACGAACGCCGGCACGTCCGGGCAGGCCGGCGGGACCACGAAGACCGGCAGCAGGCGCCCGCACGCCAGCCCCTCGTCCGTGACCTTCGCGAAGTACGGCAGCCGCAGGCTGTGTCCGTGGGCGTACACGCCCGTGTCCACCAACAGGAAGTCGCGCACGTAACCCCCGACGGCCTCCACAAACTCCCGGTCCAGCAGCACCGCCTGTTGGATCACCCGCGCCACCCCGCGCATCGTCAGCGAGCCGGAGACGACGTACGGGGCGGGCACGGGCAGGCACACCCTCAGGCCGATCTTCTTGGCGCACGTGCACCGCGGGGACTCCGAGGTCGCCGCCGCCGGGGCCGTTGCCGTCGGCGTCTCGTGCAGCGCGTCCAGGTACGCCGCCTCCTCGTCGACACCCCCGCGGGCCAGGGCCTCCGCGTCCGGGTCGTCGTCGTCCTCCCACGCGTTTTCTCCCGCGCCCCCCGGGGGGGCCCACGGGGCCTCTCCGTACTCCCCGTCGGGCCCGAGCCCCGGGTCGCCGCGCACCGCCCGGGGACTACACGCGCTCTTGAAAAAGTAGCAGGGATACGCGTCCGGGTCGACGCGGGCGCCCGGAAACAGCAGCGCCACGGCCGCCAGGGCGCCGCGCCGGAAGTGGCCCAGCGCGACGTGCAGCCGCTCGAACGGAATCGGCTCCCGCAGAGCCACGTCCAGGTCCAGGATGATGTTCGTCACCGCGAGGTCGCCGTTGAAGATCTCGTTGCGGTTAACGTACATCTGCCCGGCGGCCGTCGGCCCGGTCGAGGGGGCCGTCACGGGGTTGCGCGCGTGCACGCGCCACGTCAGTCGCAGCCCCAGCGCCCCGGGGTCGGGCGCGGCGGCCGCCGCCGCGGCGGACACATCCGCCGCCGACAGCCGCGCGTCCCGCGAGATGCGATCCCAGTCGTCGCGCGCCAGGGCTGCGAACGCCTGCCCCCGGGGCGCCATGGCCACCCGATAGACGGGCAGCGGGGTTTGCGTGCGGGCGTCCTGCGTCAGCGCCGCGATCGCCGGGGGCGCCTCGGCCCCCGGCTCCGTCGCGGCGAGACGCAGCAGCCGCCGCACGATGCCGCAGCCCGCGGGCGCCCCCGCGCCGCCCTCTCCCTCGGCGGGCCTCGGGGGCCCGCCGGGCCACCCGTGGGGGACCAACAGCCGCTCCGCCTCCGCGAGCCGACCCAGCATCCCGGTGGCCGAGTCTACGGCGCCCCGGTAGCGCGGCGCCGCCTCCAGCGCCGCCGGCGCGTACGTGCGGGCGCGCAGGTAGGCCTCTGCGGTCGCGCCCCGCAACACGGCCTCCCTCGGCGTCACGTTCTGCCTCACGTACTCGCGGATGTTCAGCTGCGCGCGGACGTGGCTGAAGAACCTCTCCACCGCCTCCCGCCCCAGGCCCGACGGCCGGTCCGTCGCCGCCGCCGGGTCCGGGTCTCGGGTCGTCACGGCGCGGAGGTGGCCGGCCAGGCGGGGGGGGCTGAAGCACTCAAAGTGGGCGAGGTAGATGTACGTGATGAACTCGCGATCCGACACGCGCAGGCAGCCGCGGTCGTGGGCGATAAACTCCTTCAGGGCGCCGGTCTCGCGAACGTCGGCGGCGATGCGCCGCTCCACGTAGAGGGGGAAACCCGCGGCCGCGGGCCCCCGGGCGTACTGGCTGGTGCAGCAGAAGCGGGTCACGGCGGCGAACGAGGTCAGCGCCGCGGCGCTGGGGGCGTCGGCTCGCGAGACGTGAGGCACGGCGTACGTCGCGCACACGTCCTTGATGGCCTGCAGGTCGTAGGTCGCCCCCGCGCCCCCCAGCCGCAGCGCCTGCAGCAGGTAGTAGCGCGCCACGAGCACGAGGCTCTTCTCGTCGGGCCCGAACTTGGTGACGAACCAGAAGGGGTTCTGCGCGCTGCCGTAGTACGCCCGCCGGTAGGCGGCCAGCACGCGCGCCTCGTGGTGCACGAAGAGCGTGGTTAGGCCGCGCTGCCCGAGCGGGGCGCGCGCCACCAGCGAGCGCAGCGACTCGCCGGGCGCGTACTCGGCGGCCGCCGCCGTGCGCCCCGTGCGGGCGCTGGCGCCGTTGACCGCGACCGTCAGCGCCAGGATCAGGGGGGTGTGGATCGCGAAGGTGGCCTCGGCGTCGAGGGTCCGCGCCACGTGCGCCGGCGCGAGCGGAGCCCCGCGGCCCAGGGCCTCCTGCAGCGCGGCGACGTCGTCCGCGCGCTCGAAGCGACAGACGAACATGGGACGCACGCGCGTGCGGGCTCGGGCGTGGTGCCCGACCCCGCCCGCCTCCGTTCCCAATAAACAGAACGTCACGCGAAACGCCTCGCCACTCAGACCCCCCGAGGCGCGGTAGAGCGCCAGGCTCCGCTCGTAGCGCGCCTTCTCGCTCGCGGGCCCCGTCGGGTCGTCGGGCAGGTACGCGTCGTAACTGAAGACGTACAGCGGCTCGGCTCCCACGGCGCAGTTGGTCAGCAGGGCGATCGAGGAGGTGATCACGCAGCCGTCCGTCGCGAACAGCGCCGTCACCTCCACCGGCGGCGACGCGGCCGCGGCCATCCGGACGACGCGCGTGCGGGAACGCCCCGCCTCTCTATCCGATCCCGCGCCTCGCCGCGCGATGGCCGGCCTCCTCGGGGCGCTCTGTGGCTGGGGGACGCACCCCCGAGAACAATATGAGATGGTGCGCGTGGCGGCTCCGCCCTCGGAGGCGGAGCCCCGCCTCCGCGAGGCCCTCACCGTCGTCAACGCCCTGCTACCCGCCCCCATCACGCTCGACGACGCCCTGGAGTCCCTCGACGAGACGAGGCGCCTCGTCAAGGCCCGGGCCCTGGCGCGCACCTACCACGCCTGCATGGTTAACCTCGAGCGCCTGGCCCGCCACCAGCTTGGCGCCGACGCGGCGAGCCTCGACGGGGCCGTCGAGGCCCACCGCGCCAAAATGCGCCGCCTGGCGGACACGTGCCTGGCCACCATCCTGCAGATGTACATGTCCGTCGGGGCGGCGGACAAGTCCGCCGACGTGCTCGTCGCCCAGGCCATCAGGAGCATGGCGGAGAGCGACGTCGTCATGGAGGACGTGGCCATCGCCGAGCGGGCCCTGGGGATCGGCGGCGAGTCCGCGACGGCCGCCGCGCGGCCGGTGGGCCTGGCCGCACCCGCCGTTTCGGCGGCGGCCCCCTCACCCACCGTTCCGGCCATCCCCCCGCCCCCAACGGCCGAATCGACACACAAGGCGACCGCGGCCGCCCCCCCGGAACGCCCCAAGGCCCCGCCCACCGACCGCTTGGTGGCTCTGGCATAGCGCGTCGACAAATAAACCGCACGTTCGACCGGAATGTCGTGTTCTTGTCGTTTCTCTCTCCCCGCCCGACCGCCACGCTCCGCTCGCCCGGCGCAAGAGACCACTCGCGACCAGCTTGGGTTCCGCTATCTCTGTTTTATTGGCGCTGGGGTGGGACGGCCTCGTCACACGCCGGTAGACCCGAACCCCCCAGTTCCCCTCTCGCTGGGGGGGGCCTCCGCGTCGAACTCGGCGGTGAACACCAGGCACGGCACGGTGGGAGGGGCGCCCGCGGGGCGGGAGGGGGAGGCGCCCCTGGGGTACGCGCGGAGAGCGCCGTCTCCGGGGACGTTGTCGGGGGGCACCCAGGGGAGCGCGTCGGACCCCGCGATCAGCAGCTGCGCGATCTTCGAGCCGGGTTCCAGGACCACCGGCGCGCCCGTGATGTTGTGCACGGAGAACACGCACTGCCTGCCGGGCAGCCAGCGCGTGGGGGTCACCAGGACGCCCCGAGAGTTCAGCGACGAGCGCCCCATGACGTAGTAGGCCTCGTCGCCCTCGCCCGCCAGCAGCACGCGCAGCGACGGCTGGATCGCCACCGTCCCGCCGGCCGGAACCTCCACGCGCTTGTGGATGACGATGTCGATGCCTGCGTCCTCGGCGCGTTTCGGGATGAACGCGGGAGACTCCATCGCGCCGTCTGCGCCCGGCCCGGGCGCCTCCTCCCTCAGCTCCCCGGCGTACGTGACGAAGGCGCCGCGGCCGCCGGCGCCCCGCGCCGCGGACCCGCGCCCCAGCCACGGGTTCGCGTGGGGGGCGCCCGGCTCCGTCCGCCGGGCCCTCTTGGGCCCGTGGCCGGCGCAGAGGAACGCCGGGGCCGTGAGGCCGAGCGGCGACCCCGAAACCCGGGCGAAGGTGAGGTCCACCCGGAGCTCGCCGGGCGCGAACCGGCGGGTCTGCGCGGGGGCGAGGACGACGGCCTGGATGGTTCCGCGGTAGCCGGAGTCGATAAGACCGAGGGCCACGCGGTAGGGCGCCCCCGACGCCGGGGGCGCGTGCACCACCGCGCAGAAGTCCGTCGGCATAGCCACCCGGAGATCCAGCGGAACCCGCCCGACGGCCCAGCCGGACGCCGAGCCGCTCCCGGGGGTAAAAGCCACCTCCCGTCGGTTCGCGAGACTCAGTCGGACAGAGGAGGCGCAGGCCGCGACACCCACGCGCCAGTCTCCCTCGGACCCCTGCGTCGCGCCGTTGGCGGCGATCAGGATCGCCGGCCCGCTGCACTGCGAGTCCATCGTCGGGCGGAGAGATGGTTTCGCGGACGCTCCTCTCGCTCCTGCTTCTGCCTCTGTGCGTCGCCGGGGACTCGGCGAGCCGCGCCGCCGTTCGCCCACGGGAGAGCTTCTGCGGCGAACGCGGGGCCGAGTACGTGTCCGCCCCGGGGGTGCTGGTTCCCTTTTATCTCGGGATGGCGTCACTGGGTGTATCTGTGGTGGCGCACGTCTACTGGGCGGTCAGGCGGCTGCTGGCTGTCTCCCGGAACGCGTAGCGGAAGGGGGAAGTTTCTCGCGAAGGGGCGTGGTGGGGAACGCCCGCGAAAACCCGGAACTCCGCGGCCGCCCGTCCCCTCTGGACGCCAGCCTCCGCGGCCTCCCTTCCCCCGGGCGCGAAAACGCTTTGCATCGGGGCGTGTCTATCTCCCATGAGCCACCTGTGGATTGGCCCTCCCCGAGAACCAAGCCCTATAAGACGCCCGGTGATGACGGCCGCACACCCACTCGGCCGCCGGGCCCGGTCGCCTGCTCCGTCCTCCGCTCCCCGTCCTCGCTCCGCGACCCCCTCCCCGCGCACCGAGCGTTCCTTCCCCCCTCGCGCCCCCACGTGGTTGCTTAATCCGGCAACTTCCCACCACTCCCCGTCTCCGCGGGCCACCGGGCCCTCGTCGCGCGAGCATGGCGTCCCGGCGGTTACCCAAACCCAAGCCCCACGGCACCGACGAAGTAGAGGCCGACGTCTACTATGACTTCATAACACCGGACGCGTCGCCCGCCCGGGTGTCCTTCGAAGAGCCCGGGGCCCGCGCCCGCGCCCCGCGCTCGCAGGCACGCGGCCGCTCGCAGGCGGGGCGCTACGGCCACCACTACCAGGATACCGCGCGCGTCGAATACCCGTACCCGGCCGGCTCTTCGTCGGAGGACGAGCGCCCGGCAGACCCCAGGCCGTCCCGGCGAGCGCACGCGCAGCCGGAGGCGCCGGGTCAGTCGGCACCGCGGGGCGCGAGGGGCGCCGCGGCGGCCCGCGGCCGCGTGCGCGCCGAGAGCCCCTCTCCCCGCCGCGACCCCGATCCAAAGGGGGCCTCGGTACCGCGTGCCAGGAAGAGCGCCTGCGCCACGGCGACGGCGACGGCGACGACGACCGCCGCGGCCGCCGGCGCGGCCAAGAGCCAGACCGCCGCCGCGGCGAAGAAGCTGCACTTCAGCACCGCCCCCACCAGCCCTACGGCCCCCTGGACCCCCCGCGTCGCCGGGTTCAACAAGCGCACCTTCTGCGCGGCCGTGGGGCGCGTGGCGGCCACGCACGCCCGCATGGCGGCGGCCCAGCTGTGGGACCTGTCCCACCCCCGCAACGACGAGGAGCTGAACGACCTGCTGGGGGCCACCAACATCCGCATCATCGTCTGCGAGGGCCTCAACCTCGTTCCGCGCGCCAACGAGCTGATCTCGCCCGAGGTCGCCCAGGATGCCGACGTTGGCGTTCGCGGGCGCGCGACGACCGCCCGTCCCGCGGGCCGATCGGCATCGCGTCGCCGGCCACCCGAGTAACCCATTCTTCGCCCCGCGGGGCGACGAGATCAAATAAACACTCGAACGCGACATGCGTGTCCTCGCCGTCTGTTTCGCCCTCGGTGGGGGAGGTGCGGGCGGCTGGTTGGTTGCGGGGAGGCGGGGGATGGGCGGAGAAGGTCACGGGGCCCGGCCGGCGTCGGGGTGGGCGGCACTTAAATACGCGGCCCGCCCCGGCGGGTCGTTAGAAATCTGGGGGCGCGCCGCGCACCTGGCACACACGCTCCTTCCCCCCGCTCGCTCTCGCTCCCTCCCCGCATCGCCGCCCATCCCCCCGCCCGCGTCGCCTCCTGCCGCCTACCGGCACGCGGCATGGAGTCGCTGTTCGACGAGCTCTTTGCGGACATGGACACCGATGGGGACTCGCCCCCCCGTCGTCCGACCGGCACCGCCGAGCTCCCCGACGCCGCGACGGCCCCGAGGCCGTACGCCACGGGCCGCCTCAGCCAGGCGCAGATTATGCCGCAGCCCCCCGTTCCGGTCCCCCCGGCGGCCCTCTATAACCGCCTGCTCGAGGACCTGGGCTTCGGGGACGGGCCCGCGCTGTGCACGATTTTGGACAGCTGGAACGAGGACCTGTTTTCCGGGCTTCCCGCCAACCCCGACCTGTACCGCGAGTGCCAGTTTCTGTCGACGCTGCCCAGCGACGTGGTGGCCTGGGGCGACGGCCACACGCCCGACCGCGGCCCCATAGACATCCGCGCCCACGGGAGCGCGCCGTTTCCCTCGCTCCCGGCGCGCCGGGAGGACCTGCCCGCCTACTGCGAGGCCCTGACGCGCTTCTTCCGCGCCGAGCTCCGCGCCCGCGAGGAGAGCTACCGCCGCGTGCTGGCCAACTTCTGCTCCGCGCTGTACCGCTACCTGCGCGCCAGCACGCGGCAGCTGCACCGCCAGGCGGCGCTCAAGGGCCGCCCCAGGGACCTGCAGGAGATGCTCCGCGCGGCCGTCGCGGAGCGGTACTACCGCGAGACGGCGCGCCTGGCGCGCGTGCTGTTTCTGCACCTGTACCTCTTTCTCGTCAGGGAGATCCTCTGGGCCGTCTACGCGGAGCAGGTCATGCGCCAGGACCTGTTCGAGGGCCTGTGTTGCGACCTGGAGCAGGCGCGCCAGCTGTCGTGCCTGTTCCAGCCGCTCCTATTCGTGCACGGCACCGTCAGCGTGCGGGGGGCGGCCGTCGCCCCCGCGCGCCTGCGCGAGATCAACTACGTCCGCGAGCGCCTGAACCTGCCGCTCGTCCGCAGCGCGGCCACCGAGGAGCCCGGGGCCGCGCTGACGGCGGCCCCCGCGCTCCAGACGCAGCGGGCCCGGTCGTCCGGGTACTTCATGACGCTGATCCGCGTGAAGCTGGACGCGTATTCGGAGGGCTCCGGATCCGAGGGCGCCGAGGTGCTCCGGGAGCACGCGTACAGCCGCCGTCGTGAGAGGACCAACTACGGGTCGAGCATCGAGGGGCTGCTGGAGCTGCCCGACGACACCGACTACGACCCCGACGCCCCCCCGCCACCCCCGCGGCTCTCGTTCGCGGCCGCCCCCCCGAGGCGCCGGTCCGCCGCCCCGCGCACGGACGTGAGCCTGGGCGACGAGCTCCGATTCGACGGCGACGTGTCGATGACGCCGTCCGAAGCCCTGGACGACTTTGACCTGACGTTGCTCGGCGACGACGACCACGCGGGGGGGCTCGACGACGCCGCCGCCTACGCGTCCCTCGACATGGCGGACTTTGAGTTCGAGCAGATGTTTACCGACGCGCTGGGGATCGACGACATCGGCGGGTGAGGTCACGGCGACCCCCGGCTCCAAGATCTAGCACCAGCAATCCCTTTCCTCCCCCCCCGCGCGTCGTACGCGCACGTGCCTCCAGCCGACAAAACACAACATCCCCGCCCCCACATGCGAATAAACTAGCGGTAGCGCGCACCCGATACGCAAACTCCCGCGTCCGTCTTTTTTCGCCGTACCGGAGGGGGGTGGGGTGGGCTCCCGGCGGCGGGACACGTACCGCGCCCGCGTGTTCTGGTTATGACGCTTGAGACGCCGCCCGCGGGCGCTTCCGTCGTGCCCCCCTCCGGCGTCCTATAAAGCCCCCCTCGACCCGTCGCACCCCGGTTATTCCGGTCGCGCGACAGCAGCCGCCGGATCCTTGATCGCTGCCGCCCCTCGCCCTACCCATCCCTCCCCCCTCCTCGCCGACCCCAGGTGTTCCGGGGCAGGGCCGCCCGACGAGCCCGGACATGTCCTCCAGACGCCGCCGGGTGTCGATGGGCCCGCCGCGGGCCCCCGACGACGGGGCCGACGCGGAGGCCATGGACTACGACAGCGACGGCGGGGCCGGCGGCACGGGCATCGTCGGATACCTGCGGTCCGTCTTCGGGGGCGGCGACTCCGACGGCGCCGGGGCGCCGCGGGAGACGGAGGCGGACGAGCCACCCTCGCGGCGGCGCCGCGAGTCGCGCGACCCCCCGCGCGGGCGGCGGGCGTCCGCGGCCCCTGACGCCCGCCGCCCGCGCCGCGCGTCCGGGGCCCCGAGGCCCGACCGCCGCGCCTCGGGGCGCCCTAGCCCGGCGCGCCCCCGGGGGTACCTGGGGGCGGTGGACACGGCGGCGCTCGTGGCCGACCTAGCGGGGGCGCCGCGGTTCCTGCCGTCCGACCTGTTTCTGGCCGAGCTGACGTTCGACGAGGGCGACTACCCGGGGGTGGCGGGCACGGGGGACCCCAGGGCCCGCCCCCCGGCCAAGATCGAGATCCTGGAGGGCCGCCTGCCGCGAGAAGACGCCCTGGCGCTCCTGCCCATCGACCAGATGGGCCCCCGGATCTCCGCGTGGGACGAGTCCGTCCACTCCGCCCTGGCCATGGGTAACCCGGCGTGCCTGTACCCGTGCCCCCACGGGGCCTTTAACCTCGCGCCCGTGGGCGACATGCACATGGGGGGGCCCGACGACCCGGCGGTCTTCTACCGCCGGACCCTGCGCCAGGGCCAGGAGCTGGCCTGGCACCTCACCGGGGACGCGCTCCGCGAGCTCACCGACCGCCAGCTGCGGACGACCCCCTACCACGCCGTCAACTTCCTCGCCGACGCCGTCGTGCGGGTGGCCGCGAACGCCCGCCTCTGCGGCGAGCGCCTGCACGCCGAGGTGGGCTCGGCGCGGGCCGACGCCCGGGCGTCGGAGCTGCGGCGGCAGTTCGCCCGCCTGACGGCGCTGCGGCCCGTCGAGGCCGGCGCGGCGCCCCTGCTGGCGGCCGCGGGGCCCCTGGCCCCGCAGACCGGACCCGAGGCCGCCGCCTTCCGCAGCTCCCTGGGATCGCTCGCCTACTGGGCCGAGCTGCGCGCCATGCTCGACCGCGAGTGCCGCGTGGCCGTGCGCCACGCGGCGCGCCTCACGTACGTGGCCACCGGGGCCCTGCTGGCCCGCGTGCACCCCGAGGCGATCCGCTGCCTCGCGCCGCGCGAGGCGGCCTTTCTGGGGCGCGTCTTCGACGTCCTGGCGGTGCTCGCGGAGCAGGCCGTCCAGTGGCTGTCGGTGGCGGTGGGCGCGCGCCTGCACCCGCGCTCGGCGCACCCCGCGTTCCGGGACGCCCTGTTCGCCGAGCTGTTTCGCGCCCTGCCCCTGGGCAGCCCCGCGGTCGTCAGCGCCGAGAACGAGGTCTTCGGGCCCGAGGCCGGCCACCGCACGATCGGCGACTGCGCCCTCGGTCTGGTCCTCTGCAGCGCGGTCTACGCGCTGCACACCGCGCTGGCGACGGTCGCGCTGCGACACGCCCGCGCGAGCGCCGGGCCCGACGCCGAGGCCCGGCCCGGCGCGGCTCGCGCCGCCGTGCGCGCGATCCTGGCCGGCGCCCTCGTTCTCCAGCGCACGCTGGGGTTCGCCGACGCGGTGCTGGCCTGCCTCTCCGCCGCGGCGTTCGACGGCGGCCTCGCCGCGCCCGACGTGGGCGCCTACACGCCGCTGCGGTACGCCTGCGCGCTCCGGGCGGCCGCGCCCCTCTACGCCCGCACCACGCCCTCGCAGTTCTGGGCGGACGTGCGGGCGGCCTCGCGGCGCATCGACCTCCGGCCGGTGGCCTCGCGCCCCCCGGCGGCGGGCGCCGGAACCGTGGCCCCGCGGTTCCTGCTGGAGCAGTTTGAGCACTTCCCCCCCGAGCCCCTGGAGGGCGGCGCGTCCGTGCTCGGCCCCCGGGCCCGGGTGGCGGACATCCGTTCGCAGTTTCGGCGGCTCCTGATGGGCGACGAGGAGGCGGCCGCGCTCCGGGCCCACGTCTCCGGGCGGCGGGCGGCGGGCCTGGCGGCGCGATGAGCCCCGCCCCGCCGCCCGCGCCGCCACGCCTCCCCTCCCCTCCCCCGCCCGCGGATATAAGGCGCTCCGGCGGCCCGGCCCCCGATCACACTCCGAGGGTGACCCCCGCTCGGACGCGCGGCCGCCATGCAGCGACGATCGCGCGGCGCGAGCTCCCTGAGGCTGGCGAGCTGCCTGGCCCCCGCCGGCACGGCCCACCGGCACGACGCGGGCGCGGCGTCGACGCGCATCTTCGGCGGCTGCCTCCTGCCCACGCCCGAGGGACTCGTGGGCGCGGCCGTGGGGGCCCTGCGGCAGCGCTCCGACGAGCTGCAGCCCGCCTTCCTCACCGGCGCCGTTCGCGCGGCGCAGCTGGCGGCGCGCCGCCACAACTCCGTCCCCGAGAGCCTGATCGTCGACGGCATCACGGGCGACCCGAACTGCGAGTACATCAAGCACTACGCCGCGGCCGCGACCGAGTCCCTGGCGGAGGCGGGGGCGTCTAGCGGCGCCCTCTACCGGGGCATCCTGAGCCAGTACTGGAAGCACCTGCAGGCGGTGGTGAGCGGGGGCCTGCGGATCCCCGAGGCCCCGCCGACCGACTGCGACCCCAGCCTCCAGGTGCTGCTCCGCCCCGCCCTGGTCCCCAAGCTCCTGGCGCGGACCCCGTTCAAGAACGGCGCCCAGTCCGCCAGGTACGCCGCCGCGGTGCTGGGGCTGCGCGACGCGGTCCACCGCCTCCAGCAGTACATGTTCTTCATGCGCCCCGACGACCCCAGCCGCCGCAGCGCCGACACGGCGCTGCGGCTCGGCGAGATCCTGGCCTACTCCGGCGCGCTGTACGACTGGGCCGAGTGGATGGTGCAGACGGCCGACGCGCAGGTCTGCCGGCGCCTGGACCCCACGGGCCGCCGGTGCGTGCCTCCGGCCCGGACGGCCCCCGCCCCCGCCGACGCGTTCGCCCGGCACCTGGACCGGGGGCCGGGCGGCACCACGGGGTCCATGCAGTGCATGGCCCTCCGGGCGGCCGTCGGAGACGTCTTCGGCCACCTGCGGGTCCTGGCCGGCCTGTGGGAGCGCGGAAAGCGGGGCTCCGCCACGTGCGGGACCGTCGAGACGATTGTCTCGACGGTCGAGGCGGTGTCCCTCGTCCATCACCACGCCCAGTACCTGCTGAACGCGACCCTGACGGGCTACGTCATCTGGGCCTCGGGCAGCCTCGACAACGAGCACCTCCGGGCCGCGGTCGAGCGCCAGGAGCGCTTCTGCCGCGCCACCGCGCCCCTCTTTCCGACGATGACGCCGTCGAGCTGGGCCCGGATGGAGCGCAGCGTCAAGGCGTGGTTCGAGGCGGCGCTGGCGACGGAGCTCTTCCGGACCGGGGTCCCGTCGCCCCACTACGAGGCCTCGCTGCGCCTCCTGTCGTCGCCGCCGGGGGCGCTGCCCCCGCGCGAGAACGACCCCGCGCCGCCGCCCCCGGCGCGGCGGTTCGACCGCGCCCGCCCCGGCTCGACCCCCGCGTGCGCGCGTCGCGCCCGGGCGCAGCGCGGCCGCGACGGCCGCGACGGCCACGGGAGCGACGACCTGACGGACGCGCCCCTCGTGCTGGGCGGGGAGCGCGTGGACTCCCTCGGCGCCCTGCGACGGCTCGTCGCCGGGGCCGCCCGGGACCCGGCGCCCCGCGCCGCCCCACCCACGACCCTGTACTACACGCGCATGGACGGGGCGCCCCCGCGCCTGCCGCCCCGCGGCCGCCGCACCGAGACGCTGCGGCGCCGCCCCGCGGCCGCCGCGCCGCCCGAGGACCCGTACCTGGCGCCCTACGACGAGGACGACGGCCGGTCGGCGTACGCGAGCCAGCACCCGCGCGCCGCCGGAGCCCCGGACGACGAGCACGTATACGAGTACGCCAGCGACTCGGAAGAGCCCATTTACGAGGAGATCCCCACCCCCCGGATCTACCAGAACGTCCTGCCGCGGCCGATGGAAGCGGCCGCGGAGCCGCCGGTGCTGTCGTCGCCCACCTCGCTGTGGGTCGAGGAGGAGAACCCCATCTACGGATGGGGCGACTCGCCCCTGTTCTCCCCGCCCCCGATAGCCCGGGGCCCGGCTCCGGCCGCCCCCGAGCCGGCGCCCGAGCCCGACCCGGAACCGGAACCGGACCCGGACCTCGAGCCCGAGCCCCCGTGCCTCCCGGCCCACCGCCCCAGGACCGGCGCCCTGGACCCCACCGGCCAGGCGAACCTGGCCGCCCTCAGCGCCATGCTGACCAAGCTCAAGCACGACCGGAGACACCACCACAGCCATTGAAGGACCCGGCCGGCGGCGCCCGGCGAGCGAGGGCGCGGTGGGCTTTCCGGGCCCCGGCTCTTCCGAGCCCCCACCCCTGGACTCTTGTTGATCCTTCCCTTTTCCCCCACCACACCCCCACCTTCTTTTCCCCAGCTTGCCGCCGCTGTCCCCCATCCACCCAATAAACCACGAACAGCCGTTCATATTTTGGTCTCGGCTCTGCGTTTATTGTTGGAATCTGCGGGCGGGGGTCGCGGGTCGGGTTACCGGGGGAGGGGGAAGGGGGAAGGGGAGAAGCGGGACTACTACGGCAGCCCCAGGGCGCCACGGGCGGAGAGGACGAAGGTCACGAACCCCCCCGGGCTGCGGGGGTGGTAGCAGATGCGTAGCGCCGGACCTTCGCAGAACTGGTCGATGCCGCTGGCGCCGTCCGACGGGCGCAGGCAGGCCTTGATGCCGTCGCCGTCGACCCACCAGTACGCGCCCGAGGCCCGCGCGCCCACGCCCGCGACCGCGGCGAGCTGCTTGGCGGCGGTGCGCGGGATCAGGGTCGCGGGCGCGCGGCACCCGCCCGCCGCGAGCTCGTGGTCGACGGGGGTCGGGTCCCACGACAGGCACCCCGCGTTAAACTCCGTCCACCCGGCCCCGCAGGGCGCGAGGCCCCACGCAGCGCGTGGCACCGCCAGGATGAGCCCCGCCAGGACGACGACGACCCCCACGACGACCCCGGCGATCAACCACGCGACCGCGGAGAGGCGCGCCGCCGCGGCGGCGCGGCCCCCGGCGGACAGGGGGCGGTAGCCGAGGCGCTCGGGACCCAGCGCGACCATCGCTGGGCCTCGCGGGTCGGGGCGGACGAACCTCGCGGCCCGGTCGCGGCGCTAGAGGGCGTGGGGGTGGGGCGGGAGCGGCCGCGGGGGATGAGACGGACGGGCCGGCGCGGGCGCCGCGTTGCCGCGCGCGCGAGGGAGAGCGGCGGCGAGCGGCGAGGCGGGCCCCCGGGTCGTCTGGGTTCCGGCCGGGTCCCGGGGTCCCCTTTTTGTGGGGCCGGTGGGGGCGGCGCCCTCACCCTCTACGCGCGGGTTCGCCCGCCCAGCGGCCGGTGCGAACCCGCCGCCTCCTCGCGACGGCGCGCCGCACGTAGACGCCGACGCCCACGGCGAGCCCTATCGCCGCCGCGGACCCCGCGGCGATGCCGGCCCACTCGAGCGCGGTGGTCACCTGCTGGCCCACGGGGTCGCGCGGCGCCGGCTCGTGGCGGCCGTGGTGCTCCAGCACGGGGACCGTCGGGGGGTAGCCGACCAGCCGGCAGGTGTACTCGCTGTGCTCGCGCGACAGCGGCAGGGCGGAGCGCACGCGGGCGAGCCCCGGGTGCCCGGGGCAGGGTCCGCCGCTGGCGGCGGCGTCCTCCGCGGGGGCCGGGTCGGCCCCCAGCAGCCACTGCAGCTCCACCCCCTCGGGAACGCAGGCGGCCGTGCAGACGGCCTCGCCGCTCCCGAACTCCATCTCGATCGTGGGCCGCGGCAGCACCGTCGGGGCGCCGGTGGCGTTGCGTCGCGAGAAGGACACCGAGTCGCGGTGCCAGGTGAACTCGCAGGTGAGGTTGCGCGGGGGCGCCAGGCCCGCCCGCGCCTCGGACGTCAGGGTCGACGTGGCCGAAAAGCCGTTGCGCTGCGCGTCGACGCGCGTCTGGACCCGCTCCGGCGCGACCACCTCGCCGCCGCCCTCGAACCAGCGGAAGGCGGCGCGGTCGCCCGGGTAGTAGTTGGCGGCCACGCAGGTGGCCCCGAACGGCTCGCCCTCGAGGACCGTGTGCGCGCGGATCGAGAGGGAGGGCCGGCGGAGCATGCGCACCCGCGTCCAGGTCCCGTAGCGGAGGGGGCGCTCGGCGGGCCCCCGGATCCAGAGGTACAGCCCCTGGCGCGCGACCGTGAGCTCCTGGATGACGAGCCGCTGCGTCGGGAAGGTCCCCTCGATCGAGTAGACCCGAGGGCGGGCATCGGGGCCCGCCCCCTCGGCCCACCGCACCCGCGCCTCGGTCCGGTTGGGGGCGCTGTCGTAGACCAGTTCCCCGTCGGGCGGGGCGGTCACGTTCACCAGCACCGCCCCCGGCTCCACGGGCTCGGTGTGCGCGGCCGCCGCGACGCGCCAGATCTGCAGGCGGAAGTCGGCGGTGGGGCGCGGCAGGCGGCACCCAATGACCACGCGGCTGCCGTACAGCGCCGACACGTCGGGTCGCTTGCAGCGGAACTGGGCGGAGGTGGAGCCCGGCCCGGTGCCGTTGCTGCTGCCGCGCCCGCGCGCGGGCGCGGCCGTGCGGTTAGCCCGCTCGACCCCGCCGGGGCGCGACGCCCCGGGCCGCCCCGCCGGGGTCGAGGCGGCGCCCCGCGGCGCGCCGGCGCCCGCGCACAACAACCACATCAACACAAACAGACACAGGCCCGAACCCGCGGCGCGCCACCCGGCCATGGCGGGGGAACGATGGGCGGGGGGGCTGGGGTGTGTCCGGCGGTGGAGCAGAGGATGAATCCGGGGGCGGGGAGGGGGGGGTGCTGTGGAACCGCCCGTTGGGCGGCCTCCGCGGTCGTTCAACGCGGTGGAGAGCCACCGCGGCCCACACCCCCCATTTATACCCGTCCCTTCCCCGGGGGTACCGCCGCGGTGGCGCGAAAGCAGCACAGACCGACCGCAGACACCGTGTTTTGTCGCCGTACACATTTTTTTATTAAGCGTGGGTGTTTCCCCGCGGAACGAGGACCGCGGTCCCGACCGCGAACCCCAGCACGTACACGGAAAGGAAGAGCCCCCGGACGGCGGCGGTCGCGTAGCCGCTCGCGCCGGGACCCCCCTCGCGGATCCGGCGGTGGAGCCCCAGCACCTGCGCGAGCGAGCTCCACACGGCGATCCCCAGCATGGCGTACAAGGCCGGCCCGGGGACGAAGAGCGAGGCGATGTGGTTCGCGAACAGGAGAACCACGTGGACCCCGAGGAGCGGGGTGGTGAGGTCCCGCGGCGTCAGCGCCCGACACAGCTCCGTCAGTCCGGCGGCGGCGTGCCCCAGGACGAACACCTCCAGCCACCGCCGCGGGGCGCCCGCGTGGGCCCACTCCGGGTGGACGCGGGCGAACTCGGCGGCCAGCGCCGCGGCGACCAGAAAGGTGGCGAGGGGGATCCAGATGTGCTCGGGCCGCACGCGCCGCCGCGCGGGCTCGGGATCCCGCGCCGTCGTTCCCGAGCTCGCGCCCGCGCCCTCGTCGCCGGTCCCAACGCCCGGCCGGTGCGCGGGACAGGCCGCGGCGAGGCGGCCTCGGGCGGAGGAGGCCCCGAGCCCCGCCACCAGGGCCGCCGACAGGGCGGCGGCCCCGAGGTCCCCCGTCCACCAGAACCGCGCGCTGGCCCCGGCCGCGAAACCGCCGGCGAGGGCGCCCAGGGAAACGAGGAAGAGCGGCCGGGGGGCCGCGAACAGGGGGCGGACGTCTTCGGCCAACGCCACCGCCGCCGCGTACGCCGCCGCCAGGGCAAACCAGCGCGCCGGGGCCGCGCCGCGCGCGGAGACCCACGCGGTCACCGCCGCGCAGCCGGCGACCAAGCGCACCCAGGCGCACGCCCGGGCCGCGGCGCGCGCCCGCGGCGCGTGGGTCGGCGCGAACCCCAGGCCGGCGACGCCGGCGAGGAGCAGACCCGGCAGGGGAGACTCGTCTCGCGCGTCGGCGGGCAACACCACGGAACCCACGAACCCCAGCGCGGCGGCCTGCGTCCAGACGTGCGCGAGGCCCCGCACCAGGGCCAGGGCGCACGCGAGCGGGCGGCAGGGGTTCCCGGGGGCCCCCTGAGGATCCTCGGCGTCCTTCACACCCGACCCCATCGCGCCGCGTTTCCCCCCCTCTTCCTGGGCGCGCCTTATAGCCCGCGCGGAACAAAACACACACCCACCGGAGGCGGTCGTTTCGAAATGACGTTTATTTGCGCGTGACGTAGCTGGGGCGAGCGGGTCTACGGTATTCCGAACCCGGACCCGGGGATCGCACCGGGGTCCTGGTCCGACGCGGCAGCCGGGAACAGGGGGCCGCGGATGATGGGCGGGTTGGTGAAGTACCGGGCGTACAGGCCGTTGCGGGTTTCGCCCCGGGCCGGAAACGACTCCGCGGCGGCCCCGTCTGCCGCGGAGCCCGGCTCCGGGTCAACCGGACCGCCGGGGGACGGCGGTGGCGAGGGCGACACGCGGGGGTCCGCATCAACGACGTACACGGGGTATAACCGGGACTTCTTCCGGGCGGAAGCGCGGGCCGCCGCGTCCGCGAGCGCGCGCTTGGCCCCCGGGGAGGCGGGGGCGTCTGGCTCCGCCCCCACGGCCCCCTCCGGCCGCTCCTCCTTCTCCTTCTCTCCCGGCCGCTCTCCGCCCTCCTCGGCCCCCGGGGGAGGGGGAGCCGCCGCGGCCTCCTCGGGGACCGAGGCGATGTTCTGGGGGTCCAGCAGGAACACGGCCGAGACCGAGTTCGGGCCCGTCGCGGTGACGCACATGCTGGGGGTCGAGGAGGCGAAGAAGAACTTTAGGGTCGCCCCGCCCACCTGGAGCCGCTTGAGCACCGCGCGCCAGTTCCCGTCCTCGAGCGCCAGCGAGAACGTCCGCTGCAGGTTCGCGCCGTAGATCGTCTTGGCGGCCAGGGCCGCCTGGTCGGACTTTTTCAGCGCCCGCGACAGGATCTGCATCTGGGTGTCGGCCGTGCTCGGGGCGGCGCCCTCCTCCCTCGCGACGAACGTCACGCAGACGCCGCCGCCCGACACCGCGAAGCGCCCGCTGGGCCCGAGCTCCAGGGTCGTGGGTCCGGCCGGCAGGGCCAGGATTTTGGCCAGCTGCGGCTTCGTCAGGCGCAGCTGCACGTCGGCCCGGTCCTGCGGCAGCAGCACGACGAAACTCGCCAGCTCGCGCTTCATGAGGGTAGCGGCGCGGAGCTCCGTCGCCCCCGCCTCCGCCTCGGGATCCTCGACCCACACGCGCTGCCGGAGCGTGCGCTGCGGCGCTTCTCCGGAGATCGTCAGGTCCACGCGACTCAGGCCGGGGTACTGGCCGGCGCGCAGGGCGTTCAGCAGAGACCGCTTCTGGTCCACCAGCGACATGAACGCCGCGGGCGGCCCGCGCCACTCGTACAGGCTGAACAGCTCGCGCCCCAGCGGCAGAAACACCTGCTCCCCGAAGATCGTACACTGGATCAGGACGCCCCGCTCCCCGACGACCAGCATCGAGTCCAAGAGGCAGGTGCGCAGCGGGGCGAACGCGCGCAGCATTTCGGTCAGCTCGGGGCCCCGGAGCGCCAGGCGGCAGTTCACCGTCGATCTGGCGCAGGCGTCGTCGGAATCGCTATCGAAATCGTCGCCGGACCCCGGAAGCCGGGCCGCCGCCTCGACGGCCAAGCCGGACATTATGGCGGGGAGTGTCGGGTCGGGTCGGGCAGGGCCGGGGGATGACTCGAGATGGGGGGTGTCGGGCGGCCCGGCCGGCACGCGCTTTCGATTCGGAGCGGGCGGCGGGGCGGAGAGGCGATGTGTGTTGGGGGGCGGGGAGACGCGCGAGCGGGCGGCGGGGCGACCGGGGCCGACGTCTGAAGCCGCGGCCGGGGCCCCGAGTCGGTTAAATACTCCTCCGCCCCGCCAGGCCACACCCTCTCCCGGCCCCGAGGCGAGGCTGAGGGCGAGGGCCGAAACAGCGACAGGGCCCCGATTGCGCAAAAGGATCGCACCAATCCCCACGGGGCTGGCCCGGGGATGCAATTATAAGAAGCTCTCTGTGCGGGGGACGCCAGACTTGTTTGCTCGAGGCACTTACCCGGGTCGGCGCACAGGAACGGTGTTGAGGGGGGTTGCTCAACCTTTAAGGCGTTTTATAAAATAAAAAAAAATAAAAACAACCACACCCTCGTTGCTATGGGTCTCTTTGGCATGATGAAGTTTGCCCACACGCACCATCTAATCAAGCGGCGGGCCCTCAGGGCCCCCGCGGGCTGCTTCACCCCCATAGCGGTGGACCTGTGGAACGTGATGTACACGTTGGTCCTCAAGTACCAGCGCCGCTACCCCACCTACGACCGGGAGGCCATGACGCTGCGCTGCCTGTGCAGCCTCCTCCGGGTGTTCGCCCAGAAGGGCCTGTACCCGATCTTCGTCACCGACCGCGGGGTCGATTGCACAGAGGCCGCCGTGTTCGGCGCCAAGGCCATTCTGACGCACACGACCACCCAGTGTCGGACGGACGAGGAGGCGAGCGACATGGACAGCTCCCCCCCCGGGTCCCCCATTTCCGACGCGCGACCCAGCACCGCCTTCTCCAACATGCGCCGCCGCGGGTACTCGGCGGACGCGGGCTCGCGTCCGCAGGCCCCGGCCGCCGGCTCGGCCGCCAAGCCCGCCCTCAAGCTCGCCCACCGCTTCTGCATCCGCCTTCTGCGGGCGCTGGGGTACGCCTACATCAACTCGGGGCGCATGGAGGCCGACGACGCCTGCGCCAACCTCTACCACACGAACACCGTCGCCTACGTCCACACGACCGACACGGACCTCCTCCTCATGGGCTGCGACATCGTGCTGGACATCAGCCCCTGCTACATCCCCACGATCCACTGCCGCGACCTGCTGAGCTACTTCAAGATGAGCTACCCCCAGTTCCTGGCCCTCTTCGTGCGCTGCCACACGGACCTGCACCCCAACAACACGCAGGCGAGCGTGGACGACGTGCTGCGCGAGTGCGGCTGGACCCCCCCGGGCCGAGCGCGCGCGGACCACGGGGGCGAGGGGACGGCGCGCCCCTGGCGCCCCCCCTCGCCCCCGGTCTTCGAGACGCGCATCTCGTGGACCGACGTCCTCTCCCGGCAGCTGTCGGAGGCCGACGGCGACTGCGCCGACGACGACGAGGCGTCGCTCGAGCCGGTGGAGCCCCTACCGGAGCCCCGCGGGAGAGCGCCCGCCAAGGCCCGCTCGTCGTCCGAGATCCTCACCCCGCCGGAGCTCGTGACCGTCCCGGAGGCGCAGCTCGTCGAGGAGCACCGCGACTACGTGCGCCGGCGCCGGCGCCACGTGCTCCACGACGCCGCCGAGGCCGTGGACTGGCTCCCCGAACCCATGACCATCACCGAGCTCGTGGAGCTGAGGTACGTCAAGTACGTCATCTCCATCATCGCCCCCAAGCGCAGGGGCCCGTGGGTGCTGCTCAAGCGCCTCCCCATCTACCAAGACGCCCGCGACGAGGACCTGGCGCGCTCGCTCGTCAACCAGCACATCACGACGCCCGACATCGCCGCCGGGTTCCTCCACCAGCTGTGGACGACGGTGCCCTCTCCGCCCCCGCCATACCAGACCGTCTTGGCCAAGTTCTGGGACGAGTGACCGGACGCCCCCTCCCCGCGCCCTCCCGCCAATAAACGCTCTTCTGTCTGACCTCGTCGTTTCGGTCCAGTCATTCCCACCCCGCCGTCCCGCGCCCGCACAGACGACAAGACAACCACCGAGTACGCGCGACCGGAGGTTTATTGGGGGCGATGGGAAAACGAGAGGCTACAGGTCGTTGACGACCGCGCCCGCGTACGCGGTGCTGCGGCACTCGAAGAAGTTGGTGTGCTTCTCGGTGGACATCAGGCTCAGGGGGAAGCTGGGAGCGGGGGCGGGGGCGCCAAACAGAGGCTTCATCTTGATGAGGACCAGCAGGCGGTCGGCGCTGAAGCGGACGTAGTTCTCGATGGCGTCCAGGGCCGCCGCGTCCAGGACGCGGCTGTTGGCCGGCGCCTGGGATCGGATGAACCCGATCTCGATATCCACGGCCTCGCGGAACAGCCGGTACACCCGCTCTGCCGTGGGCTTGCGGTGCCCGCCCAGATAGTTGTTGTAGATGTAGCACGACGCGGTGGTGTGCACGGCCTCGTCGCGGCTGATGAGGTCGTTCGACTGGCACGTCACCCGCAAGAGGTTGTTGGTGCGCAGGAAGCCGATCGCGGCGAAGGACGCGGCGAAGAAGATGCCCTCGATCAGGATCATCAGGATGAACTTCTCGGGCACCGACTCGCACGCCTGCACCCGCGCCTCCAGCCACTCGACCTTCACGCGGATGGCCGGGTGGTGGATCGTCCGGGAGACGTACTCGCGGCGCGCCTGCTCGTTGTTGTGGAACAGCACCAGCTGGATGATGCTGTACACGCGCGAGTGCACCACCTCGATGGCCTCCTGCTCCACGTAGTAGTGGAGGATGTCCTTCTGGGGGAAGAGCCCCGAGAGCCCCCCGAGGTTCTCGGTCACCAGGTCGTCGGCGGCCGACAGAAAGGTGAAGAGGAAGCGGTAGAAGTTGAGCTCGTCGTCCGTGAGGCCGTGGACGTCCTCCTCGTCGCCCGCAAACACCAGCTCGCTCTCCAGCCAGCGGTTGAGGATGCTCAGGGAGCGGAGGTGGTTGATGTCCGGGCACTGGGTCGTGTAGAAGTACCGCTCGGGGTCGGGGGTGACCGCGGCGGCGGCGCCCGCGGGCTCCCTCCTCTCGAGGGAGCCGCCGGGGACTGCGGCGTCTGTGGGCGCGGGTGGGTCCATCGTACGCGGCGGGGGCGGGAGCGGGCTCGGGGAGGCGAGCGCGGGCGCTCACAGAACGCAGCTGGTGCAGACGATGTTGTCGTCCCCGCCGAAGACCCCGCTGTTGGTCGCCTTGCGGACCTTGCAGTAGTACATGCCCGTCTTCAGGCCCCGCTTATATGCGTGGACGAGGAGGCGCACCAGGACGGAGGCGGGGAGGGTGCCGTCCGCCCTCTCCGTGACGTACAGCGTCAGCGATTGGCTGTGGTCCACGTACGGGGCGCGGTCGGCGCAGAGGTCGATCAGCAGCTCCTGGTCGTACTCGAAGGCCGTCTTGAATCGCCGAAGCGGGTGGTCCGCGGCCAGGCACGGCAGCGCCTGCTCCACCGACCACTGCTTGGCATCGAGCCCATCGATGACCTCATTCAGCCGCCGGCCGGAGAACGTCTCCCGGAGCTCCTGCAGCAGCAGCGTGTTGGGGCGCAGCGTCTCGCCGTCGCGCGTGACCTTGCTGAACATGTTGGTGAAGAGGGGCGCGAACCCCTCGCTGACGTCGGCGATCTGCGCCGAGGCGACGGTGGGCATCAGCGCGATGAACTGGCTGTTGCGCAGCCCGTGCTTCATCATGCTCTGGCGCAGCCTCTCCCACTCGCCCTCGTACCGGGGGCGCGCGTCCGGAAAGCCCTCCCAGTGGAAGCGGCCGGCGCTGAACATGCTGTGCTTGAACTCGTGGAACGGGCGCGCCCCGTGAAAGCACAGGGCGTTGCTGGTCTGCATCGCCGCCAGCAGCATCACCTCGGCGATGTGGCGGTTCAGCTCCCGGAACTCCTCGGAGGCCAGGTCGAGCCCCATCTTGAGGCAGGCCGTATGCAGCCCCTGCATGCCGATGCCCATGGACCTCAGGCGGTCGTGGCCCCGGCGGCACTGGGGGGTGGGCTGGGCCGTGCGGTCGATCATGATGTTGACCATCAGGACGCACGCCCGCACGGCGTCGCGAAGCCGGTTGAAGTCGAACGTCCGGCCGACGACGCACTCCGCCAGGTTGACGCTGGCCAGGTTGCACACCCCGCTCTGGGTCGCGTTGGCGGGGTGGACGATCTCCGTGCAGAGGTTGGAGCCCGCGATGGCCGACCCCTGGGTGTCGTAGATGTAGTGGCGGTTCACGGCGTCCTTGAACATCACGAAGGGGCTCCCGGTGGTGGCCGCGGCGCGCACGATGGCGTAGGCCAGGTCCTGGATGGGCATCGCCTGGCCGAACCCGTTCTCCTCCTGGCGCACGTACAGCGTTTCAAACTCCTCCCCGTGGAAGCGGGACAGGGACAGGCCGGCCCTCCGGGTGAACAGGGTCCAGACGACGTTCTTCTCGCCCTCCAGGTAGCGGATGAGGCGCTTGAAGAACAGGTCCGGCATCCACAGGGCGCTGAAGATGTTGTCGCAGCGCCGCGACTCCTCGCCCGCCAGCACGCCCTTCATCCGCAGCACGGCCATGATGTCGCTGTGCCAGGGCTCCAGGTACACGGTCACGCCCGTGGGCCGCAGGCTCTGGTTGTTGTAGGCGGCCACGAGCGAGTCCAGGGCCTTGAGGGTGGGCATGATGCTGGCGTTCCCCCGGCGGGCGTCGTTAAACTCCTGCAGGCACAGCCCGATGCCGCCGCTGCGGGCCAGGATGGGGCCGACGTTCTGGGTGATGGCCGCGAGGGTCGAGTGGGTCGTGGTGGTCTGCGGGTTCACCAGGTAGCAGCTGCTCATGTAGGGCCGGCGGGTCCCCAGGCCCAGCATGGCGGGCGTCGAGGGCACGATCTCGTGGCCGTAGAAGCGGGTGAAAAAGTACGTGAACATCTCCAGCCACGAGCTGTCGCGGCCGAAGACGACCCGGCCGGCGAGGTCCGAGTGGCACGCCAGGTGTCCGGCAATGCGGGTGTACATCTGGGGCACGGACTCCAGGGCCCACGCGTCGATGCTCTTCAGGTAGAACTCCTCGTACTTCAGGGCCGACTGCAGCCCGCGCTCCATGAGCCGCATCGTCGGGCCGCGCTCCAGGCCCTCAAAGAAGGGTACCAGCTGACTCTCGTGGGCGCGCAGCTGCTCCACCAGCTCATCGTCGAGCCCTACCTCCCTGCACCGCATCCAGGCCTCGAAGGAAACCGAGCGGGCCCGAATGCGGAGGTGGACCAGCATCCCCAGTAGCCGGTACAGGCGGTCGGAGCGCCGCACCAGCGGCTTGAACTTGTTCACCAGCTGCGTCACGTAATCCACGAAGGCGACGGAGGTCCACACCTTGTGGGACATGGGCGGCACGTCCACGAACATGCGCTGCAGTTCGTAGATCGCGTACCGCAGCAGCCCGAACTCGCGGTAGCCGATCTCGCGGTAGCCGAGCTCGCACTCGGCGGCGAAGGTCTGCGGTTTGGCGCGCCGCTCCTCTTTTTCGCGGGCGCACCGACAGAAGTAGTTCAGCAGCAGGCTGGGGTCGCGCTTGCCGGCGTCGCCCAGGAACCGAGCCATGGCGGCCGCGTTTTTGTGGTTGAGCTCCAGCGGGACGGGAAACGTCGACGGGGGCCGAGGGGGTTCGCCGTCCGCGTCCCAGAACTGCTCGACGACCGGGTCGGCCCGGCGCTGGTCGCCGTCGTCGTCCGGCCGCTCCTCCGATAGCGGGGGTGCGGCCGGGGCGTTCTCTCCGGAATCGGAGGCCGAGGGGGGGTCTGTGGCCGGGGGCTCTGGTGGAGACGGGTCGGTCTGCGTTGCGATCGACACCATGGCCCCGCCGCGGGCGGGTGGGGTGACAAAGGCGACGACCGCCGCGTCGGAATCTGTGCTCGTCATGGCAATCGCGGTCCCACCGGCCGCTTCCCGGGGGCCCGCAGCGGCTCCGTCAACGACCATGGCGCAGTGCGAGCCACACTGCACGAAGCGGCTGTTGGTGATGCGACAGGACGAGGTTCCGTCGGTCGTCACCGTCACCCCGCTGGCCCGGTCGCAGTACAGAAACCGCCGGGGGTGGCGGATCGCGGTGGGGGGCAACTCGTTGTCCGGGGCGTTGTCGAGATCGCGGAACTCGGCCATGCCGGGGCAGGGGTCGGCGAGTCGGGGGTGCTTCGGCGGAAGGCGGGGGCGGGATAGGGCCAAGGCGCCGAACGGAGGTCGCTGCCGCGGAGGAACGGAGCGAGCGAGACACGGACGAACCGCAGTCGCGCACACGCAACCGAGACCTCCAGCCAGCAACGGCGATCGGCGGTGACCCAGGGGAGTTGGGTGCGCTTCTTTATAGACGGCTGGTGTGGGGGTGGGGCCACAAGCGGGCCTGGGGCTGAGTCACTCTAATAGCAGTTCCTGACCGCCCACGCCCCGGCACACCCACCCCACACCTCCCCTTTCCAGCGTTCCCCCCCCCACCAAGAACGACGCCAACAGAGGAGAGACTCGCAATGACGGCATACATGTTTATTAAGTTCGTTCTATCGGACCGGGGACTCGGCCCCCTCAGGAGCAGACCCGCCACTCGCCCGGTCGCCACACCACGCCTTCCAGGAGCACGACGGGGACGCTCACCGACCCGAAGCGCTCCGTGTGGCGCATGCACCGGGGGGTGTCGTCCGGCATGATCCCCAGCTCCGCGAAGGCCGCGTAGGCGCACGTGCGGCCAGTGGGCCGCCCCCGCAGGTCTGGCCGCCAGCGATACAGGCGGGCGGCGTACTGCGGCGCCTCGACCTGCCCGGGAGAGCACCGCGGGGCCCGCGGGTCGGCCGCCAGGGCCGCCAGGGGAAAGTCGGCGTTGCGTTCGGGTGGCGGGGCGGCCATGTCCTCGATGCCGTGGATGGTGTTGGTGGTCCGCAGGCGCCCAAACACCCGCTCCAGGGCCGACTCCAGCCCCCGCGGCGGCAGCTGGCTCTTGATCACGTACACGCAGCACAGCTCCTGGTCCCGGCGCTGACGGTAGGTGAACGCCAGGTAGAGGAACGCGGCCCCCGGGCGCCCGAAGCACAGCTCGGCGTCCAGGTCGATGAACGCGCACGCCGGGACGGTGATCGCCGACCTGGGTCTGCCCGGGCTTCCGGTGTGCGCGGCTTCGTGGGGCCCGCTGCACACCGCGGTGACGCTGGCCAGCTCGTCCTGCGTCACCCACGACGCCAGGCTCCCAAAGAACCGCAGCGTCTCGTGGGGGAAGACGTGGGTGTGGACCATGGCCCGCAGGCACTCGGCGAGCGCGTCCAGGCGCGCCCCCGCCCGCGCGCCCCGGTAGTTGGCGGTCACGTGGGTGCGGACGGCCTCGGCGGCCTCCCTGGCGTCGTACGCCGGGGCGCACGCGGCCACGAGGAAGTTCAGCGACACGAGCCCCGCGCGCGTACAGCCGCTCTCGGCGCGACAGGACCCCATCGTCGAGGCCTCCAACACCCGGCCCCACGCCTCCCCCAGCCACTCGACCCGGCGGCCCGGGGGGGCGTGCTGTCGGGCCAGGGCCGGGAAGTCGCTCGGGTGGCGGAGGGCCAGGATGACCGTGCCGGCGCGATCTGCGTCCGGCTGGCAGAGGTCCGTCAGGGTGATCTGGCGCGTGAGGTGGTGGCGGAAGGGGGAGGGTGCGGCGGCCGGGCGGCCCGCCCGCACGATCCCCTGCAGGAGCGCGCGCACGGCGCGCTCGGAGCCGCCGTCCGACGCGTCCCCCGGTGCGGGCCTGGCCCCGAGCGGGTCCAGCCCCAACAACCACAGCGTGGTGGCCGTCTGGCGCGGCGTCGCCAGGGTCGAGGAGATAGGGCCGTCGCGGCGAGCCCCGGTGGGTCGCAGGAGGCGGTGGAGGGGGGGGCTGCCCGCGGTTTCCGGAAGCGCGGCCTGGACGCCCGGGATGGGAGGTTTCGCTTTCATCCTCTCGGGTGGGCGGGGAGACTCTAGCGAGCCGAACGAACCCAGAGGCGGGCGAGGCGGACCCGGAACCCCCTTCGCGCGAGCTCTTCCCCCTCGGAATGGGAAGATTGTGTTCCCCGCGAGAGTTAAAAGGGCCGGCCCGCCACCGCACCCCGCTTCCGCCTGCCCCCGCCCGGGGCGCTCCCCGGCGACGCGGCCCGAGGTCCCGCGAAGGGGATGTCGGGACTCGCCGGCCTATAACACCCCGCACCTTCGTGTCGCGTTCGTGACACAGACGCCGTTTGCGGTCGGCGGTGCCGGTACTTCGCATCGGCCCCCGCGTCGCCGTTGGATCGCTCCCCGCCGGCTCGGATCGGTTTCGCCCGACTCCGGTGTCTAAGTCCCGCCGGGCCTAGGCGGCGGCGCTCGGTCGCCGTCCCGCTTCGGTGAGCCCGGGCCCCTCCGTTCCGGCCATGGTATCGCCGACACCAACGCCGCCCCCCAAGGAGGGCCGGGCCGCGACGCCCCCCAAGGAGGGCCGGGCCGCGACGCCCCCCAGGGACGATCGCGCCCCACCTGTGCCAAAAGACAACACGGCAGCAACGCCTTCCGACAACGCTCGGACCACGCCTTCCACAAAGGAGGACGGGGCGGCAGCGCCGCCCCCCGCCGCTCCCCCCGGAGACGGCCGGGCGCCCTCGCCGTCGGGCAACTCCCGCCCCGGTCACCCCACCGACGGGCCGCTGCAGTCGCTGTTGGGCGCGCTGGCGTCCCTGGCGGCAGCCGGGCCCGCGTCCCCGGCAGAAACCCCGAGGGATGCCGACGAGGACTCCGTTCTGCTGGCGGCCAAGCTGCGCGCGGCCATCGCGGCCTTTCTGCTGTCCACCGCCCCCATCCGCGTTGTGGATGCGCGCACCCACTGGCGCCCGCTGCTGGAGCGGCTATGCGACCTGCACGGGGCGCACGGCCTCCCGGAGACCGCGCTCCTCGCGGAGAACTTACCGGGCCTGCTCGCGCACCGCCTGGCCGTCGCGCTCCCCGACGACCCCGAGCGGGCCTTCGAGGCGATGGACGACCTCAAGGCTGGGGTATTGGCGACCACGTCCCCGGAGGCGACCCGTCTGCTGGAGGCGGCCGGCCTGCGGACCGCCGCCGCCCTGGGGCCGGCGCGGACCCGACAGTGCGTCACCGAGTGGACGGACCGCTGGCGGTCCGTCTCCGAGAGCTGCCTGCGCCTGGATCCGCGTGCGGCGAGCGGCGCCCCGGCCGACGCCTCGCCCCCGGTGTCCCCCATCCCGCTGGGCCAGCCCGGCGCCGGCCTCACGACGCCCGCGTACAGCACGATCTTCCCGGCCCCGTTTGTGCAGGAGGGCCTCAGGTTCCTGGCGCGGGCCAGCAACTGGGCAACGCTCTTCTCCACGCACCTCCAGCGCGTGGATGACGCGACGCTCACCCCGCTGACGCGAGCCCTGTTCACTCTGGCCCTCGTAGACGAGTACCTCACGACCAGGGACCGCGGGATCGTGGCGCCCCCGCGCCTGCTGGAGCAGTTCGAGCACACCGTCCGGGAGATCGACCCCGCCATCATGATCCCGCCGATCGAGGCAAACAAGATGGTCCGCACCCGCGAGGAGGTGCGCGTGTCGGCCGCCCTCAACCACCTCACCCCGCGCTCGGCGCGCGCACCCCCGGGTACGCTGATGACGCGCGTGCGCACGGACGCCGCCGTGTTCGACCCCGAGGAGCCGCTCCTGAGCTCGTCCGCCCTGGCCATCTTTCAGCCGGCCGTTGCCGCCCTGCTGGGCTCGGGCGAGCCGCCGTCGGCCGGCGCCCAGCGGCGCCTGCTCGCCCTGCTGCACCAGACGTGGGCCCTGATCCAGAACACCGGCTCCCCGTCCGTGGTCATCAACGCGCTGATCGACGCGGGCTTCACGCCCCTGCACTGCTCCCACTACCTGTCGGCGCTGGAGGGCTTCCTGGCCACGGGCGGCGCCTCCCGGGGCCTCGCGGGCCCCGGGCTCAGCGAGATCCAGCAGCTGTTTGGATGCATCGCCCTGACCGGCGCCAACGTGTTCGCCCTGGCGCGCGAGTACGGCTACCACTCCGGGTACGTGCGGGCCTTCAGGCGCATCCAGGACGCCTGCGAGAAGGCGCACGCGCGTCTCTGCGAGGCCGCGGGCCTCACGGGGGGCGTCCTGAGCCAGACGCTCGCCCGCGTCATGGGCCCGGTGACGCCGACGGAGCACCTGGCGAGCCTGCGGCGCGCGCTGGTGGGGGAGTTCGAGTCGGCCGAACGGCGCTTCGGCGCGGGCCGGGCCAGCCCGCTCCGGGAGACGGTCCTGATCTGGGTCGACGTGTACGGCCAGACCGAGTGGGACATCACCCCCGTGGCACCCGCCACCCCGTCGTCGGCGCTGCTGTCCGCCGGCCAGCCGGGCCACGCGCCCTCGATCCTCCTGGCCGCAGCCACGCGCATTCGCTTTCCGGCGCCCGACGGCGTCCCCCCCGCCGTGCTCTCCGACCCCGGGTTCGTTCCGTACGCCCTGTCCCTCGTGGTCGGGGACGCCCTGCGGACCACGTGCCGCGCCGCCTACCTCCCCCGCTCGATCGCGTTCGCCCTGCGGGTGCTGGCCTGGGCCCGGGACTTCGGCCTCGGGTACCTGCCGACCGTGGAGGGGCACAGGACAAAGCTCGGCGCCCTGATCACGCTCCTGGAGCCCGGGGCCGACGCCGCCGGCCCCCTCCCGACGATGCAGATGGCGGAGAACATCGAGCAGCTGCTCCGCGAGCTGCACGCGATCGTGCACGGGGCCATCGAGCAGCTCCGCCCCGTGGCCCAGCTGCCCCCCGTCCACCCCCCGGAGGTGGCCACGAGCCTCCTGCTGATCAGCATGTACGCCCTGGCGGCCAGGGGCGTGCTCGCCGACCTCGTCGCCCGAGCCGACCCCCTCGTCAAGCAGATTGAGGACGCGATCGTGCTGCTCCGGATTCACATGCGCACCCTCTCCGCCTTCTTCGAGTGTCGCTTCGAGAGCGACGGGGGGCGCGTGTACGCCGTCGTCGGGGAGGCCCCCGATCGCCTGGGGCCCTGGGCCCCGGACGCCATGGCCGACGCGGTCAGTCGATACTGCGCCGCCTACCAGGACACGAAGCGCGCCCTCACGGCCGCCCTGGCGGGCCTGCGCGCCGTGATCACCGAGGCGATGGCCCACCTGGGGGTCTGCGACGCGCTGGCGACGCAGGTCTCGCCAGACGGCAACGTGATGGCCACCGTCCTCCGCGAGGTGCACGCGTTCGTCACGGTCGCCGGGGGCATCCACGCCCGCGCGTCCAGGCTGCTGGCGGGGGAGCACGTGCCGGGGTTCTGCTTCATGGGCCACTTTCTGGCGCGCTGGCGCCGGCTGGCCACGGCCCACCACGCCGCCCGCACCGCCACGGGCCCCAGGCGCGTGGCCGAGTTCGTCCGGGAGCTGCACGACACGTGGATGGGGCTTCAGTCGGACCGCGCGCTGGTCGCGGCGCCGATCGCGAGCACGACCGACCAGCGCGCCGCGGCGGTCCGAGAGGTGTTGGCGGACGTGGACGAGGACGGCCCCCCGCCCGACTCCGCGGAGGGCAGGTCGGTTCTCACGAGCCGGCGCGACCTGGGCGCCTGGGGAGACTACAGCATGGGGCCGCTCGGCACCACCACGGTGCCCCCCGACTCGGTCGACCTGTCCCCCCAGGGCCTGGCCGTCATGCTGGGGATGGACTGGCTGCTGATGAACGAGATGCTGCAGGTGACGGACGGGGTGTTCCGCGCCTCGGCGTTTCGTCCCTTCCCCGGGCCGGACCCCCCCAGGGACCTGGAGGTGCGGGAGGAGGGGAGCCTCCTCCCGCTGCCGGACTCCCCGCCCCTCTCCACCGCGGACCCCCCACCGAGCCCCCAGCCGGGCCCCGCGGGGCCCCGAAACGTTCCGGAAGAGGACGACGACGAGGAGGAGATGCTGCTGTAGCCGCGCTGCGCGGTGTTTGGCCAATAAACCGATGTTTCCCCACTTCGGCGCGTCTGTGGTCCGTGTGGCGTCGCGCGCCCTCTTGCGGGCGGCTGGGGTGGGCGGCGGGGAGGGAAAGAAGGGATGGGCAGACCGCGCGGAAGGGGGGGCGGGCGGCGGAAACACCACACGGGCCCGGCTGTGCGGGCCCGGGGGTCGCATAAACACGCGTGGGGCCACCCTGGCCCTTTCATACGCTTCGGGACGCGCCCGCCGCTACCCCTCGCGATGGCACAAAGAGGGGACCGCGGGATCGTGGTCACCGGGGCCAGGAACCAGTTCGCCCCCGACCTTGAACCCGGAGGGGCGGTCTCGTGCATGCGATCGTCGCTCTCCTTCCTCAGCCTGGTCTTTGACGCCGGCCTACGCGACGCTCTGTCGGCCGAGGCCGTCGACGGCTGCCTGGTCGAGGGCGGGGCGTGGACGCGGGCCTCGGCCGGCAGCGACCCCCCGCGCATGTGCTCGGCCGTCGAGCTCCCCACCTTTCTGGAGTACCCGTCCGGACGCGGCCTGCGCTGCGTCTTCTCTCGGCTCTACGGCGAGGTGGCCTTCTTCGGCAAACCCGCCCCGGGCCTGCTGGAGACGCAATGCCCCGCCCACGACTTTTTCGCCGGGCCCTGGGCCCGGCGGCCGCTGTCGTACACCCTGGTCACCATAGGCGCGCTGGGGATGGGACTCTACCGCGACGGCGACGAGGCGTACCTCTTCGACCCCCACGGCCTGCGAGAGGGCTCCCCTGCCTTTGTCGCGAAGATCCGGGCGGGGGAGGTGTACACCTACCTCACGTACTACACCCAGGAGCACCCCGAGGCGAGGTGGGCGGGGGCGATGGTGTTTTTCGTTCCCGCCGGGCCGGGGCCGCCGGCCACGGCCGCCCTCACCGCGGCCGTGCTGCAGCTGTACGGGGCCAGCGAGACGTACCTTCAGGACGAGCCGTTCGTCGAGCGCCGCGTCGTCGTTTCGCATCCGCTGCGCGGCGATGACGTTGCCCCCGCGGGGGCGGTGGCGGTCGGTGAGGAGGCCGGGCGGGCCCCCGCCGCCGCGCGGAAGGCGCCACCCCAAACCCCGCCCCCCAAAGCGGCGGCCCCCGAGCCAGCTGGCGCGGCCGACGCGGGGGTGTGGGGCGCTGCCCTCGCGGGGGCGCCGCTGGCGCTGCCCGCCCCCGCCCCATCCGATTCCGCGGGCGGCGACGACGCCGAAGACGACGAGGACGGGGCCATGGAAGTGGTCTCCCCGCTGCCGCGGCCAAACCAACACTACCCCCTTGGGTTCTCCAAGCGCCGCCGCCCGACGTGGACCCCGCCGTCCAGCCTCGAAGACCTGTCCGCCGGCCGACACCACCCCAAGCGCGCCAGCCTGCCGACCAGAACGCGGCGATCCGCGCGGCACGCCGCTACCCCGTTTTCGCGAGGATCGGGGGGCGACGAGCAAACGCGTCCGGCCGCTGGGCCGCGGCCCCCGACCCCAGCCAGCCGACCCCCAACCCCCGGCGCACCCCCGACCCCCGGCGCACCCCCGACCCCCGGCGCACCCCCGACCCCCGGCGCACCCCCGACCCCAGCCGGTCCAACAACAGCGTCGTCCGAACCCCCGACCCCAGCCGGTCCAACAACAGCGTCGTCCGAACCCCCGACCCCAGCCGGTCCAACAACAGCGTCGTCCGAACCCCCGACCCCAGCCGGCCGACCCCCGACCCCAGCCGGCCGACCCCCGACCCCAGCCAACCCAACAGCGTCGTCCGAACCCCCGACCCCAGCCGGCCGACCCCCGACCCCAGCCGGCCGACCCCCGACCCCAGCCAACCCAACAGCGTCGTCCGAACCCCCGACCCCCAACCCAGAGGGGGCCCCGGCCCCGTCTTCCAACGAACAGCCCCCCGCCGCCGCTTCCACCGACGAGGCAACCCAGAAGGCGCTCGACGCGCTGCGGGATCGCCAGCCCCCGGAGCCCCCTTGCGGCAGCCTGACCGAGCTGCTCGGCCGCCACCCGGACACGGACGGAGGCGTGTCGCGCCTCGCGGCGCACGAGGCCGGCATCGCCCGCGAGGTGACCGAGTGCTCGCGGCTGACCATCAACGCCCTCCGCTCGCCCTTCCCGGGCTCACCCGGGCTGCTGCAGCACTGCATCGTCTTTCTGTTTGAGCGCGTTCTCGCCTTCCTCATCGAGAACGGGGCCCGCACGCACGCCGGGGCGGGGGCGGAGGGCCCGGCCTCGGGCCTCCTGGACCTAACGGTGAGCCTGCTCCCGCGAAGGACCGCGGTGGGCGACTTTCTGGCGTCGACGCGCATGACCCTCGCCGACGTGGCGGCGCACCTCCCGCTCATCCAGCCCGTCCTGGACGAGGGGTCCATCGTGGGGCGCCTGGCGCTGGCGAAGCTGGTTCTCGTGGCCCGCGACGTCATCCGCACCACGGACGACTTCCACGGGGAGCTCGCGGAGCTCGAGCGCCGCCTGCGGGCCACCCCCCCCACCGAGGTCTACGCGCGCCTGTCCGAATGGCTCCTGGAGCGCTCGAAGGCCGGCCCGGACACCCTCTTCGCCCCCGCCACCCCGACCCACCCCGAACCGCTGCTGCAGCGCATCCAGGCCCTCGCGGGGTTCGCCCGGCGCGAGGAGGTCCGGGCCGCCGCCGAAGACCGGGAGGTGCGCGGCGCCCTGGACGCCCTGGCGCGGGGCGTGGACGCGGTCGCGAGGCGCAGCGGGCCCCTGACCGTGGCGGCGGTGTCCCCCGAGGAGCCCGGGGAGGGCGGAGGCCGCCCCCACCCCCTGAGCCCCGAGGCCATCCGGGTTCGGCTGGAACAGCTGCGGGCCGACGGGCAGAAGGCCGTGGAGGGGGCGACGCGGGAGTACTTCCACCGGGGGGCGGTTTACAGCGCCAAGGCGCTGCTGGCCGGGGACGCCCGCGACCGCCGGTACCACGTGGCCTCCGCGCCGGTCGTGCCCGTGGTGCAGCTCCTCGAGTCGCTGCCCGCCTTTGACGCGCACGTGCAGGAAGTGGCCCGCCGGGCCCGGGTCCCAGCCCCGCCTCCGCTCGCCACGAGCCCCCCGGCCGAGCTGCTGCGGGAGCTGGTGCAGCGCGGGCGAGACCTGGAGGCCCCCGCCGACCTGGCCGCCTGGCTGGCGTCGCTGGGCGACGCCGCGGGCCAGGGGCTCGTCGTCCGTAAGGAGCTGGATGAGCTGGCCCAGGCCATCTACAAGATTAACGAGCGGACGGTGCGGCGGAGCTCGGGCCTGGCCGAGCTCGAGCGCTTCGAGGCCCTCGACGCGGCCCTGCGCGGCGAGCTCGAGAGCGAGGCCGCGTTCGAGCCCGGCGGCGGGGACGGCGCCGCCGCGGGCGGGCTGCCGGCCGAGACGCGGCGCCTGGCCGAGGACGCGCTCCACCAGGCCAAGGCCATGGCGGCCGCCAAGCTCACGGACGAGCTGTCGCCCGAGGCGCGCGAGCGCCTCGCCGCGCGCGTGCGCGCCATAGAGGCCATGCTGGAGGAGGCGCGCGCGCGCGCCGAGGCGGCCAAAGCCGCCCTGGCCCGCTTCTTTCAAAAGCTCCAGGGGGTGCTGCGCCCGCTCCCCGACTTCGGGGGGCTGCGGGTGGCCCCCGCCGTCCTGGCCACCCTCCGGGCGGACATCCCCGGGGGGTGGACGTGCCTGCCCGACGCCGCGCAGGCCGCGCCCCCGGAGGTGCGCGCCGCCCTGCGCGCCGACCTCTGGGGGCTGCTGGGCCAGTACCGGGGGGCCCTGGAGCACCCGACGGCCGACACGGCGGCCGCGCTCTCCGGCCTCCACCCCAACTTCGCGGAGGTCCTGCGGGACCTGTTTCCCGCGGCCCCCGAGACGCCCCTGCTGGTGAGCTTCTTTTCGGACCACGCGCCCCGGGTCGCCCAGGCCGTGTCCGAGGCCATCGCCGCGGGCAGCGCGGCCGTGGCCACGGCCAGTCCCGAGAGCACGGTCGAGGCGGCCGTCCGGGCCCAGGGCGTCCTCGCCGACACCGTCGCCGCCCTGAGCCCGGCCGTCCGGGATCCGGCGTGCCCCCTGGCCTTCCTCGTCGCCCTCGCGGACAGCGCCGCGGGCTACGTCAAGGCGACCCGGCTGGCCCTCGGCGCCCGCCGGGCCATCGCGCGCCTCGGCGCCCTGGGGGCGGCGGCCGCGGACCTGGCGGTGGCGGTGCGGCGGGAGAACCCCCAGGCGGACGGCGACCGCGCCGCGCTGCTGGAGGCGGCCGCGCGCGCCGTCGAGGCGGCGCGCGCGGGCCTGGCCGCCTGCGAGGGGGAGTTCGGGGGCCTGCTGCACGCCGAGGGCTCCGCCGGGGACCCGTCCCCGAGCGGCCGGGCCCTGCAGGAGCTGGGCAAGGTGGTCGCGGCGACGCGGCGGCGCGCCGACGAGCTCGAGGCCGCCGCCGCGGACCTGGCGGAGAAGCTCGCGGACCGGGACGCCCGCGCCGGCCGCGAGCGCTGGGCCGCCGACGTGGAGGCGGCCCTGGACCGCGTGGAGAACCGCGCCGAGTTCGACGCCGTCGAGCTGCGCCGCCTGCAGGCGCTGGCCGCGCAGAACAAGTACAACCCGCGGGACTTCCGCAAGCGCGCCGAGCAGGCCCTCGCGGCGAACGCCAAGACCGCGACCCTGGCCCTGGAGGCGGCGTTCGCGTTCAACCCCTACACCCCCGAGAACCAGCACCACCCGGCGCTGCCGCCGCTCGCGGCCGCCCGCCGCATCGACTGGGGGCCCGCGTTCGGCGCCGCCGCCGAGACGTACGCCGAGATGTTCCGGGTGGACACGGAGCCGCTGGCGCGGCTGCTGCGCATCACCGGGGGGCTGCTGGACCTCGCGCAGGCCGGCGGGGGCTTCATCGACTACCACGAGGCCGTCTCCCGCCTGGCCGAGGACCTCAACGGCGTGCCCTCCCTGCGGCACTACGTGCCGTTCTTCCGCCGCGGCCACGCCGAGTACCTGGAGCTCTGCGACCGCCTCGACGCGCTGCGGGCGGACGTGCACCGGGCGCTGGGGGGCGTGCCGCTGGACCTGGCCGCGGCCGCGGAGCAGACCGTCCGCCTCCGCGGCGACCCGGCCGCCGCGGCGGAGCTGGTCCGGACCGGCGTCACCCTGGCGTGTCCGAGCGAGGACGCCCTGGCCGCGTGCGTCGGGGCGCTCGAGCGCGTGGACCAGGCGCCGGTCAAGGACACGGCCTACGCCGAGCACGTCGCCTTCGTGGCCCGGCGCGACCTGGGCGAGGCCAAGGACGCGCTGGTCCGCGCCAAGCAGCAGCGCGCCGAGGCCACCGACCGCGTCACGGCCGCCCTGCGGGAGGCGCTCGCGGCACACGAGCGGCAGGCGCGGAGCGAGGCCGAGAGCCTCGCCAACCTGAAGACGCTCCTGCGGGTCGCGGCGATCCCGGCGGCCGCGGCCAAGACGCTGGAGCAGGCGCGCTCGGTGGCGGAGATCGTCGACCAGATCGAGCTGCTGCTGGAGCAGACCGAGAAGGCGGCCGAGCTGGACCAGGCGGCGGTCGACTGGCTGGAGCACGCGCGGCGCGTCTTCGAGGCGCACCCGCTGACCGCGGCGCGCGACGGCTCCCCCGACCCGCTCGCGCGCCTGCACGCGCGCCTGGACGCGCTCGGCGAGACGCGGCGCCGGACGGCCGCCCTGCGGCGCTCGCTGGAGGCCGCGGAGGCCGAGTGGGACGAGGTGTGGGCGCGGTTCGGGCGGGCCCGCGGGGGCGCGTGGAAGTCGCCGGAGGCCCTCGGGGCCGCGCGCGAGCAGCTGCGCGCGCTCCAGACGGCGACCAACACGGTGCTGGGGCTCGTGGCGGACGCGCACTACCCGCGGCTCCCGGCCAAGTACCAGGGCGCCATCGGGGCCAAGAGCGCCGAGCGGGCGGGGGCCGTCGAGGAGCTGGGCGTGGCCGTGGAGCGCCACGACGGCCTGCTGGCCCGCCTCCGCGAGGACGTGGTGGCGCGGGTGCCGTGGGAGATGAACGCCGACGCCCTGGGCCGCCTGCTGGCCGAGTTCGACGCGCTCGCCGAGGACCTGACCCCGTGGGCGGTGGACGAGTTCCGGGGCGCGCGGGCCCTCGTCCAACACCGACTGGGCTTATATAGCGCGTACGCCAAGGCCCGCGCCCAAACGGGCGCGGGCGGGACCCCGCCGCCCGCGCCCGCGCCCCTGCTCGTCGACGTTCGGGCGCTCGAGGCCCGCGCGCGGAGCCCGGGCGAGCGCCATGAGCCGGACCCGCGGACGGTGCGCGGCCGGGGCGAGGCGTACCTGCGGGCGCGCGGAGACCCGGGGCCCCTGGAGCTGCGCGAGGCCACCAGCGACCTGGACCTGCCCTTCGCGACCAGCTACCTGACCCCGGACGGAACGCCGCTGCAGTACGTCGTGTGCTTCCCGGCCGTCACCGACAAGCTCGGGGCGCTGCTGATGCGGGCCGAGGCGGCCCGCGCGCGCCCGCCGCTGCCGCCCGAGGGGCTCGATTCCACGCAGACGCTCGCGGCCATGTGCACCGTCCCCCTCATCACGCAGCTCCAGCTGGCCCTGAGCGACGCCCAGGGCGACGGCTTCCGGCTCTTCGGGCGCTTCGTGCGCCACCGCCAGCCGGGCTGGCGCGACTCGGCGGCCGCGGCCGCCGAGCTGTACGCCGCCCTGACCGCGACGACGCTGACGCGCGAGTTCGGGTGCCGCTGGGACGAGCTGGGGTGGGAGCGCGGGGCGCCGGCGCCCGCCCCGCTCGCGGAGCCCGCGGGCACCCGGCGCCCCCGCGTGACCTTCAACATGAACGACGTCATGGTGGCGCTGGTGGCCGGCACCCCGGAGCACATCTACAACTTCTGGCGCCTCGACCTCGTCCTCCAGCACGAGTACATGCACCTCACGCTCCCCGCGGCGTGGGAGACGGGCGCCGGGGCGATCCTCTTCGTGCAGCGCCTGACCCCCCACCCCAGCCCGGAGGTCCGCGTGCTGCCCGCGGTCGCTGCGGGCCCGCCCCCGGCCACCGGCCTCCTGTTCGGCACGCGCCTGGCGGACTGGCGCCACGGCAAGCTGTCGTCCTCCGACCCCCTGGCGCCGTGGCGCGCGGCCCCGGAGCTCGCGGCGGGAGGCGCGGCGGCCGCGCTCGGGGGCCTCGGTGGCCCCCGGGCGCTGGTGGCGGTTAGCGTGCTCGGTCGCATGTGCCTTCCGAGCGCGGCGCTGGCCGCGCTGTGGTCGTGCATGTTCCCCGAGGGCTACTCCGAGTACGACAGCCTGGACGCGCTGCTGGCGGCCCGCCTGGGGGCGGGCCGCCCGCCCGACCCGCAGGGCGGCCGCGAGGACGTCCCGGCCCCGCCCGCCCACGCCCTGTACCGGCCCTCGGGCCAGCGCGTGCTGGTCCGCGGCGGCGCGCCGGATCCCGCGGCCCGCGTGACCGTTATGGACCTGGTGCTGGCGGCGACGCTTCTGGGCGCCCCCGTCGTCGTGGCCCTGCGCAGCGACCCGGCCTTCTCCAAGGGCTCGGAGCTGGAGCTGTGCGTGACGCTGTTTGACTCGCGCGAGCGGGGCGCCGACGCCGCCCTGCGAGAGGTCGTGTCGTCCGACGTGGAGACGTGGGCCACCGACCTGCTGCACGCCGACCTCAACGCCATCGAGAACGCGTGCCTGGCGGCGCAGCTGCCCGCGCTGTCCGCGCTGATCGCCGCGCGGCCGCTCGCGGGGAGCCCCCCGTGCCTGGTGCTCGTCGACATCTCCATGGCGCCCCTCTTCGTGTTGTGGGAGCAGCCCGACCCCCCCGGGCCCCCGGACGTGCGCTTCGTGGGCAGCGACGAGATCGAGGAGCTCCCGTTCGTGTCCCCCGGCGCGGACGTTCTCGCCGGGCTCGCCGCGGAGGGAGACCCCTTCTTCGCGCGAACCATCCTCGGCGCGCCCTTCTCGCTGTCTCGCCTGCTGCACGAGACGTTTCCGGGGGCGCCGGTACACCGGCGCCCCCCCGAGGCGCGGTTCCCGTTCGCCGCGGGCGCCGGCCCGGACCCCGGCGGCGGCGCGCCCCCCGACCCCGAGGCGCCGCCGCCCCCCTCCCACCAGACACCGGCCATCCTCCCGGACGAGCCCGTGGGCGAAACCGTGCACCCTCGGATGCTCACGTGGATCCGCGGCCTGGAGGAGCTGGCGTCCGACGACGCGGGAGACCCCCCGCCCCCCCTCCCCCCCGCGGCCCGCCCGGCCGCGCCCGATCGATCCGTCCCCCCGCCCCGGCCCGCACCTCGGCCATCCGAGCCGGCGGTCCAGTCTCGCGCCCGCCGACCGGACGCCCCGCCGCAGTCCGCGAGGCCGCGGACGCCCCGCGACGACCCGGGGCCCCCGGCCGCACCCAGCACCCTCCCCCCAAGCCCGCCTCCCCCGGCCCCGCACCCTCCCGACCCGCCTCCACCGGACCCCAGCCCCCGCCCAAACGAGCTCGGGGGCGGCGAAACAGCCGCCGCCCCCAGCGCCCCCGACCCCCCGCCCCCCCAGACCGTCCCGGCCCCCGAGCGACCGCGAGACGACCGCGCCCCAGCCCCGGGGCGCGTGAGCCTCCCGCGGCGCGCGTCGCGGCAGGGCCGCCCCGCGCCGTCCTCGCCGCTGCAGCGCCCGCGGCGCCGCGCCGCCCGGCCCGCCGTCGGCTCTCTCACCAACCTGGCCGACCCCCATCCCCCGGGCCCGGAGACGCCAACGCCCACGTCCCCTACCGCCAACCCCCACGCCACGACGGCTTCGGCGACCCCCGCCCCCCCGCCTGTCGCAGCGACCGGCCCAACCCGACCCACGTCTCCCGCCACACCCACGCCCACCGTCGCCGCTGCGGGGCGGGCATCTGCGCCACCCGCCCCTGCTGCCCCTGCTGCCCCTGCTGCCCCTGCTGCCCCTGCTGCCCCTGCTGCCCCTGCTGCCCCTGCTGCCCCTGCTGCCCCTGCTGCCCCTGCTGCCCCTGCTGCCCCTGCTGCCCCTGCTGCCCCTGCTGCCCCTGCTGCCCCTGCTGCCCCTGCTGCCCCTGCTGCCCCTGCTGCCCCTGCTGCCCCTGCTGCCCCTGCGCCCGCAGCAGTTCCTGTAGTCGTTCCGGCCCCTACGGCCACCTTGACCGCAACAACCACCACTTCCCCCGCGCCCGCTGCGACCCCCGCCTCGCCCGTCCCCACGCCCACTTCCTCCCTACCCACGCCCCCGTCGAAGCCGCCCGCGTTCTTCCAACCGAGTCTCGCGACGGGGGGCTCGGTGGCGCCTGGCGGCGACTTTCGGCGGCGCGCCCCGAGCCGGCCCACCGCCGCCGTCCCCGCCGCGCCCTCGCGGCCGCCCGCTCGCCGCCTGGCGCGGCCCGCGGTGTCGCGCTCTACGGAATCCTTCGCCCTGCCCCCCGACGAACTCGCGCGCCCCCGAACCCCCGAGGCGCCCGCGCCTCCGACCGAAACCGAGGAGGCACCGGTCGCCGAACGCCCCGCGCCGCCCGAACCGCCGCAGGGGCGGCCGCCCTCCCCAGCGGCTCCAGACGCCGGCCCCGCGGCGGCGAGCGGGCCGTCTGGAGGCGTTCCGGCCCCACGCCTCGGGGCGCTGGTGCCGGGGCGGGTTGCGGTCCCCCGACGGCAGATCCCACCTCCCGCCCCCCCGCGCGAGATCCCCGCCCCCTCCCCGCCCCCCCCGCGCAGCCACGCCCCCCGCGTCTCCTCGTGGGCGTCGTCCCTCGCGCTCCACGAAGAACCGGACGCCGGGCCCGTGTCGCTGAAGCAGACCCTGTGGCCTCCCGACGAACTCGATGACGCATCAGACGACTCCTCGCTGGACTCGGACCCCGAGCGGCTCGACCTCGGGTCGCTCGACCCCGAAACCGACCCGGAAACCGACCCCTTTGCCCATCCACCCGACCCCAGGGCGCCAGAGGCTGGAGACCGGGCCTCTCCGAGCTCCTACTTCGGGCCCCCGCCCCTCTCGGCCAACGCGGCCCTCTCGCGGCGCTACGTGCGAAGCACCGGTCGCAGCGCGCTGGCGGTCCTGATCGAGGCGTGTTGGCGCATACGACGACAGCTCCGGATGACCCGCCACGCGCTACTCAATCGGAGCGGAGCGGTACTGACTGGCTTGTATCACGTGCGCATGCTCCTGGGCTAGACGCATCGGATCGCGGCACCCCAATCCACGACCCCCAAATACCCCACCGTTTGACAACAACCACAATAAACAAACAAACGACCATTTCACGCGAGCGTGTGTTTTTTGTTTGTAGCTTTATTCGGTTAAAACCCCAGAGAGGAGAGAGCCGGGCGGTGCGCGCTGGGTGGGCGGAAGAGGGTGGCGGCTGCGGGTCCCGACCGCGCCTAGGGGGTGCCCGCGGGTTGGTTGTTGGGGGCGGCCAGGAACGGCATGTAGGTTCGGCGGAGGCCGAACGCGGGCCGCAGCCACGCGCCCGGCGCCTCCCTGCTGAACATCGGCTGCAGCTCCAGCGTGTGGTTCGCGTGCGCCCTGCACAGGTCGGCGAGCGCCCCCGCCTGTCCGCGGATGAAGTTGCGGGCCGCGGCGCGGTTGCCCAGCGGGTGGTCGTGGGTGTGATCGATGGGCCGGGCCTCGTTGACGGCCAACACGATCTCTCGCAGCCCCAGCGCCTGGATGCGCTCGGGGTGGAGGGTGTCGGGCAGGTGGAACCGGGGGTCCGCGTCGGCCATGGCGCAGCGGCGACGCGGGCGCGAGGGCGACCGGGGGGAGAGGAGGAGGGCGGCGGCGACGGCGGTGGGAGAAAGACCACACGGAGGCGAGAGGCGCGAGCGCACTGGTGCCCCCCGGTGCCGGACCGCCGCCTTTTATCGGGCGAGGCCGCTCAGCCAGTAGAGCGCGGCCCCCAGGACGAGTCCGGCGGCCACAAGCAACGGAGGCGGAACCGCCCGCGGGTGCCGGAGCGGCGGGGGCACGCACCACCACCCGCGGGCCACCGCCGTCGCGCTCGGAGGCGGCTGCGGCGCGGCCGGCGCCGCGGGCAGGGGCGCGGGGGGGCGGCCGGACCCGGCGGCCTCCGTCTCGACCCCGTCCCTCTGGGTTCGGCGGCGGCGCGCCAGGGCGTGCTCGGCCGCGCGACAGAGGATGCGCCGCGTGCGGCCGGCGTCCTCCGGGCCCATGAACCGAAACGCTAGCTGAACCCGAGGCATGCGAACGAAGCAGTGGATCCACATGCTCGCCATCATCGGGCGGGGGTCGAGGCCGACGCGGGCCTTGATCTCGTCGAGGTCGCCGAGGGCGAGCCCCGTGGCCTCGGTGGACTGCAGGATGACGTTGTTCTGGTCGGCCGTGATCGCCCCCCCGGGGGCCCCGTGGGGGCGCGAGAAGAACCCCTGAAAGAGCACCGATACGCCGGTGTTCTGCACGCGCAGGTACGGGTTGCAGGGGACGTCCGCCCAGTCGCGCATGAGCCGCAGCACGTATTCGATCGGAAAGGAGTCATCGGACCCGTTCTGCCCGTTGAACTGGAAGGCGCAGCGCAGGGGCGGGTTGTTTGGCAGATAGGGCCCGGCCTCGCACTCCCCGCCCCGCAGCGTGGCCGGCACCACTAGCCGGATGCGCTGTATCAGGCCCTCGAAGGAGTCGGCGCGGCGGTCCGCGTAGGGCTTTCGGTGGTCCAGCATGGCGACCGCGAGCGGGAGGCGGCGCGGGCGCCGGGGCCGCGGACCGACGCGGGCGAGGTCTACCCCCGCAGAATCTGGTGCAGGTCGAGGAAGCGGTTGATGACCGCCGCGAACCGACCCCGCTTCTGCGCGAGCAGCTCGGCGTGCGCGCACGACGGCGTTCGCGTCTGCCCGCGGTCCTCGGGGCCGGGGGGCTTTATATCCTCCGCGTACGCCAGCAGGGACGCCAGGCGCTGGGTGCGAGACAGATAGTTGAGCTTGGCGTCCGTGGTGGGAAAGACCACCTCCAGCTCGACGGGGGTCAGGTCCTCGAACCACACGGCGGCGTCCCCCGCGGTCCCGTCCGCGTCGTCTCGCGAGACGTAGCTCGCCTCTAGACTTTCCAGCGAGCGCGACAGCAGCACGCAGTCGGGGATCGCCTCCCTCAGCGTTCCCGGGCGCGGCTTTCCAGACGACATGAGCGACCCCGGGGCGTCCCTCCTCTCGGCCGCGGGGCGAGCCGCGGCCCCGGACGGCGGCTGGGCGGCGGGGGCGTTTGACCGCGCGTATGTCGCCTTCGACCCGGGCCTCCTGGCTCTTAACGAGGCGCTCTGCGGCGAGCTGCTGGTGGCGTGTCACGTGATTGGCGTGCCGGCCTCCGGGGCCCTGGACGAGGACGTCGAGGCCGAGGCCCCGGCCCCCGCGCACCCCCGGCCGGCCGCGCGCGGCCGGGCGTCCGGCGCGCCCCCGCCCGCGGCCGCCGACCCTGCCGGGGAGCCACTCCCCGACACCGGGCCCTTCGTCGCCGCGGCCGCCGAGACGTTCGCCCTCGACCGCCCGTGTCTCGTCTGCCGCACCATCGAGGCGTACAAGCAGGCGTACCGCCTCTCGCCCCAGTGGGCCGCCGACTACGCGTTCCTGTGCGCCAAGTGCATGGCGGCGCCCCAGTGCGCCGCCGGCATCTTCGTGGCCGCCTTCGAGTTTGTCTACGTCATGGACGCCCACTTTCTCCGCTCCGGAGGGGGCACCCTCGTGGGCTCCTTCGCCCGGTTCGAGCTGACCATCAACGACATCCACCGGCACTTCTTCCTCCACTGCTGCTTTCGGACGGACGGGGGGCTGCCGGGCCCGCCCCCCCCGAAGCCGCCCGCGCCCCGGGCCGCCGCCTCCCCCGGGACCGCGAAGGTGCAGTACTCCAACTTCTCCTTCCTCGCCCAGTCCGCCACCCGCGCCCTGCTCGGAACCCTGGCCGCCGGTGGCGAGGAGGGCGCGGCCGGCGGCCAGGGGCCCCAGCCGTCCCTGGCCACGGCCCTGATGAACTGGAAGGAGTGCGCGCGCCTGTTGGACTGCACCGAGGGCCGGCGTGGCGGCGGCGAGAGCTGCTGCACGCGCGCCGTGGCGCGCAACGCCGAGTTCGAGGCGCGCGAGACGACGGCCCGCGGGCGCCAGCCCGCGGACGCGTGGGGACACGCCGACCTGATCCTGCTGCTCCTCGCCGGCACCCCCGCCGTCTGGGAGCCGGGGCCCCGGCTCCGCGCGGCGGCGGAGGCCCGCGCCGCCACGGTGTCGCAGGCGTGGGACGCGCAGGCCGCGGCGCGGCGCGGAGCCCCGGCGTCGCGCTTCGCGCAGTTCTGCGGCGCCGGGGCCCGGCCCGACGCGGAGCTCGGGCCCCTCCTGGCGACCGTGCTCAAGCACGGTCGCAGCCGCGGGCGCACGGGAGGCGAGTGTCTGCTGTGCAACCTGCTGCTGGTGCGGGCCTACTGGCTGGCCCTGCGGCGCCTCCGGGCCGAGGTCGTCCGGTACTCCGACAACAACACGAGCCTCTTCGACTGCATCGCGCCGGTGGTCGACCGCCTGGCGGCGGACCCGGAGGCTCAGCCCGACGACGGCGGGCGGTTCGCCGCCCTGCTGCGGGCGGCCGGCCCCGAGGCCATCTTCAAGCACATGTTCTGCGACCCCATGTGCGCCATCGCCGAGATCGAGGTCGACCCCCGGGTCCTGTTCGGACACCCCTCCGTGGACGACGGGGAGGAGCTGCTCCTGCACAAAGCCCGGCTGGCGTGCGGCAACGAGTTCGGGGGGCGGGTCTGCACCGCGCTCCGGGCCCTGATCTACGCGTTCAAGACGTACCAGGTATTTCTGCCCCGACCCACGGCGCTCGCCACATTCGTGCGCGAGGCCGGCGCGCTGCTCCGACGGCACTCCATCTCGCTCCTGTCGCTGGAGCACACCCTCAGCACCTATGTATGACGACGGGGCCCGCGAGCGGCGGCGCGCCTCCCGACGCGCCTCCCGCTTCGCCCGTGCCGACGGCCTGGGCGTGGAGCGGCCCGCGGGCCGGCGATCGACGCGCAGCCGCTCGTCCCTCCGCCGACTGGAGCCCAGCGCCTGCGAGCGCGAGCGGTACCGCGGCGTGTTCGCCGCGCTCGCCCAGACGCCCTCCGAGGAGATCGCCGTCGTGCGCTCGCTCTCCGTGCCCCTGGTGAGGACGACCCCCGTGGCGCTGCCCTTCGACCTGGAGCGCACCGTGGCCGACAACTGCCTCACCCTCTCGGGGATGGGGTACTACCTCGGCATCGGCGGCTGCTGCCCCGCCTGCAGCGCGGGCGACGGGCGCCTGGGCGCCGCCAGCCGCGAGGCGCTCATCCTCGCCTTCGTGCAGCAGATCAACACCATCTTCGAGCACCGCGCCTTCCTGGCCTCGCTGGCTGTCCTGGCGGACCGCCAGGACATACCCCTGCAGGACCTGCTGGCCGGGGTGCTCGCCCAGCCCGAGCTGTTCTTCGTGCACACCATCCTGCGCGGCGGCGGCGCCTGCGACCCCCGCCTGCTCTTCTACCCGGACCCCACCTACGGCGGCCACATGCTCTACGTCGTCTTCCCGGGAACCTCGGCCCACCTGCACTACCGCCTCATCGATCGCATGCTGACCGCGTGCCCGGGCTACCGCTTCGTGGCCCACGTGTGGCAGAGCACGTTCGTGCTCGTGGTGCGGCGCGGCGCGGAAAGAACGACGACGGACGCGGACGTCCCGACCGTGTCGGCGGGGGACATTTATTGCAAGATGCGCGACATCAACTTCGACGGGGGGCTCATGCTAGAGTATCAAAGGCTCTACGCAGCCTTTGACGAGTTTCCTCCTCCGTAGCGCCGGCGCCCGCGGCGCGGAAGCCGGCGCCGCGGAGGCGGATCGCCGTCTCCTCCTCGGGGTGCCACACCTCCGGAATAAAACGCTTCAACAGATTTTCCGTTATCTTGGCGTTATTCCCGAATAGGGCCTTGAACGTCACGCACGCCGCGCCGATGAGGTGGGAGAAGTAGTAGTCGGTGTTGAGGGGCACGCGGTGACTCACCGCGTGCCCAGGGTCCTCGGCCAGCTCCGAGACCAGCAGCTTGCGCCGCTTGGCCTCGGACTCGCCGGCCTGCCGGCCGTGGGGTCGCTTGGGGGCGGGGCCGGTCGGGGACGGGCGGTCCGGGGGCCGGGGGGACCCCTCCCCGAGGGACGCGGGCTCGGGGGCGGGGGGCGCGGCGTCCAGCTCGCGGAGCGCGTCGATCCGCGCCACCGTCTCCTCGACCTCGCGCGTCTGGGCCACTATGACGTACGGGATCCGGTCCTTGATGGAGGGCACCTGGTCGCGGCGGGCCAGCAGCTTGTAGTAGACCGTGAGGTGGGGCAGACGCTTGTTGGCGTAGGCGCGGGGGTGGCGGCTCAGCTCGGCCGTGAGCACGAAGTCGCGCACGTCCCGGTCGGGGTCGGTGATGCGCCGGTGGGCGTCCACGAGGACGCGCCCGAAGGCGTCCAGACCGACCGGCAGGGGCCGCGCCAGCCACTCCTCCGCGGGGCGCGCGGCCAGGGCGGCGGCGGCCGCCGAGACCGCGTCGTCGTAAAACAGCAGGTCGACCAGGGCCCGCGACGTGCGGTTGATGAAGGCGCAGTTGTTCTTGCGGACCAGGTCCACGCCCTTGATGAGCATCTTCCCGCCGCAGACGACGCCGATGTACTTCTTCTTGGCGATGAGCAGGAGCTTCGTGAACGTCTTCTCGCACTCGAGCTTGATGGGGGGGAGGAAGAGCGCCCGCGAGATGTGGGCGGCCATGCGGTCGCCCATGGCCGTCAGGCCCTCGGCCGTCAGGCCGCGGCACAGCACGAAGACGGAGTCCGTGTCGCCGTAGATGATGCGCATCGAGTACGGCCCGGGGGCGCGCATGCCCGCGGCCTCGGGGAAGTCGGCCTCCAGGCGGTCCAGGGTCATCCAGCGCTCGTGCACGTACTCGCGCGTTGCGAGCAGCATGTCGCGGCCGATGGTTGTGACGGTGGCCGCGACGTGCAGGCAGGGCAGCAGGCCGTGCTGCACCCCCGTGAACCCGTACACCGAGTTGCACACCACCTTGATGGCCGCCTGCTGCTTGTCGAGGAGCACGGCCTCCTCGGGCGTGCTCTGGGGGATGCGGGAGCGGATCTGCTTCCGCATGGCGAGCCAGTCCCGCAGCAGGATGCTGAGGAGGCTTTCGCGCACGTGGGCCTTGACGAAGAACAGGCGCCTGCCCCCCACCTCGATGGCGAGGTAGTCCCGGTCCGGCTCCAGGCCCGCCACGGCGTCCGCGCTGAGCGACAGCGTGCTGAAGCAGAGGTTGTGGGCCTGGATGATGCTGGGGTAGAGGCTGGCAAAATCGAACACCACCACGGGGTCCACGTGAAAGCCGGACGTGGGGTCGAGCACCTTGGCGCCCTGGTATCCCACGTGCCGGCCCCCGCCGCCCTCCCGCGCGGAGCCCGCCGCGCCGCCGTCCCCGATCGCGTCCGCGTCCTCCCCCCCGTCTGCCGCGGCGTCTCCCGCCTCTTCGCCCCCGGCATCGTCCTCCTCCTCATCGCCGGCACGGCCCGTGGCCGTCGTCGCCTGGCTGGCGGCGGCGAAGCGGCCCTGGTTGTCCGGCAGCAGGAAGCCCTTCTGGCCGGCGAGGCGCAGCAGGCACGTGTACACGCGGATCTGCTGGCCGTCGTAGATGGTGCGGGTCAGGGTGATGCCGGCGAGTCGGGCCACGGCCGACAGCTCGAGGTGGGGCAGGAACTTGAAAAAGAGCTGGCCCACCAGCAGCGAGTCCTGCACGCAGTACTCGCCGATCACCCCGCGCTGCGCGGGCCCGGCGGCGTAGTACCGGGGGATGTCCCGGTAGTTGAGGTCCTTCTTCTTGTCCTTGAGGACCGCCTCGGCGACGGCGTTCAGCTTGTAGCTCGAGAGCTTGACCTTGTCGCAGACGATGCCGTACATGTCGATGTTGATGACGCCGTTCATCTTGATCTTGCTGCGCTTCTGGAAGTGGCTCTGGCCGATGTCCCACACGCGGAACACACCCCGGCGGTTCATGCGGCCGTAGCCGTCGAGGGGCACCTTGTAGACGTCGGTGAGCTTGGCGATGAGAAACGGCCAGTCGAAGTTGATGATGTTGTAGCCCGTGGCGAACTCGGGGCCGTACTGCTTGACGAACGTCACGAAGGCGAGCAGCATCTCGAACTCGCTGTCGAACTCGAGGACCGTCGGCGCGGGCAGGCCCCGCGCCTCGAGATCCGCGACAAACGCCTCGGGCAGGTCGCAGGAACCCAGCGAGAAGAGCAGGATGTGCTCCAGGCGGGTGGTGGCCAGGTCGTACAGCAGGCACGAGATCTGGATGACCAGGTCCTCCGCGTTGGCGGCCACGGGAAAGGCCGCCTCGTCCTCCCCGCCCGCCTTGCACTCGATGTCAAAGCACATGAGCTTGTACCCGGGCAGGTCGCCCCTCTCCCGCTCGACGGTCAGGTTGTCGGCCATGCAGTCGATCTCGACGTCGCTCGAGGTGACGAAGGCCGAGGCGGGGCGCGGGTGCGGCGGCGTGCCGTCCCGCCCGCGCCCCAGGCGGTACCACCCGAATGTGACGAACCCCGGGTTGTCGAGGACGAAGCGCGTGGTGGCGTCGACGCCCCCCTCGTATTTGCGGATCCCGGGGCAGAAGTTGTCGCACAGGTGCGACAGGGCGCGCCCGTTCCGCGCGTGCACGCGGTAGTAGGGCACGCGCGGCGTCTCGTAGTAGTACACGTCGGCGCGGTCGACCACGTCCACCTCGAAGTGGTCGGCGGAGATGCTGCGGAAGGAGCCCCCCGGGGACTCGCGCAGGGCCGCGGCCATCCGCTCGCAGAGGTCGCGGGGGGCCCGGCAGCCCAGCCGCCGGTCCACCTCGGCCTTGTTCATGTAAAAGTACTGGCGCGTGCCGTACACGTGCACGGCGACGCGCCGTCCCTCGGGCGTTAGGCCCAGGAGCGTGATGACGGTGCCGGAGGGGGTGATGGCGTCCAGAAACCGGCCGTGGGCGTGCCCGGCGTGTGCCCCGTGCTGCGCGTGCTCGACGTTCTCCACGATGTCGTATACGTGAAACAGGTCAACGGCGGGGGCGAATCCGGCGGGCGCGTGGTCCGCGCCGGCCCAGAGGCGCGCGCGCCTGGGCCAGAAGGCGTCTTGGCCAAAGTCCAGGACATCGCGCTCCTCCCCCCCGCAGTAGACCCGCGGGGCGCGCTTCAGGCGACCGTCGTGCACGCCGACGCGCATCTCCGGCGGGGCGTCCTCGTCGAGCGCGCGGGGCGCGACGAAGCGAAACTCATCGCACTCGCTGCAGTAGGTGTGCGGCGCGGCCTGCGCGGGGCGGGCGGCGTTGGAGCGCCGCCCTGCGGCGAGATAGGGGTTGTAAAAGTTCTCGCGCGGCCGGGGGGCCGAATCGGTGGCGCGGGCGGCCGCGGGCCCGAAGAACCCGGAGGCCGCCCGCGCCGCCGATCCGGCCTCCGGGCCGCCGCGCCCGAGCAACCCCATGCGCGCGTCAGGCGCGGGTCGGACGGCGGGGTTGTCTTCTGACGGCCCCAGCCTCTGCCGCCCGCCGTCTCTCGTTCCCGGCCGTGCGGTCGAGCCGCGGCCCCTGGGCGCGGAGAGACGGGCGCGGGCGCCTCTCTGGCGGCGGCCGTTGGTTTTTATCGACGCGGGTGCGTGGGTGGGGCGAGGTCTTGGTTGCCTAGCAACGACGGATCACCCCGTTGCGTAACTTCACAAAAAAAGTGAGGACGCGAAGCGTGCGCACTTTGTGCTAATATATATATATATATTAGGACAAAGTGCGGACGCTTCGCGTCCTCACTTTTTTTACAAAGTTACGCAACCGGGTATCCGTCGTCACGTGATCATCGGGGTCACGTGACCGGCGGCGTCCCCCGTCGCCTAGCAACGACGGATCACCCCGTTGCGTAACTTCACAAAAAAAGTGAGGACGCGAAGCGTCCGCACTTTGTCCTAATATATATATATATATTAGGACAAAGTGCGGACGCTTCGCGTCCTCACTTTTTTTAATGAGTCACGTGACCCGGTGATCCGTCGTTGCTAGGCAACGACAACCCCCGAGGGCGGTCCGCCCCTTTGGGGCGGCTCTGGGGGCGGACCGTCCCGGGGCCCTACAAAGCCCGGCCGGTCTCGGCGGGCCCTCAGACGGCCGGGGCGCGCGGGTCCCTCGGAGGTCCTTGGGGTTTCCCTCACCCCGCCGCCCCGCCCTCTCGGATATACGCTTTCTTTCTCCGCAGCACCCGTCCTCCCGAACGCACCGCATCGTCCCGCGGAGGGAAGCGCGGCCCGCACGCCCCATCCAGGATCCGACGAGGAGGGAGAGACATCGGCGACGCGGGGACGAGCGACTCGCGCGACCCGGAAGCCCGCGCGCCCGGCGAGTGACGCGCTGCCATGGAACCCAAAGCCAAAACGACCACCACCATCCAGGTACCCCCCAGCCCCCTGGGGTACGTCTACGCCCGCGCGTGTCCGGCCGGGGGGCTGGCCGAGCTGTCGATGTTGTCTGCCCGGAGCGGCGACGCCGACGTGGCGGTCTCGCCGCTCGTCGTCGGCCTCACCGTGGAGAGCGGATTCGAGGCCAACGTGGCCGTCGTCGTCGGGTCCCGCACCACGGGGCTCGGGGGGACCGCCGTCTCCCTCAAGCTCACGCCGTCCCACTTCAGCCCGTCGGTCTACGTGTTCTACGGCGGCCGGCACCTGGAGCCCAGCACGCGCGCCCCGAACCTGACGCGCCTCTGCGAGCGCGCCCGCCGGCAGTTCGGGTTCTCGGCCTACGCCCCCAAGCCCTGCGAGCTGCAGAACGAAACCACGGGCGAGGCGCTGTGCGAGCGCCTCGGTCTCGACCCCGAGCGGGCCCTGCTCTACCTGGTCGTTACCGAGGGGTTCAAGGAGGCGGTATGCATCAGCAACACCTTTCTGCACCTGGGCGGCATCGACGAGGTGACCGTCGGCGGGGACGCGGTCCGCCGGATTCCCATCTACCCCCTGCAGATGTTCATGCCCGACTACAACCGCGTCATCGCGGATCCCTTCAACGCCAACCACCGCTCCATCGGGGAGAACTTCGACTACCCCCGTCCGTTCTTCAACCGCGCCCTGGCCGGCCTCCTCTTCGGGGCCGTCGTGGGGCCCGTCGCCGTCGCGCTCCGAACCCGCAACGTGGACGCGGTCGCGCGGGCGGCCGCCCACCTGGCGTTTGACGAGAACCACGAGGGGGCCGCCCTGCCGGCCGACATCACCTTCACGATGCTCGACGGCGGCCAGGGCAAGGCCCCCAAGGGGGGGCGCGACGGCGGGGCCGGAAAGGCGGCCCAGGGGGGCTTCGAGCGCCGCCTGGCGTCGGTCATGGCCGGCGACGCCGCGCTCGCGCTCGAGTCGCTCATGTCCATGGCCGTCTTTGACGAGCCGCCGACGGACATCGCCGCCTGGCCCCTCCTGGAGGGGCAGGACACGCCGCTGGCGCGGGCCACGGCCATCGGCGCCTACCTGGCGCGGGCCGCCGGCCTGGTCGGCGCCATGGTCTTCGGCACCAACTCGGCCCTGCACCTGACCGAGGTCGACGACGCCGGCCCCGCGGACCCGAAGGACCTCTCCAAGCCGTCCTTCTACCGCTTCTTCCTCGTGCCCGGGACCCACGTGGCCGCCAATCCCCAGGTGGACCGCGACGGGCACGCGGTGCCGGGCCACGAGGGCCGGGCCGCGGCCCCGCTCGTCGGCGGGAACCAGGAGTTCACGGGCGAGCATCTGGCGATGCTGTGCGGCTTCTCGCCCGCGCTGCTGGCCAAGATGCTGTTCTACCTCGAGCGGTGCGACGGCGGGGTGATCGTCGGCCGCCAGGAGCTGGACGTGCTGCGCTACGTCGCCGACTCGAGCCAGACCGACGTGCCGTGCGACCTCTGCGACCTGGAGACGCGGCACGCCTGCGCCCACACCACCCTCATGCGGCTGCGGGGCCGCCACCCCCGGTTCGCGAGCGCCGCCCGCGCCCCCATCGGCGTCTTCGGGACCATGAACAGCGCGTACAGCGACTGCGAGGTGCTGGGCAACTACGCCGCGTTCTCCGCCATCAAGCGCGCCGACGTGGCCGAGACGGCCCGGGCCGTCATGCAGGAGACGTACCGCGCCGCGACCGAGCGGGTGATGGCGGAGCTCGAGAACCTGCAGTACGTGGACCCGGCGGTGCCCACGTCGCTGGCCAAGCTCGAGAGCATCATCACCCACCGCGACGCCCTCCAGACCGTCCTGACCAACGTCCGACAGACGGTGGACCGCGAGGTGGAGCAGCTGATGCGCAACCTGGTCGAGGGGCGGAACTTCAAGTTCCGCGACGGCCTCACGGAGGCCAACCACGCCATGTCGCTGGCGCTGGACCCGCACGCCGGCGGGCCCTGCCCGCTGCTGCAGCTGCTGAGCCGCCGGTCGAACCTGGCGGTGTACCAGGACCTGGCCCTGAGCCAGTGCCACGGGGTCTTTGCCAGCCAGTCGGTCGAGGGGCGCAACTTCCGCAACCAGTTCCAGCCGGTGCTGCGCCGGCGCGTGATGGACCTCTTTAACAACGGGTTCCTGCCGGCCAAGACCCTGACGATCGCGCTCTCGGACGGCGCCGCCATCTCGGCCCCCAGCCTCACGGCAGGCCAGGCGGCCCCCGCCGAGACCGGCTTCGAGGGGGACGTGGCGCGCGTCAACCTCGGCTTCCCCAAGGAGATGCGCGTCAAGAACCGCGTGGTCTTTGCCGGCGCCGGCGCCAACGCCTCGGAGGCGGCCAAGAACCGCGTGGCCGGTATGCAGGCGGCCTACCAGAAGTCGGACAAGCACGTGGACATCCTGCGCGGGCCCGCCGGGTTCCTGCTCAAGCAGTTCCACGCGACGCTGTTCCCCAACGGCAAGCCCCCGGGCTCCAGCCAGCCCAACCCGCAGTGGTTCTGGACGGCGCTGCAGCGCAACCAGTTCCCCGCGAAGCTCCTCAGCCGCGAGGACATCGAGGCGCTGGGCTTCATCAAGCGGTTCTCGGCGGAGTACGCGGCCTCGAACTTCGTCAACCTCGCCCCCAACAACATCAGCGAGCTGGCCATGTACTACATGGCCAACCAGATCCTGCGCTACTGCGACCACTCGACGTACTACATTAACACCCTCACGGCGATCCTGGCCGGGTCCCGCCGCCCCCCCAGCCTCCAGGCGGCGGCCGCCTGGTCTCCGCGGGGCGGCGCGGCCCTGGAGGCCGGGACCCGCGCGCTGGTGGACGCGATCGACGAGCACCCCGGCGCGTGGACGACGATGTTTGCGAGCTGCAACCTCCTCCGGCCCGTGATGGCCGCGCGCCCCATGGTCGTGCTGGGTCTGAGCATCAGCAAGTACTACGGGATGGCGGGCAACGACCGCGTGTTCCAGGCCGGGAACTGGGCCAACATACTGGGCGGCAAGAACGCCTGCCCGCTGCTCATCTTTGACCGCACGCGGAAGTTTGTCCTCGCCTGTCCGCGGGCCGGGTTCGTGTGCGCGGCCTCGGCGCCGGGCGCCGGGGCCCACGAGAGCTCGCTCTGCGAGCAGCTGCGCGGCATCATCGCCGAGGGCGGGGCGTCGGTGGCCAGCGCCGTGTTCGTGGCCGCCGTGAAGAGCCTGGGAAACCGCACGCCGCAGCTGCAGATTGAGGACTGGCTGGCGCTCCTCGAGGACGAGTACCTCAGCGAGGAGATGATGGCGTTCACCGCCCGCGCCCTGGAGCGCGGCGGCGGCGAGTGGGCCGCCGAGGCGGCGCTGGAGGTGGCCCACGAGGCCGAGGCCCTCGTCACCCAGACGGGCGGCGCGGACGGCGGGGAGGTGTTCGACTTTGGGGCGTTCGGCGTCGACGACGACGAGGTCCCTTCGTTCGGGGGGTTTGCGGCGCACGCGGCCGGCGCCCGGAAGAGACCCGGGGCCGCGGACGACCTGTTTGGCGACGGCCCCCCCGACAAGCGGGAACTGACCCTGGACACGCTGTAGTCGGCGGGCCTCGCGCGCCCCGTCTCGGCTCTCTTCCTCGCGGCCACTCCCCGGACCCGGTATATCCGCGCGAGGGGGGCGGGGTGTTGGGGGAGAGGGAGAACGCTGGGGAGAAAGAAAAACCGTCAGATATAACAATAAACGCGACCCAGGGTGTCTCGAACGGAGAGTCTGTCGTTGTGTTCTGTCTGACGCGCGCTCGCGTGGGGCAGCGGGGAGGTGAAGCGGGCGGTCTCGTCTTTCCCTGCTTCCTCTCCCCCCCCCCCACACACACATATACACACACATACACACAGGGGTGAGATTTGTAATCGGGGGCGATTTCCCTTGTCGCCCCCCCCCCCCCCAGCGCCCGCCCACGCTCGGTCTTACAAAAAACCCGAGCCACGCGGGCCGGAGACAGACCGGACCCCCGGCGGGCTCGTTTCCCCTTTCGTGACCGCGAGACGGGCGCCTGCGCCCGCGCCCACAGACATGGCATCGGGGCCGACCGCGGCCGCGTCGCCGACGGACGGCGACGCGGTGTCGGAGCCGACCGCGGCCCGGCAGAAGCTCCTGGCCCTCTTCGGCCAGGTCCAGACCTACGTGTTCCAGCTGGAGCTCCTCAGGCGCTGCGACCCCCGGATCGGCCGCGGCAAGCTCGCGGCGCTGAAGCTCAACGCCCTCCAGGTCCGCGCCGTGCGGCGGCGCCTGCGCCCAGGGCTGGCCGCACAGGCCCGGGCGTTTCTGACCCCCCTCTCGGTGACCCTGGAGCTGCTCCTCGAGTACGCGCAGCGCGAGGGGGAGCGTCTGCTGGGCTGCCTGGAGGCGTTCGGGGAGGGGGGGGAGGAGGGGGACGTCGCGGCCTTCTTCGTGGAGTCCATGGGTCTGGCGAGGCCCTGTCCGTACCACCAGCCGATCCGGCTGGAGACGTACGGGGGGTGCGTCGACATGGAGCTGTGTTTTCTGCACGACGTCGAGAACTTCCTCAAGCAGCTGAACTACTGCCACCTCATCACCCCCCCGCGCGGCGCCATCGCCGCGCTCGAGCGCGTGCGCGCCTTCCTGGTTGGCGCGGTGGGGTCGGGGCTCGTCGTCCCCCCCGAGATTAGCGACCCGTCCCACCCCTGTGCGGTCTGCTTCGAGGAGCTGTGCGTGACGGCCAACCAGGGGGCGACGATCGCCCGGCGCCTGGCGGACCGCATCTGCAATCACGTCACCCAGCAGGCCCAGGTCCGGCTCGACGACAACGAGCTGCGGCGCTACCTGCCGCACGCCTCCGGGTTCTCGGAGGCGGCGCGCGCGCGCGCGCTGCGCGTGCTGGACCAGGCCCTCGAGCGGGCCGCCGCGGGCGAGGCGCAGGGGCGCGCCCCCGCGGACGAGTCGGCGCGCCGCGAGGCCGACGCCCTGCTGGAGGCCCACGACGTCTTCCAGGCCACCACGCCCGGGCTGTACGCCATCAGCGAGCTGCGGTTCTGGCTGGCGTCGGGCGACCGCGCCCACCAGTCGACCATGGACGCGTTCGCCGACAACCTCACGGAGCTCGCGCGGCGCGAGCTCCGGCACGAGACGGCGGTGGCGGCCGTCGAGCTGGCGCTCTTCGGCCGCCGGGCCGAGCACTTCGAGCGCGCGTTCGGCGACCGCCTGGCGGCGCTGGACATGGTCGACGCGCTCCTCGTCGGGGGCCAGGCCACCTCGCCAGAGGACCAGATCGAGGCCCTCATCCGCGCGTGCTACGACCACCACCTGACGACGCCCCTGCTGCGGCGCCTCGTCAACCCCGAGCAGAGCGACGAAGAGGCGCTGCGCCGCGTGCTGGCGCGTCTCGGGGGCGGGCGCCGCGACGCCGGGGAGGGCGAGGACGGGGCCGCGGGGGAGGCGGGGGAGGGCGCCGCGGCCCCCGAGGCGGGGCGCGGAGACGGCCGCGAGGACGGGCCGGAGAGCTGGGCCGACGTGGCGGGGCGCGCCGCCGCGGACGTCCGCGAGCGCCGGCGGCTGTACGCGGACCGCCTCACCAAGCGCTCGCTGGCGAGCCTGGGGCGCTGCGTGCGCGAGCAGCGCGGCGAGCTCGAGAAGATGCTGCGGGTCAGCGTCCACGGCGAGGTGCTGCCGGCGACCTTCGCGGCCGTGTCGAACGGCTTCGCGGCGCGCGTGCGCTTCTGCGACCTGACGGCCGCGGCGGGGACGGTCGTGGACAACCGCGCCGCGCCGGGGGTGTTCGACGCACATCGGTTCATGCGTGCCTCGCTGCTGCGGCACCACGTGGACCCGGCCCTGCTGCCCAGCATCACCCACCGGTTCTTCGAGCTGGTCAACGGCCCCCTCTTCGACCACGCGACCCACAGCCTGGCCCAGCCCCCCAACACCGCGCTGTACTACAGCGTGGAGAACGTGGGGCTGCTGCCCCACCTCAAGGAGGAGCTCGCGCGGTTCATCATGGGGGCCGGGGGCGCCGGCACCGAGTGGGCCGTCAGCGAGTTTCAAAAGTTTTACTCATTTGACGGCATTTCCGGCATAACGCCCACCCAGCGGGCCGCCTGGCGATATATCCGCGAGCTCATCATCGCCACCACACTCTTCGCCTCCGTCTACCGGTGCGGAGAAGTCGAGCTGCGCCGCCCCGACTACGGTCGCCCGACCCCCGAGGGGCTCTACCGCTACCCCCCGGGCGTGTACCTCACGTACGACTCCGACTGCCCGCTGGTGGCCATCGTCGAGTGCGAGCCGGACGGCGGCATCGGCCCGCGGTCGGTCGTGGTGTACGACCGCGACGTCTTCTCCATCCTCTACTCGGTCCTGCAGCACCTGGCCCCCAGGCTCGCGGCCGGGGGGCCCGACCAGCCGCCCCCGTAGCCGCCCGCGCGCCGCGGGGATGCGGCCCCGCGCCGGCCCCCTCCCCCTCCCCTCCCCCCTCGTCCCCCTCCTGGCCCTCGCCCTCCTCGCCGCGACCCGGCCGCTGGGCCCCGCGGCGGCGACCCCCGTGGTGAGCCCGCGGGCCTCTCCGGCCCCGCCCGTCCCCGCGGCCACGCCGACGTTTCCAGATGACGATAACGATGGCGAGGCCGGGGCCGCGCCGGGCGCGCCGGGCACCAACGCGTCCGTCGAGGCCGGCCACGCGACGCTGCGGGAGAACCTGCGGGACATCAAGGCCCTGGACGGCGACGCGACCTTCTACGTCTGCCCGCCGCCGACCGGCGCCACGGTGGTGCAGTTTGAGCAGCCCCGGCCGTGCCCGCGGGCGCCCGACGGCCAGAACTACACCGAGGGGATCGCGGTGATCTTCAAGGAGAACATCGCCCCGTACAAGTTCAAGGCCACCATGTACTACAAGGACGTGACCGTCTCGCAGGTCTGGTTCGGCCACAGGTACTCGCAGTTCATGGGGATCTTCGAGGACCGCGCCCCCGTGCCCTTCGAGGAGGTGATCGACAAGATCAACGCCAGGGGGGTCTGCCGCTCGACGGCAAAGTACGTGCGGAACAACATGGAGAGCACGGCGTTCCACCGCGACGACGACGAGTCGGACATGAAGCTGAAGCCCGCGAAGGCCGCGACCCGCACCAGCCGCGGCTGGCACACCACCGACCTGAAGTACAACCCCTCGCGGATCGAGGCGTTCCACCGCTACGGCACCACGGTGAACTGCATCGTCGAGGAGGTGGAGGCCCGCTCGGTGTACCCGTACGACGAGTTCGTGCTGGCGACCGGGGACTTTGTGTACATGTCGCCGTTCTACGGCTACCGCGACGGGGCCCACGCCGAGCACACGGCCTACGCCGCGGACCGCTTTCGGCAGGTGGACGGCTACTACGAGCGCGACCTCTCCACGGGGCGGCGCGCCTCCACGCCGGCGACGCGCAACCTCCTGACCACCCCCAAGTTCACCGTGGGCTGGGACTGGGCGCCCAAGCGCCCCTCGGTCTGCACGCTGACCAAGTGGCAGGAGGTGGACGAGATGCTGCGCGCCGAGTACGGCCCCTCGTTCCGCTTCTCCTCGTCCGCCCTCTCCACCACCTTCACGACCAACCGCACCGAGTACGCCCTGTCGCGCGTCGACCTCGGGGACTGCGTCGGGCGCGAGGCCCGAGAGGCCGTGGACCGCATCTTCCTCCGGCGCTACAACGGCACGCACGTGAAGGTGGGCCAGGTGCAGTACTACCTGGCCACGGGCGGCTTTCTCATCGCGTACCAGCCCCTCCTCAGCAACGCGCTCGTGGAGCTGTACGTGCGGGAGCTCCTCCGCGAGCAGGAGCGGCGGCCGGGCGACGCGGCGGCGACCCCGAAGCCCTCCGCCGACCCCCCCGACGTGGAGCGCATCAAGACCACGTCCTCGGTCGAGTTCGCGCGGCTGCAGTTCACGTACGACCACATCCAGCGGCACGTCAACGACATGCTGGGGCGCATCGCCATCGCCTGGTGTGAGCTCCAGAACCACGAGCTGACGCTGTGGAACGAGGCCCGCAAGCTGAACCCCAACGCCATCGCCTCGGCCACCGTCGGCCGCCGGGTGAGCGCGCGGATGCTCGGGGACGTGATGGCCGTCTCCACCTGCGTGCCCGTGACCCCCGACAACGTCATCATGCAGAACTCGATGCGCGTGCCCGCGCGCCCCGGGACGTGCTACAGCCGCCCCCTGGTCAGCTTCCGCTACGAGGAGGGCGGGCCCCTCGTCGAGGGCCAGCTGGGCGAGGACAACGAGATCCGCCTCGAGCGCGACGCCCTCGAGCCCTGCACCGTCGGTCACCGGCGCTACTTCACCTTCGGGGCGGGCTACGTGTACTTTGAGGATTACGCGTACTCCCACCAGCTGGGTCGCGCCGACGTGACCACGGTCAGCACGTTCATCAACCTCAACCTCACGATGCTCGAGGACCACGAGTTCGTGCCCCTGGAGGTCTACACCCGCCAGGAGATCAAGGACAGCGGGCTGCTGGACTACACCGAGGTCCAGCGCCGCAACCAGCTCCACGCGCTCCGCTTCGCCGACATCGACACGGTCATCAAGGCCGACGCGCACGCCGCCCTGTTCGCGGGCCTCTACTCCTTCTTCGAGGGCCTCGGGGACGTGGGCCGCGCGGTCGGCAAGGTCGTCATGGGCATCGTGGGGGGCGTCGTCTCCGCCGTCTCGGGCGTGTCCTCCTTCCTCTCCAACCCCTTCGGGGCCCTGGCCGTCGGGCTGCTGGTCCTGGCCGGGCTGGCGGCGGCCTTCTTCGCCTTCCGCTACGTCATGCGCCTGCAGCGCAACCCCATGAAGGCCCTGTACCCGCTGACCACCAAGGAGCTCAAGAGCGACGGGCCGTCGCCGGCGGGCGACGGCGGGGACGGCGCCTCCGGGGGCGGCGAGGAGGACTTCGACGAGGCCAAGCTGGCGCAGGCGCGGGAGATGATACGCTACATGGCCCTGGTGTCGGCCATGGAGCGCACGGAGCACAAGGCCCGCAAGAAGGGCACGAGCGCCCTGCTGAGCGCCAAGGTCACCAACATGGTGATGCGAAAGCGCGCCAAGCCGCGGTACTCCCCCCTCGGCGACACAGACGAAGAGGAGCTATAGCACCCCCGGTGGCCGATGCCCGCGTGTTCGCCACGGCCGTGCGCGACGGGCGTTTGTTCGGTTAATAAAAAAGTAATTAATCACATTCCGTTGTGGAGGTCTGTTCTCGGCTCTTGGGGTGCGCGTGCGCGGTCCCGTTTCCTCCCCCCTCACCCTCCTTCCACTCACTGCAACTTTTGGAAATAGTCGGCTGGGGCGAAATTCGCCCCGCCGCCCGGCCTGTGGGTCCGGGTGTCTACGTATGTGTTTGGGGGAAACTCCCGGTAGACACCGCACCTACCGCCGACCGACCGCGAAGAAACAACCAGAGAGGATGCCGTCTGTTTGACGTTCGAGGTGTTTATTTTTTTGGGGGGGAAAGGGTGGGGGGGTTCTACCGCCCGCCCATCATCTGCGACACAAACAGGTCCGCGGCCCGGCCGACGTCAACATCCACGTGTGTTGCCGCGCTGGCGTTGACCAGCGCGCCGACAGCCTCGGTCTCTCCGGCCTCCGCGATGGGAGGCGCCGCTCCGGCCGCGGGCGCACACTGGCCCCCCGGCGCCGCTGCGCCGGGGGCGGGACCCTGCGCGGCCAAAGCGACCGCGCAGGGCTGCGGTCCGGGAACGAGGGGGACGTTGGCGGGGGTCGCGTGCGGCTGGTGGCGGGGCGGAGGCGGGTGGTGGGCGAGCGCGCCGGCGGCCGGCGCCTCCCACTGCTGGGCGTACTGGGGCGCGGGCGGCTCCCCGGCGACTCCGAGGGCGGGCCTGGCCTGGGCGTAGGGCTGCCCGTACGGGGCCGCCCGCGCGCGCATGTGCGCCAGCTCCTGCTGTAGTGACGTCACTGCTCCGACCAGCGCCGCGATGGTCTCGCTGGCGCCGGTGCCGGCGCTCGGCGGGGCCCGGCGCCCGCGCCCGCCCGAGTCGGGAACGACGCGGGGCGGGGCGCGCGCCTCCCCGGGGTAGTAGGGCGCGTCGTCCCGGTCGTCGTAGTCACAGTCGCGCTCGGCCTCGTACCGCCGGCGTTTTCCCGACGGGGAGGGGCCTGGCTGCCGGTCCGCGGCGATGGCACCGACCAGCGCGGCGATCTGCGCTTCCAGGGGACTGGGGCCCGGAAACACCACGCCGGGGTACACCCCGGCGTGGTGGTGGGGCGCGTACGCCGGGGCCCCGAAGGCGGGTGGCGGGGCCGGGGCCCCGAACACCGGGGCCGGGGGGTGGCCCGCGACCAGCTGGTTATAGTGGGCGGCGGGGATCCACAGGTAGCTCCCGTCGCCGGGGGGCTTGGGGGTGGGGGCTCCGGCCGGCGGCGGCGCGGGGTTCATCTCGGCCTCGGGGACGTCGGACGGCGGGTCGTGGGCGCGCGGTGCGCTGGCGCTCGCGTCGTGGCCTGGGTCCGTCGCGCCCGAGGAGCGCCTTTTATACACGCCGTCGGGCGGCGAGTCGCCGGGCCCCGCCCCCCACAGCCCGAACTTCTCGCTCGCCTGGAGGTAGGTGTGCCCGGCGATCCCGGCCTGCCGCCGGCGCTCGGCCACGAGGCTCCAGCGGTCGCGCAGCATCATGTTGTTTACGGCGGTGGAGAGCAGCGCGCGGGTGAGCGCCTCGGCGCCCGGCGTCCACACGCGCCCGCCGAGGCCGAGCTCGGCCTCGGCGGCCTCGCGCCGCAGGATCTCGCGCGAGTCGGGCGCCAGGTGGCGGAAGGGGGCGACGGCGGCGTCGAGGCTCGTGTCGTAGGTCACGATCGTGCCGAGGCGCCTGCCGATCGCGCACAGGGCCACGTGGACGAGAAAGGTGTTGTCGGGCGTCTCGCCCTCCTCCAGGCGCCGGGTCGACAGCGACACCGACGGCAGGTAGTTGGTGACGAGGTACAGCAGTCGCTCCTCGCGCGACAGCGGGGGGCCGCGGCGCTCGAAGATCGCGGCGCTGGCGGCCGTCTCCAGCACGCGCTCCAGCTGCGCGCACGCGATGAGCCCCGCGAAGAAGGGCCCCCGGGGGTCGTCCACCACGGCCAGCACGCGCCCCACCTCGCAGCGGGCGCGGTGGTCCACGTTAATCGCCAGGGGGCCCGCGGGGGGGAGCGCCGCCGCCACCGTCTCCGGGTCCAGCGCCAGCTCACCGGAGTCGCCGCTCCCGTACAGGGCCAGATAGCCGGCCACGTAGATCGGCACCGGGCGGTCGGCGTCGGGCCCCGGGGGGCCCTCGGGGTCGGCGGCGGGGCCCATCGTCCGGGCGCGGGGGGGTCGGAGGAGGGGCGGCGTCGGAGCGGGGCGCGCGGGAGGGGGCCTCGCGCCGACTGGGCCCCGCGGGAGGGCCCGCGGGGCCCTTTGTGGGTGTGCGTTTCCGGGCCCCCGCCGCGACCCCGACCCCGTCGGCCGTCCGGCGTCTACGCCGCCGACAGGTACTGCGGGATGAAGCCCAGGCACAGAAAGTACAGCAGGTCGTAGTCGCTGCCGACGTTGAACGCCCCGAAGCGCTTGTGGTTGGAGGCCAGGCCGATGCGCGCCTGCTGCGCCAGCAGCCCCAGGCCCTGCTCGTACTGGATGGCCAGCGCGTCGTGGGCGGCGATGACCTCGCCGACGGGGGTCGTGTTGGTGCGGGTGCGGTTGACGAGCTCCAGCGCCGTCAGGCGAACCAGCGCCGCCTGGCGGGCACCGGACGACATGTCCACGACGCGGCGGCCCGGGGCCACGGCGCGGGCCGCCTGGGCGTCGAGGCACAGGGCGGCGAGGCCGGGGAAGAGCTGCGTCAGCTCGACCGCCGCGTCGGCTCGGTACAGCGGGCCTACGTAGTTGGCGCACAGCGCCTCGAGGTTGTTGTCGCCGCTCTTGACGGCGCCGGAGTCGGCCCCGGACGCCCCCCGCGCGATCGCCTCGGACGGCACCGCCCCCGGGATGAGCATGCCCAGCTGCAGGCGGTTGTCCAGGCGGTCCGCGTACACGTTTCCGTTGGCGAGCAGCCGCTGGAGGACCACGAGCGCGGTGATGGTATTGACGGTGGCCCGCAGGAGCGTCTGGTCCTCCCAGAGGAACAGGTTGTGGCCGCGGCTCAGGAAGGCGGCGGCGGCGCGGTTGACCTCGTCCGCGTGGGCCCGGCCGCCGGGGTTCACGTCTGCGGCCGCGTCGCGGGGCACGTCGCCGGGGGCGGCCGGCAGCACGCCGTGGCGGAGCAGCGTGGCGACCACGGCGTGGCCCGCGAGCACCCCGCGCTCGTAGCGGCCGCCCGCGGCCGCGAACTGCGTCTTGGGGAGCCGGTCCTCGCGGTAGCGGTACTGGGGCCGGCCGCCCTCATCACCGATGGCGCGCGTCAGGTTCGCGAGGTAGCGGGGCAGGCGCTCCAGCAGGCCCGCGAAGGAGCCGGGGGGGCGGTCGTCCTCCGGGCCGCACGCGCGGTGCAACAGGTACAGACAGAGGACCGCGCATTCGAGGGCCGAGTAGTGGCGATGGCCCACGTACAGCCGCCCGCACGACTGCAGCGACAGCACAAGCGCGGTCATGAACGTCTTCGACATGCGCCCGTCGCGGAAGTCGGCGCTGCGGGCGGTGAGGGGGAAGTCGGCGGCGGTGCGGTCCTGGATCGTGCGATACCACGTACCGAAGACCACGCCGGTCGAGCCCCCGGCCGCGCGGCCGGCGTACACCATTCGCAGCATGTCGACGGGAAGATTGGCGTCGTACCGCAGCGGCGGGTCGTTGCGCACGATCTGGACCTCCAGCTCGCCGGGCCCGGCGGCGGCGTCCGCGGCGGAGCCCTCGGCGGCGTCCGCCGCCGTTGCGGCCTCGGCCGCGGCGTCGGCCTCCTCGGCCACCGCCGCGGCCGTCTCCAGGGCCTCCAGCGCCCCCGTGACCCGGTCCAGGTTGCGTTCGATCGGCCTCAGGCGGCGCTCGATCTCAACCGGCACGTCGGCGGCCTGCAGGGCCGCGTTCTCCAGCGCCGCGGCCGCCGCCCGGCGCCGCGCCTCGAGGACGGCCACCCGCTCCTCCGCCGTCTCCCGCGGGATGTTGAACGCGGGGGCCGCCCAGAACTCGGGGGGAAACTCGGGGGTGATGAAGGCCCGGGCGTCGGCCACGATGAAGCGCTTGTGCACCCACACGTCCAGCGCGTCGAAGGGGTAGTACGGGTCCATGGCCCGTCCGGCGGCAGGGAGGATCCGGGAACGCGCGCCGGGCCGGCCGCTGGTAACGCGGGGTTGGTGGTGATCGGGGAATGGCGAGCTCGCCGCCGAGAGGGGCGGTTAAAACCGACCGAGCGCCCCTCTCCCCCTCCCCCACCGCCCTTGCGGGAAACCGGTGACCGGAGGGGCGACGCACGCCCTCCGGTCACTCGGGCCGCGAGACGGGAACGCAGAAGAGCGCCGCGATTTTCTGCAGCACCCCGCCGCCTCGCGCCGGCCGGGCGCCCGGGTCGGGTAATCGCCCGGGGGTCGTGGGTCTGTCGGGGGCGCGGGGGATCGCGGGACCCGGTGGGGAGGCGGCTTTGCCCCGAGCCCGTCGGCGCGCTCGGGGTCGCCGCGACCCCGAGCGCCCTCCGCGCTTCGCCACCGACTCGAGGGGCACGGCGTACGTCGACAGGCCCTGGAGCGTGCGGACGGTGGCGGCGACGTCCCCGGTGATCTTCTGAGGCAGCAGGCGGGTGACGCGGCTCACCCGCAGCGTCTTCTGCGAGACAAACAGCAGCACCGGACACAGGTAGATGGTACGGTGCCCCGGCGGGGCGAGGGCCTGCACGAGCTTCACCGAGTCCCGCAACTGACTCAGCCCGGTCGCCCGTTGCTCGCGCTTGCTGGCGGTGTCGCCCGAAGAGATGAACTTGCACGTCTTCAGCTCGATGATGACACAGACCCCGCCCAGCGTTGCGTCATTGGCAAACTCAAACACGCAAAGGCAGTCGGGGCGCCGCGCCCCCAGGTCCACCTCGCATATTAAGGTGACCCGCGCGGCCTGGAAAATCGAGCGGCCCTGCAGCGACTTGTTCAGCAGCGCCAGCAGCGTCCCGCACACCCGCGTGGCGTTAAACTCCCGAATCTCCCTCGCCAACGCTCCGTAAAACCGAACATGGCTTCTCACGCCGGCCATCAGGATGCGCCTGCGCTCGATCGGGTCGCCGGTCCGGCGGGCCATGACAACCGCCCGTCCGCGCTGCTGCGGATCTACGTGGACGGGCCACACGGCCTGGGGAAGACCACCACCGCCGCCGCGCTGGCGGCCGCGCTGGGCAGGCGCGACGAGATCGAGTACGTGCCCGAGCCGATGGCCTACTGGCAGACGCTCGGGGGCCCGCAGACGATCACCCGGATCTTCGATGCCCAGCACCGGCTCGACCGGGGCGAGATCTCCGCTGGCGAGGCGGCAGTGGCAATGGCCAGCGCTCAGGTGACGATGAGCACGCCGTATGCCGTCACCGAGAGCGCCGTCGCGCCTCATATCGGAGCGGAGCTGCCCCCCGGCCACGGACCCCACCCCAACATCGACCTCACCCTCGTCTTCGATCGCCACCCCGTCGCGCCGCTCCTGTGCTACCCGGCCGCGCGCTACCTCATGGGGAGCCTGTCGCTGCCGACCGTGTTGTCGTTCGCGGCCCTGCTCCCCCAGACGACCCCCGGGACCAACCTCGTGCTCGGGGCCCTCCCTGAGGCCGTCCACGCAGAGCGCCTGGCCCAGCGCCAGCGCCCAGGGGAGCGCCTGGACCTGGCCATGCTGTCGGCCATCCGCCGCGTCTACGACATGCTCGGCAACGCCATCGTTTACCTGCAGCAGGGCGGCTCGTGGCGGGCGGACTGGCGGCGGCTGTCGCCCGCGCGGCCCGCCGCGGCCTCCGGCCGCCCCGCGCGGATCCTGCCGCGCCCCGAGATCGAGGACACGATCTTCGCGCTCTTCTGCGCCCCCGAGCTGCTGGACGGGACGGGCGAGCCGTACCGCGTGTTCGCGTGGACGCTCGACCTGCTGGCCGAGCGCCTGCGGCCCATGCACCTCCTCGTGCTGGACTACAACCAGGCGCCCCACCACTGCTGGATGGACCTCATGGAGATGATTCCGGAGATGACGCCCACCCTGCCGGCGACCCCCGGGTCGATGCTGACGCTGCAGCTTCTCGCGCGCGAATTCGCCCGGGAGATGACCTCCGCGCGGGGCGGAGACGCGGGCGGGGAGGGGTCGGAGACCCAATAACCTGGCGCAATAAAGATGGTTCGAACAGACGTTCCGTGGTCGTGGTGTGGTTTTATAAAGGGGGCCGATCGCCGGGCTCTCCGTTGGCATTTTCCGAGGAGGTTCCGGGAGCCGCTCGTCGGGCTCCCGGGCGTCTGTTGTCTCTGCCGACACCGTCTCCCGAGGAGACGCCCTCGCCGTCTCCCCTCGGGCTCCGCGGAGCCCGCCCGGCGGCAGGCCGTCCCGATGAGCGCCCGGCGCCGCGATCGTAGCACGGGGATGCCCGTGTGCTGGATCCTCGCGGGACTCGCTATCGCCGCGGGCAGCGCGGCCGTCCCCGCGCCCATGAGGGCGCTGGAGCGGGAGCACTACTGGGTCGCCCAGGCCGACTCGTGGTACCGGGACCACCCGCGCATGCGCGCCTACTGGCGCGACGGCGAGCCCTCGCGCCTGTGGCTGCCCAACCTCCCCAACGCCACGAAGCTGCCGCTCGGGCTCCTCGCCCCCCCGGCGGAGCTGAACCTGACGGTGGCCACCGCGCCCCTGCTTCGGTGGGCGACACCGCGGTCCTGCTTCCTGTTCATCACCACGCCCGAGTTTCCCCGCAACCCGGGCCAGCTGCTGTACGTCAACAAGACCGCCCTGCTCGGCCTGCCCGCCAACGCCAGTCTGCCCGCGGCGGCGCCGACCCCGCGGGCCCCCCAGCTCGTCGCCCAGCTGAGGGGGTTTCTCGGCAACCCGTCCGCGGCCGCGCTGCTGCGCTCCCGGGCCTGGGTGACGCACGCGCCCGTCTGGAACCCCCGCTCGCTCGTGAGGCCCCCCGTGGACCCCTCTGGGGACATCGCCCCGACTCACGCCCCCCGCCCGCCGGCCGGCTTTCCCCCGGACGCCGGCCCGGCCGACGCGGACCCCAGGATCTCCTTCCGGGAGCTCTCGGCGGCCCACCTGAACAACGCCTCCGGCACCTGGCTCGTGGCCGCGGGCCTCCTGCGCGCCCCCTCGGCGCTCGTGTACCGCTCCCCGTCGTCGGCGACGTGGCCGCTGGCGATCTGGGCCACGGGCGAGCTCGCGTTCGGGTGCGACGCCGCGCTCGTGCGCGCGCGCTACGGCCTGAGGTTCATGGGCCTGTCACTGTCGATGCGGGACAGCGCCCCCGCGGAGGTGTTGGTCGTCCCCGCCGCCGAGACCCTCGCCCTCATCGGGCCGCCGGCGATGAACGAGCCCCTCGTGCTCCCGGGACCCCCGCCGGGAAAGCGGTACCGCACGTTCGTTATCGGCTCTGTCGTGGATCCCCGCAACGTTTCGGCGATAGAGGCGCTCAGGCGGGCGGCCCGGTATCCCCACGAGGACGCGGGCCACGAGCACCACCTGTCGCGGGCCTACGCCGAGATTTTCGGGGAGGGCCCGTCCGTCGAGCCCGGGCCACGCCCACCCCTCTTCTGGCGGGTGTCGGCCCTCCTCGCGACGTCGGGCTTTGCCTTCACCGAAACCACCCGCGCCCGCGGCATGCTCCGCCTCTCCGACCTCGTGGATTTCCTGGCGCACGTGCGCGTTATCGCGAACCTGGCCCTGCGCGGCGCCGCGGGCTGCGCCCCGGGCACGCCCTTTGCCCGCGCGCCGCTCTGGGCCGCGCCCGCCCGGGCCGAGCTCGAGTCGCGCCTCGGGCGGCTGGCCGCGGAGGCGGTCGCGCGCGACCAGCGGCTATCGGCCCTCGCGGTCGCGTACCAGGTCGCGTTTGCGTTGGGCGATCCCGCCATCGCAGAGGCGGTGGCCCCCAGCGCCGCGCACACCCTCGATACCCTCTACGCCGAGTTTCTCCGGGGGCGGGGGCTCGACGCCCCGGCCGTCAGGCGGGCCCTGTTCTACGCCACCGCGGTCCTGCGGGCGCCCGCCGAGCGGGGGGGCGCGCCGTCCGACGCGCAGGTGACGCGCGGCCGCCGGAGCCTCCTGCTGGCCTCGGCCATGTGCACCTCCGACGTGGCGGTGGCCACGCACACCGACCTGCGGGACGCCCTGGACCGGAGCGACCACCGGAAGACCTTCTTCTACGCCCCGGACCACTTCTCCCCCTGCGCCGCCTCCCTGCGGTTCGACCTGGCCGAGCGATCGTTCGTGATGGACACGCTGGCGCATACGCCCCGGTCGAATGTGTCGGTCGAGGCCATGGCGCAGAAGACGCAGGGCGTGGCCTCGGCGCTCACGCGCTGGGCTCACGCCAACGCGCTCATCCGCGCGTTCGTTCCCGAAGCCGCCCAGACCTGCGCCGGCCCGACCCACAACGCGGAGCCGCTCGTCGTCCTTCCCGTCACCTGGAACGCCAGCTACGTGGTGACCCACGCCCCCCTGCCCCGCGGCGTGGGCTATCGGCTGGCCGGCGTTGACGTCAGGCGCCCCCTGTTTCTCACGTACCTCACCGAGACCTGCGAGGGGCGGACCCGGGAGATCGAGCCAAAGCGGCTGACGCGCACCGAGACGCGCCGCGACCTGGGGCTCGTGGGGGCGGTGTTTATGCGCTACACCCCCGCCGGCGAGATAATGTCCGCGCTCGTGGTCGACTCCGACCACACGCAGCAGCAGCTGGCCGGTGGGCCGCTCGCGGGGGGGGTGGACGTTTTCGTCAGCGACGTCCCCTCAACCGCGCTCCTGCTGTTTCCCAACGGCACCGTGATTCACCTTCTGGCGTTCGATACCCTGCCCCTCGCCACCATCACCCCGGGGGTGCTCGCCGCCTCCGTGTTGGGGGTGGTGTTGATCGCCGCTGCGATCGTGGGTCTGGCGCGCGTAGCGTGGACGTGCGTCCCGTCTCTGTGGAGCCGTGAGTAATAAACAACCCATCGCATACCCAAACCGGCTGTGGTCTGTCGTTGTGTGTGCGTTCGTCCCCGCACCCCCACCGCCCCCGCACCCCCACCGCCCCCGCACCCCCACCGCCCCCGCACCCCCACCGCCCCCGCACCCCCACCGCCCCCGCACCCCCCCCCCACTACACACACGCACGCGGGTGGGGGCAAAATCTATTTATTAAAACAATCGGCATCGCGGCGGCCAAGGTCACACAGACTGTCCGTGGCGCGCGCGCACAAGGTGCGCGGCGAGGAGCGCGGCCAGGTAGGTGGCCACCCTTGTGCGGGTCGTTGCGCCCACCAGCCCCCGGTCGAAGGCAGACAGGCGGTCTACGTCACCCACGGCCAGCACCAAAGAGGTCACGCCCGTCATGCGGGCGACCTCTGTGGCCGCGGCCAACCGCCCGCGGCCCGCGTACAGGAGCTCCGCGAATGCACCGGCGAAGGTGACGTGCGCCTGGGATGGCGTCGCGGGGGCGTTGTCCTGTTCGCTGCCGTACTGCGCGGCTACGATGCGCAGCACGGTCTCGCCGTCGGCGCGCGCGTCGCTCCCGACGGCCACCTCCCGGGGGGGCAGTATGTCAAACATGAGCAGCTGCTCGGCAACGGCGCCGAGCGCCAGCGCGTCGCGGAAGAGTTCGTTGGCGGACTCCGCCACGAAGGGCTCGTCGGTAGGCGGTACTCCGATGCCGTGGTGTTGGAGGTGACCCCGGACGATGCCGACGAGGGCGGGGAACACCGGCGACCTCTTCTCGCGGTGCACGAGGTAGTAGGCCGTCGCGAGCTTCTGGAGCGGGGTCAGCGCCATGGCGGCGCCCAGGAACGGACGCGGGGCGCCCGCGCTACCGAACAGCCTCCAGGCCTGCTCCCCGAACACGCGACGCGCGCGGTCCTCCTCGGGCGTCAGGTAGTCAACGGGAGACGCCTCGCCCAGGGCCCGCTCGCCGCCGAAAAACACAGTCCATATATCCCCGGGCGTGGCCGCCGGGGGAAGGGCGGCGGGCGACGGCGGACTCCGGGGCGCGTCGGGTCGGCGGACGCGGTCGATGTGCTTCACCTGCACGAACTCGCTGACGGTCGTGCGCTTGGCGCCGCGCGCCCCCGCCATCGACCCGGCGATGGGGCGCGCGGAACGCTGGCCCGTGATGAGGACGTCGGTGCGGCCCGCCACCGGGTCGCGGTCCAGGGGCGGCCGCGGGACCGGAATGCCGTCGAAGAGGCCCTCCGCCAGGCGCTCCAGCGACGCCGGGAGCCGGGGGAGGTGCGCCTGTACGAGGGCGAAGGCGTACGGGGAGGGCGTGTACACAAACCGCGAGGAGCTGTTGACGATGGCCGGCAGCTCGAAGAGCTCGATGATCTTGTCTTGGGCGCGCACGCGCACCCCCGTCACCACCACGCCGGGGCTGGTGCGCAGCGAGGTGAGGTACTGGGCGAGGCACTCGTCGACGACCTCGGCGTCCGCGGCGTTGGCGACGTCGGCCTCGGCGCTGACGTCAGGGTGGAGGAGGCAGACGCTGTCGAGGAACACTTCGTGCTCGCCCACGGGCTGCACGTCGCTCAGCCCGCGCCGGCGGAGCTCGCTGCGCACGTAGTTGGCGACCACTCGGTCGTCTGGGCCGGTGCCACGAACAACCAACCCGAACTTGGCAATCTCTCCGGGGTGTTGACTGCGGGGGCGGCAGACGGAGTAAACGCACCCCCCGCACACGAAGTAGGCGCGGTTGCCGTCGGCCGTGAGGTAGAAGACGACGTCCCGGTGGTGCGTGGTTGAGGCGTAGGCCAGCTCCATCCCGCGGCCGGACCGGGGTTGTGGGGGGGGGAAAGGGAGTTTCGTGGGCGGCGTTGGGGCAGCGGGGGCGGGCAAACACCGAACGCGGGGCGGGGTTCGTTCGGGGCAACCGGGGGCCGTCTTCCCCTTCAACTTCACGCCCGAGCGACGTTGGGGCGGCGCGCCGGGGCTCGAAATAAAGCCCCCCGCGTCTCGGTGTTGGCTATTAAGGGGGCCTGTGTAGTGTTAATAGCCCCCGGGACCTGGGCGGTTCTATGGGAACAACAAGAGAAATGGGCGTGTCGTGTTACGCCACCCCACCCCCACGGCGACCCGGTGGGAAACCCTGAGGGGAACCAGTGGGGAAACCCGGAAACGACAGTCCGCCCCTAGGGAACCACCGATGCCCGGGACGCCAGAAGGGGAAACCCCGTCCGTTGCGCTCGCCCCTCGTGTTCGCCGGCCGGGCGTATATGAATGGCCGGAGGAGGGTCGGGCGGGCACTCGCTCTCGCAAACGCCGCCGGTGCGGCACGAAGGGGCGAGCGAACGGCTGCCAAGTTCCGCCCCCGTCCGGTGCCAGGGGAACCCCGCTCGGGGCTCCCGCGCCAACATCGTGCCGATGGCGCTGCGGGACGAGATTCCCCTGGGGGACCGCGGGCTCGTGGAAGAAAACGACCCGGACCCGGGTACGGACGAGGAGCTGCTCATCGAGGAGCAGTTTTCGCTGTCCTCCTACGGCGCCTCGGACTTTTTCGTCAGCTCCGCCTACTCGCGCCTCCCGACGCACACACAGCCCGTGTTCTCGAAGCGGGCGTTGGTGTTTGCCTGGTCCTTCCTGGTGCTGAAGCCCCTGCAGCTCGCGGCGATGGCGGTGTATTACGGGGAGACGGGCCGCCCGTACGCCCCGCTCTGCGTTGCGAGCGCCGTGGCGGGCTACTACGCGGCCTGGCTCGCGCGGGCGGTCCTGCTTTACGTGAACGTGAAGCGCGATCGCCTTCCGCTGGCACCACCGGCCTTCTGGGCGCTGTCTCTGTGGTACGGGGGGGCGGCCGTTGTCGCCCTGCTGGCGGCGGCGCAGGAGACCTTCGGTCCCGACGGACTGTTTCGGCTCGTCGCCGCCGGCCAGGCGCGGGCGGTCGCCGATCCGCTGCGGGCCCGCGCCCTGGGGACGGCCTGCGGGGCGGCCGTCGCGCTGTGGGTCGCGGCGGCGGATAGCTTCGCCGCGGCGGCCAACTTTTGCCTGGCTCGCTTTTGGGCCAGAACCATCTTAAACGCGCCCGTGTCCTTTTAGGGGTGGGTGGGGCCAGTGGGTGTATATAAACCGGCCCGCCGCGGGCCGCCGCGTCTGTCGCGGCCGCTCGCCTCTCGGGAGAGGGTTCACCCCCGTCCCACGCCTCTCCGTCTCTCGGGTTTCCGGCACGCCCCACCCGCCTCTCTTGTCGCCCCAGTCCCCTTAGACCCCACTCTCCGGAGGACCACGCGCCATGGCGGAGCCCCCGGCCCCCCGCACCGCCTACGGGCACGCGGCCGCCATGGTCCCCACGGGCTCCATACTGAGCACCATCGAGGTGGCCTCCCACCGCCGCCTGTTTGACTTTTTCGCCGCCGTGCGGTCCGACCAGAACAGCCTGTACGACGTGCAGTTCGACGCGCTGCTGGGGTCGTACTGCAACACGCTGTCGCTGGTGCGCTTCCTGGAGCTCGGGCTGTCGGTGGCGTGCGTGTGCACCAAGTTCCCCGAGCTGGCGTACATGAACGAGGGGCGCGTGCAGTTCGAGGTGCACCAGCCGCTCATCGCCCGCGACGGCCCGCACCCCGTCGAGCAGCCCATCCACAACTACATGACCAAGCTCATCGACCGCCGCACCCTCAACGCCGCCTTCTCCCTGGCCACCGAGGCCATCGCCCTGCTGACCGGCGAGGCGCTCGACGGGACCCGCGTCGGCACGCACCGCCAGCTGCGGGCCATTCAGCAGCTGGCCCGCAACGTGCAGGCCGTGCTGGGGGCGTTCGAGCGCGGCACGGCCGACCAGATGCTGCACGTGCTACTCGAGAAAGCCCCGCCCCTGGCGCTGCTGCTGCCCATGCAGCGCTACCTGGACAACGGGCGCCTGGCCACGCGCGTGGCCCGGGCCACGCTGGTGGCCGAGCTGAAGCGGAGCTTCTGCGAAACCAGCTTCTTTCTGGCGAAGGCGGGCCATCGCCGCGAGGCGATCGAGGCCTGGCTCGTGGACCTGACCACCGCGACGCGGCCGTCGGTGGCCGTGCCGCGGCTCACGCACGCCGACACCCGCGGGCGGCCCGTCGACGGCGTGCTCGTCACCACCGCCCCCATCAAGCAGCGCCTCCTGCAGTCCTTCCTGAAGCTGGCCGACACGGAGGCCGACGTGCCCGTGGCCTACGGGGAGATGGTGCTCAGCGGCACCAACCTCGTCACGGCCCTCGTGATGGGCAAGGCCGTGCGGAGCCTCGACGACGTCGCGCGCCACCTGCTGGACATGCAGGAGGACCAGCTGGACCTCAACCGCGAGACGCTGGACGAGCTCGAGAGCGCCCCGCAGACCACGCGCGTGCGCGCGGACCTGGTGACCATCGGCGAGAAGCTGGTGTTCCTGGAGGCCCTGGAGAAGCGCGTGTACGCCGCCACGAACGTGCCCTACCCCCTCGTCGGTGCGATGGACCTGACCTTCGTCATGCCCCTGGGGCTGTTCAACCCCCCGCTGGAGCGCTTCGCGAACCACGCGGGGGACCTGGTCCCCGCGCCGGGCCAGGCGGACCCGCGGATCTTCCCCCCGCGGCACCTGTTCTTCTGGGGGAAGGACCACCGCGTGCTCCGGCTGTCCCTGGAGCAGGCGATCGGGACGGTGTGTCACCCCTCGCTCATGAACGTCGACGCGGCGGTCGGCGGCCTTAACCAGGAGCCGGTCGACGCGGCCAACCCCTACGGGGCCTACGTCGCCGAGCTCCCGGCGGGCCCCGCCGCCCGCCTGCAGGAGGAGTTCCTGGAGACGTGGCAGCGCCGGCTCGCCCACGGGCGCATCCGCTGGGTGGCGGAGGGGCAGATGACGCCGGAGCAGTTTGCGCGGCCGGACAACGCCCACCTGCCCTTCGAGCTCCACCCCGCCTTCGACTTCTTCGTGGGGGTCGCGGATGTGGACCTGCCGGGCCCGCGGGTCCCTCCCGCGGGCCCCGGCGCGGTGCAGGCCACGTGGCGCGTGGTGAACGGCAACATCCCCCTGCCGCTGTGTCCGACCGCGTTTCGGGACGCGCGGGGCCTGGAGCTCAGCGTGGGTCGGCACGTCCTGTCGCCCGCGACGGTCGCCGCCGTCCGGGGGGCGTTCGAGGACCGCGGCTACCCCACGGCGTTCTATCTGATCCAGTCGGCGATCCACGGAAGCGAGCACGTGTTCTGCGCCCTGGCGCGCCTCGTCACGCAGTGCATCGTCAGCTACTGGAACAACACCCGCTGCGCCGCGTTCGTGAACGACTACTCGCTGGTCTCCTTCATCCACACCTACCTCGGCGGCGAGATCCCCGAGGAGTGCATGGCCGTGTATCGGGACCTCGTGGCCCACGTGGAGGCGCTCGCGCAGCTGGTGGTGGACTTCACGCTCCCGGGGCCAGAGCTCGGCGGCCAGGCGCAGGCCGAGCTCAACCACCTGATGCGGGACGCGGCGCTGCTGCCCCCGCTGGTGTGGGACTGCGACGGCCTCATGCGCCGCGAGCAGCTGGACGCGCACCGGGACTGCCGGGTGAACGCGGGCGGCCACCGGCCCGTCTACGTGGCGGGCTGCCACATCGGCACGGCGGACTTTCACCGCAACGACGGCCGCCTGCTCCACAACACGCAGGCGCGCGCCGGCGACGCGGCGAACGACCGGCCGTACCGCCCCGCGGACTGGACCACGCACCACAAGATCTACTACTACGTGATGGTGCCCGCCTTCTCGCGCGGCCGCTGCTGCACCGCGGGGGTGCGCTTCGACCGCGTGTACGCCACGCTGCAGAACGTGATCGTGCCCGACATCGCGCCCGGCGAGGAGTGCCCCACGGATCCGGCGACGGACACGGCCCACCCGCTGCACCCCGCCCAGCTGGTGGCCAACACGCTCAACGCCATGCTGCACAACGGCCGCGTCGTCGTGGACGGCCCCGCGCTGCTGACGCTGCAGGTCCTCGCGCACAACGCGGCCGAGCGCACCACGGCCCTCCTCTGCGCCGCGGCGGCCGACGCGGGCGCCAACACCGCCTCGACGGCGAACATGCGCCTCTTTGACGGGACGCTCCACGGCGGGATCCTGCTCATGGCCTCCCAGCACCTGGACCAGACGGTCGAGCTCGGGGAGTACTTTTACGTGCTGCCGGTCCACGCGCTGTTTGCCGGCGCCGACCACGTGATGAACGCGCCCGGCTTCCCCGCGGGGCTGCGGGAGCTGGCGCGCACCGTCCCCCTCGTCCCCCCGACCCTCGGCGCCAACCACTTCTCCTCCATCCGCCAGCCCGTGGTGCAGTACGTCCGCGAGAGCCCCGCCGGCGAGAACACGCTCACGTACGCGCTCATGGCGAGCTACTTCAAGCTCAGTCCCGTGGCGCTGTACCACCAGCTGCGGACGGGCCTGCACCCCGGGGTCGCCTTCACCGTGGTGCGCCAGGACCGCTTCGTGACGGAGAACGTGCTCTTTTCCGAGCGGGCCTCGGAGGCCTACTTCCTGGGCCAGCTCCAGGTGGCGCGCCACGAGACGGGCGGGGGCGTGAACTTCACGCTCACGCAGCCCCGCGGCAACGTGGACCTGGGCGTGGGGTACACGGCCGCCGTGGCCACGGCGGCGGTGCGCACCGCCGTGACCGACATGGGAAACCTGCCCCAGAATTTTTACCTGGGGCGCGGGGCCCCCCCGCTCCTCGACAACGCGGCCGCGGTCTTCCTACGCAACGCCGTCGTCGCGGGCAACCGGCTGGGCCCGGCCCAGCCCCTGCCCGTCTTCGGCTGCGCCCAGGTGCCCCGGACGGCGGGCATGGACCACGGCCAGGACGCCGTGTGCGAGTTCGTGGCGACGCCGGTCTCGGCGAGCCTGGACTACTTTCGCCGCCCCTGCAACCCGCGGGGGCGCGCGGCCGGGGGCGCGTACGCGGGCGACCGCGAGGGCGACGCGGCCGCGCTCATGTACGACCACTCCCAGAGCGACCCCGCGCACCCCTGCGCCGCCACGGCCAACCCGTGGGCCTCCCAGCGCTTCTCGTACGGGGACCTGCTGTACAACGGCGCGTACCGCCTCAACGGGGCCTCGCCCGTCCTGAGCCCCTGCTTCAAGTTCTTCACCGCGGCCGACATCGCCGCCCGCCACCGCAGCCTGGAGCGCCTCATCGTGGAGACGGGCTCGGCGGTGTCAACGGCGACGGCCACCAGCGACGTGCAGTTCAAGCGGCCGCCCGGGAGCCGCGAGCTCGTCGAGGACCCCTGCGGGCTCTTCCAGGAGGCCTACCCCCCCGCCTGCGCCAGCGACCCCGCGCTGCTGCGCAAGTACCGCGACGGCGACGCCCAGCCCCACGGCCCCGAGACGCACTTCACGCAGTACCTCATCTACGACGCCTCCCCCCTGCGGGGGCTGGCGCTGTAGCGGGGCGGGGCGGAGACGCGGGGGTCGCGTCTCCCGCATAAAAGGCCCGGCGCCGCGCACGCGGCGCCACAGAGCCCCCGACCCCCGCGCGCGCCCGCGGCACGTCAACCCTCCCCCGCGTTCGGCCCGGCGCACGCCTCGGCGGTCGCCGTCGGGTGCCCCCGCCGCCCCCTCCCTCTATCCGGGCCCCGCCCGCGCCCCCCGCGCGCCATGCTGACGGACGGGTTCGAGTCGGAGATCGCGATCCCCTCGGGGATCTCGCGCGCCGACGCCGCGGCGCTGCAGCGCTGCGAGGGCCGGGTGGTGTTTCTGCCGACGATCCGGCGGCAGCTGGCGCTGGCCGACGTGGCCCACGAGTCCTTTGCCACGGGGGGCGTCGCCCCGGACACCCTGGGTCTGCTCCTGGCGTACCGGAGGCGCTTCCCCGCGGTGATCGCGCGGGTGCTGCCCACCCGGCTCGTGGCCTACCCCCTAGACCTGGGGCTGACGCACGCGGGGACCGCGAACCTCCGCAACACCGCCCCGGTCGACCTCTGCAACGGAGACCCCGTCAGCCTGGTGCCGCCCGTGTTCGAGGGCCCCTCGACGGACGTGCGCCTGGAGTCCCTGGACCTGACGCTGCGGTTCCCGGTGACGCTGCCCTCGTCGCTCGCGCGCGAGATCGTCGCGCGGCTGGTGGCGCGCGGCATCCGCTCCCTGAACCCCGACCCCCGGGCCCCCGCCGAGCTCGCCGACCTCAACGCGGTCTACTACAACGGGGCGCGCCTCCCGCTGGTGGCCAACGTCGAGCAGCTGGAGCCCGTGAACGCCGAGGTGCGGACGCTGATCCTGAACGCCGCGTACTCCATCACCGAGGGCACCGCGGTCGTGCTCTCGCTCATCCCCCGGCTCTTCGCCCTGAGCGCCCAGGACGGCTACGTGAACACGCTACTGCAGATGCAGAGCGCGACGCGGGAGGCGGCGCAGCTGATCCACCCCGAGGCCCCGGGGCCGCCCCAGGACGGCGATCGGCGGCTGCCGGTGTACGAGGCGCTCGTCGCCTGGCTCACGCACGCCTCGCAGCTGGGGGACGCGCTGGCCCTGGCGCCGGTGGCCCGGGTGTGCACGTTCGACGGCCCCGCCGTCGTGCGATCGGGGGACATGGCCCCGGTCATACGGTACTACTAACCCCCCCCCGACCCGCTCAGCGGTTAATAAAGCTGCCTCCGCGGCGCAGGTAACAAGCAATATGCGAGCCTCAGTGTCGTCTCTCCGCGCGCGACCGTCTCGGTCGTTCCCTTCCCCCTCCCACGACCATCCCACCCCGCGCGACGCCCCGGCGACGGGCCACGAAAGAAGGGGCGCGAGACGGGAGGGTGTGGGCGGCGCGGCAAAACCCCGCCGGTGTTTATTTCGCTACCGTTCTAGCGCCTGGCCGGCGCGCGTGACGGGGGCGAACGCGTGGTGCGCGTGGGGGGTGGCCGCCAGGTAGACGGCCATGATGACGGCGACCATGAGGTCGTCCGAGGCGCCGTTGCGCTTGCCGGAGTAGCTGCGGGCGTCCGAGTTCGGGGAGAGGATCTCGGTGAGGTTGTTGAGCTGCGCGGTCAGGTACTCCACCGGGTCGGTCTGGAGGCGCATGGTGACGGAGACGACCTCCTGCGACGCCATGACGCCCCCCGAGTTGAACTTTTTTATGAAGTACTCGAAGGCGGGCGTCTTCTGCTTGTTGAGGAGGAAGAAGGGGTAGAGCACCGAGCCGCCGGGCGGCTCGCAGTGGTAGAAGAGGAGCTCGGGGACCGCGACCCCGGCCCCCCCCGAGGCCAGGAGCCGGTGCAGCTCGGCGTGGAGGCGGGCGGCGATCGCGACGGCCGAGTCCTGGCTGCTGTTGCCCTCCACCGCCACGCGGACGCTGCGGAACACCCCGGGGTGGAGGGCCAGGACCTGCGTGAGGCTGTGGGCGGCGCAGCGGGCGATGTCGTCGGCCGCCGAGCCCGTGAGGGCCCGCAGGAAGAAGTGCTCTAGGGCGAAGACGATGAAGTCGTCGCGGTAGCGGCCGACGGCCGCGACGCCGGTGCCCGAGGCGCGCGTGTTGGCGGTGAAGGCGGGGTCCACGTACACGTAGAGCTCGGGGGCCATGAGGCCGCCGTTCGTGGTGGTCGAGGGGCGGTAGAGCAGGAAGCGCTCCCCGGCCGGCTTGGTGAGCACGGGCCGGTCGTCGTCGGCCTCGCGGCTCTGGCCCCCGATGATCTCCTGCATGAACGAGTCGGCCAGGAAGAGGTCGGCCGTCCGCCGCAGGGCGCCGTCCATGGTGATGAACACGGGCTTGTTGAGGATGTAGCAGGAGCAGGCCGTCGCGTTCGTGTGCGTCACGACCCGCGGCATGTGGTCGTCGCAGATGTAGGTGACCACGTTGAGGAGCTCGTCGGCGGCCCCGCGGAGGTTGTACAGGAAGCTGGTGCTGGCCTTGCCGGTGTTGGTCGAGGAGACGAAGATGATCTTGCAGTTGGCCTGGTTCAGGAAGCCCATGATGGTCTGCACGGCGTCGGGGCGGATGAAGTTGGCCTCGTCGACGAAGAGCAGGTTGAAGTCCTGGCCCCGGATGCCCTGCGGGGGGAGAGAGGGAGGGGCGCGAAAGCTCAGCGGGGGTCTGGGGTCGGGCGCCGGGAGCGCGGCGGGGAGGAGAGGGCGGGGCGGAGGCGGGGCCGTCAAAAGGGGCCGCCGGGGGCGGCGGCCGAGCACACGCGCGCCCGGTCGCCCGCGAACGCCGGCCGGACGGACCGCGAGACCATGAACGCGCACCTGGCCAACGAGGTCAACTACGACGTCCGGCGCGAGCCCGGACGCCCGGGCTCGCTGATCCACCTCATCATCTCGGACGCCTGTCTGGCGGCCTCCGGGGTGCCGCTGGCCGCCCTGGGGGCCGCCCCCCGCCCCCACTCGTCCGCGCCCGGCTTCCGCGTCGAGGCCCAGACCCGGGCGCACGCGACGGGCGAGTGCGACCCCTGGGCCTCGGTGTTCGCCGCGTACATGCCGCGGGACGCGCTGGGGGAGGTGCTGGCGCCCGCGGTCCCGGGCCGGCCCGGCCTCCTCCCGCGCGAGCCCAGCCCGGGGGGGCTGTTCGTCTCGCTCCCCGTCTCCTGCGACGCCCGCGGCGCCTACGACCCGTACACGACGGCCGCCCTGCGCGTGTGCTGGGGGGCCGCGGCCAGCTGCGCCCGCGTGCTCCTCTTCAGCTACGACGAGCTCGTGCCGCCGACAACGCGGTACGCCGCCGACGGGCCGCGCCTCACGCGCCTGTGCCGGCACTTCTGCCGGTACGTGGGGCGGCTGGGCGCGGCCGCGCCCGCGGCGGCGACCGAGGCCGCGGCGCACCTGGCGGCGGGCCTGGCGGGGGGCGCGCGCGGCGGCGCCCCCGTCTCCGGAGAGCTAGCGGCCGGTGACGACGCCCCCATCTCCCCCGAGGAGCAGCTCACGGCCCCGGGGGGGGACGCCGCGGACCGGGAGGACGTGTCCATCACGCGCGAGGACGAGGAGATCCTCGCGCTGGTGCAGCGGGCCGTGCTGGACGTGGCCCGGAGGCACCCGGTCCGCGCGGGGGCGCCCCGCCGCGGCGGGGGCCCGGCCGTGGCGTCCGGCCTCCGCCAGGGCGCCATGGCCCACCAGGCGACCTCCGGGGCCGGGCCCCACGGGCCCCGCGACGACGCCGAGGCGGTCATCGCGGGCCTGGAGCCCCCGGGGGGCGGCCGGTTCGGCCCCGCCTCCGTGGCGGACCTGCCGCGGCCGGGGGGCGAGATCCTGGGCGACGTCCTGACGCTGGCCCCGGGGAGCGAGCGGCCGCGGTCGCTCGTGGAGTGGCTCGACCGCGGGTGGGAGGCGCTGGCCGGGGGAGACCGCCCCGGCTGGCTGTGGAGCCGGCGCTCGGTCTCGCTGGTCCCGCGGCACCACTACGCCACCAAGGGGCGGTTCGTCGTTGTCTCCTACGAGAACTCGGTGGCGTGGGGCGGGCGCCGCGCCCCCGCCCCGCGCCTCTCGGCCGAGCTCGCCGAGGCCCTGACGGAGGCCTGCGCCGGCGAGGACGAGCTGCGCCCCCAGCGGCTGTCCCCGGCCCTCCAGGACGAGCTCCTGCGGCGCTTTCCGGCGCTGGAGGCGCCCCTGCGCGGCGCGCGGCCCGTCCTCGCGCCGTTCGACGTCGCGGCCGAGGTCGCGTTCGTCGCTCGCGTGCAGACCGCGTGCCTCCGGGCGCTGGGGAGCGCCATCCGAGCCGCCCTCCAGGGGGCCCCCCGCATCACCCAGCGCGTGCGCTACGAGTTCGACCCGGACCAGAGCGCGTGGATCGGGGAGGTGGCGCGGCGCCTGCCGGTCCTGCTCGAGAACGTCATGCGCACGATCGAGGAGGCCCCGGCCGACGACTTCTTCCGGACGGCGTACGCGGCGGCCGTCCTGTCGTTCCTCGGCGAGCGCGTGTTCCGAGGGCGCCGGTTCGTGCCGCCGGGCGACGACCTCCCGGCGCGCTTTGCCGACGCCGACGGGCACTACGTTTTCGACTACTACAGCACCAGCGGGACGACCCTGCGGACGACGGACCGCCCAATCGCCGCGGTCTTCGATGGTGACGTCAATCGGGAGCAGAGTAAATGCCGCTTTCTGGACGCCCCGCCGCCCAATGCCACCCGCAGGGTCTGCGAGCGGTACCTGCCGGGGGAGAGCTACGCCTACCTCTGCCTGGGGTTCAACCGCCGGCTGCACGCCCTCGTGGTCTTCCCCGGCGGCTTTGCGTTCACCGCCAACGTCGCGGCGTACCTGACCCTCGGGGAGGCCTCGGGCCGCGCGATCGTTCAGCGATTCTGCCGGGAGGTGCCCGCGGGGCGCGGGGCCGCGCGCTGAGCGCGCCCCCTCGGCCCCCCATGGCCGGGCGCGCCCCCGGGCGGCGCCTGGCGCCGCCCTGCCCCCCCGTGGGGCCCTCGGCCCGCGGCCCCGCAGGCGGGGCCGGCTCGCCCGCGGCCCCGGGCATCGTGGAGCTCGACACCTGCGCGGACGCCGTGGCGTCCGTCGCCAACTCCATCTTCGTGTGGCGGCTCGTCCGCGGGGACGAGCGAATCAAGATATTCCGCTGCGTGACGGCCCTGACGGGGGCGCTGTGTCAGGTGGCGGTCCCGCCGCCCGACCCCCGGCGGGCGCTCTTCTGCGAGGTCTTTCTGTACCTGACGCGGCCGCGCGCCCTGCGCCTGCCCCCCGGCGCCTTCTTCGCGATCTTTCTGTTCAACCGCGAGCGCCGCTACTGCGCGACGACCCACGTCCGCAGCGTCAACCACCCGCTGGCCCCCTCGCTCCGCGCCCTGACCTTCACGTGCCTGAAGGCCGCCGCGCCCCCGGAGGAGAGCCCCGACCCGGCCGCCGAGCGGCTCGACGCGACGCCGCTGGCGTTCGAGCTCGCGGGGCCGTTCCTGGTGCCCGCGGAGGTCCCCAGGGACCCCTCGGCGTGCTGCGCCCTGGGCCCGGGGGCGTGGTGGCACTTCCCCAGCGGCCAGATCTACTGCTGGGCGATGGACGAGGCGCTGGGGGAGCTGTGCCCCCCAGGCAGCCGCGCGCGGCACCTAGGTTGGCTCCTGGCCCGGCTGACCAACCACCCCGGGGGCTGCGGGACGTGCGCCCCGCAGCCCCACGCCGACTCGGTGAACGCCCTGTGGGAGTCCGCCGCCGTCGCCGAGGCGTGCCCCTGCGTCGCCCCGTGCATGTGGGCCAAGATGGCCCAGCGCGTCCTGGCCATCGAGGGCGACGGCAGCCTCCGGCAGCTGCTGTTCGCGCGCCCCGTCGACGCCGTCGTGCTGCTCGGCTCCACCCGCGGGCCGCGCATCGCGGCCCACCTGCACGAGGTGGTCGGGGGACAGCGGGGCGCGGAGAGGATCCGGCCTCAGGCCACCGGGTGGCGCCTCTGCGCGCTCTCGTCGTACGCGAGCCGTCTGTTTGCCACCAGCTGCCCGACCATCGCCCGTGTGGTGGCGAGGTAGTAGCGAGCCCTCTCGCGTGCCCCCAATAAAGACGTTAGAAACCCACCCAGTCGTCGTGCGTCCCTGGCGGTTTCTCGCGGCGTCGGCGGGGATGGGCGGGGGAGAGAAGGGATGGGGAGGGGGAGGAGGGAGAGAAGGTGGGGTAGGGCGGGGGGGGGGGAGCAACGTACGTTGGTGTTGTGGCTGGAGGCGAACACGATGGTGCTGCGAGATCCGTCGGGAAAGGAGAACGAGATGGTCTCTCCCTTGACGTGGTCCACCCGGGACGACCCGAACCAGCCCTGCAGACAGGCGTCGATCTCATCGAACACGGGCTCGGTGGCCTTGCGGATGTGGGCGGTGTAGCCGATCTTGATACCCCGGAATGACGCGAGCGACAGCGCGATGAGCGGCACGATGAACCACGTCTTGCCGTGGCGGCGGGGCACCAGGAAAACGGTGGCGCGCTGCCGGAAGTGTCGCACGGCCGCGTCGCTGAACAGCGGGATCTCGAACACGAGGCGGAGGAACGTGCTCACCTGCTCGGCGTGGTCCCCGAGCAGCACCGCGGCGAGAAAGTACGTGGCGTGCATGAGGATCATCTTCTGGAAGGGCTCCAGCGTCCCGTGGGACCGCCCGTGCGTCGCGACGTCGACCTTGGCGCGCTTCTTCGCGGGGCCGGCGTCCTCGGCGAGGCTCGAGGCCCGGAAGGACGTCCGGAGGAGCCGCGCGAAGTCGCGGACGAAGTGGACCAGCTGCTGGAAGGCCTCGGAGCGGTGGAGCGCCCGGAAGGTGTTGAGCACGCTGTAGTACGCGTTGCGCTGGGGCACGACGTCCCCGGGCGCGCATTCCGCGAACCGGAGGCGCGCCACGGCGCGGACCAGCTCGGGGGCCAGGAACTCGAGCTTGGTCGCGCGGTCGCCCCCAAAGTCCCGCCCCCGCAGCTGGGGCGGGACCAGGCTATTAAACAGCAGGCGCCGCGCCACGGCCGAAAAGAGCGGGGCGTGCTCGCAGCAGTCGTGGAGCGTTCCGACCCCCGGAACGACGGTCTGGTGTCGGCGCGGGGCGGCGGTCGCGAAATCCAGGAAGGGCACGCGAAGCGCGTCCCCGGCCGCCAGTCCGGCGGGCGCGTCGGAGGCCCCCATCCGCTGCTGCCTCTGCTTCTCGAGGCCCTCGAAGAACAGGCGCACGTCGTCCGCCAGCTGCCGGCCGAACATCGCGGCGCCCGAGGTCGGGCCGCTCGCTGCCGCCGGGGCTGGTCTTAGGTGGCCGCGGAGCCCCCTTTCCCCGCCCGCCGCCGGGATGGACCGCGGACCGGGTCGCGCGGCGCTGCGTCGGCGCCTGGCGGAGACGCACCTGCGGGCCGAGGTGTACCGGGAAGAGACGCTGCGGCTGCACCGGGAGGGCGTCGGAACCCAGGACCCCCGCTTCGTCAGCGCCTTTATGGCGGCCAAGGCGGCCCACCGGGAATTGGAGGCGCGGCTAAGGTCACGCGCGCGCCTAGAGGTGCTGCGACAACACGCCGCGTGCGTCAAAATCCGCGTGGAGGAGCAAGCGGAGCGACGCGACTTTCTGATCGCGCACCGGCGGTTCCTTGACCCCGCGTTGGGGGAGCGTCTGGACGAGGTCGAGGACCGTCTCGCCGATCAGGAGGAGCAGCTCGAGGAAGCCGCCGCGAACGCCTGTCTCCTCTCTGGAGACTGCGACCCCACGGACGGATGGATGAGCTCCGAGGACAGCGACCTGCTGATCATGTGGCAGCTCGGGTCAGCCCCCGCGGTACGCCCCGGGGATCTCTCCGGGCTTGGCTCGCGTCCCACATCCGGTCCGGTGGCCGGCGGTCTTCCGGGAGGCGGGGCGCCCGGTCTCCCCGACCGGGCTCGCCCCGGGCCCACCGACCCAGCTTCCGAGAGCGACTGCGGGTCGGATTCTCGCAATGGCGACTGAGCCGCCCGTCGAACCCCCGCTCCCCCCCCGGCCCCGCCCTCTCCCCCGGCGGGCTGGGCCGCCCGCCCCTGCGGGCCGCGGGCGGCCCGCTGACCGCGGCCCCCCGCCCCCCCTCGTCCGTCCTGTCCCTGGTGGGGGTCCACCGGCTCTGCAGCCCGGTGTTTCAGGTGAACCCCGCCCTGCACTACACCACCCTGGAGATCCCCGGGGCCCGGAGCTTCGGCGGGTCCGGGGGCTACGGCGAGGTGGAGCTCATCCGCGAACACAAGCTGGCCGTGAAGACCATTCGGGACCGGGAGTGGTACACCGCCGAGCTCGTGGCCACCCTGCTCGTGGGCGACTGCGCCCTCCGCGCCGGGGCGGCGCTGAACGTGCGCGGCCTCATCGTGCTACTGGGCTTCTCCCTGCAACAGCGCCAAATCGTCTTTCCGGCGTATGACATGGACCTGGGGCGGTACATCGGCCACCTGGCTGGGCCGCGCGCCGACAACCCCCTGGTGATCCCGGCCATCGGGGCCCGCTTCACCGAGATGGCCCGGGCCGTGAGCTTCCTGAACACCACGTGCGGCATCAGCCACCTGGACATCAAGTGCGCCAACATCCTGGTCACGCTGGACGCTGACGCCGCGTCGCTGCGGCGGGCCGTCCTGGCCGACTTCAGCCTCGTGACCCTCAACTCCAACTCGGTCATCTCCCGCGGGCAGTTCTGCCTCCCGCAGCCTCCGCCCAAGGGCCCCGGGACGCTGGACATGCCGGCGGTGCTGACCACCGCCAACTTCCACACCCTCGTGGGCCACGGGTACAACCAGCCCCCCGAACTGCTGATCAAGTACCTGAACAACGAGCGCGCCGAGTTCGCGGGGCGCCCCCTGGGGCACGACTGCGGGCTGGCGGTGGACCTCTACGCGCTGGGGCAGGTGCTGCTGGAGGTGGTGGTGAGCGCGTACGTGACGCCGAGCCTGGGCGTCCCGGTGTCCCGGTTTCCGGGGTTCCAGTACTTTGACAATAGGCTGTCGCCCGACTTCGCCATGGCCATCCTGGCGTACCGATGCGTGCTCCACCCCGCCCTCTTCGTCGACTCGGCCGAGACCAACGCCCACGGCCCGCCGTGCGACGCGCCTGCGTGGATCCGTCGCCGCCTACGCAGCCCCGCCCTCCAGCGCATCTTCGCCGGCCAATATAAGAACTACCAGCGCACCCACGAGGCGCTGCTGTCGTCGGTGACCGTCGCCCGCGAGCTGAGGCCGCTCCTGGTTCTGGTGTCCCGCCTGTGCCACGCCAACCCGTCCGCACGCCACGCCCAGTTCCAGGTGTGATGCAGACGACGACCCCCGCGGACCGATCGTCCCCCGCCCGCGCAGAGAGCAAGCGACCCCTCGTCCTCGGGGACGAGGACGAGAACGGGGATCGGATCCGCGACCCCCACGGGCGATCCCCGAAGCGCGCCCGACCAAACAGCCTGCCGCTCGCCGCCGTATTTCGGCCGGCCACCCCCGGGACCCCCGAGCGGCCGCGAACCCCGCCGACCCCCGACCTTCCCCTGTCGCCGCGGGGCACCCGCGCGGCCGCGTCCCCCGAGTCCCGGTCGGAGACCGGCCCCTCGAGTCCCGCCTCCCAGAGCCTGCTGGCGGACTACGCGCCGCCCCCGTCGCCCGGCGACGCTGACGGCAACGACACAGACTCGACCGTCGAGCCCGGGTGGTCGGCGGTCGCGATCCCGGACGCGCTGCCGCCCCACGTGCTGGCGGAGACGTTCGAGAGCCACCTCCGCGGTCTGCTGCGGGGCGTCCGGGGGCCCCTGGACGTGGAGCCCCTCCGGGCCCGCCTGGGCTATCTGTTTTCTCTCGCGACGGCCCTCGAGGAGGCGGGGATGGTAGATCGCGGTCTCGGCGGGCACCTCGTCCGGCTCTCGCGACGCGCGCCCGCGGCGCTGGGCGCGGGCGCCGCGGGAGGGCCGGCCGCCGCCAACCCCAGGCCCCTCATGGCGTTCTTCGAGGCGGCGACCCAGAACCAGGCGGAGAGCCAGCTGTGGGCCCTGCTGCGGCGGGGGCTGACGACGGCCTCGACGCTCAAGTGGGGGCCCCGGGGGCCGTGTTTCTCGCCCCAGTGGCTGATGAACAACCACGACCTGCGGCTAGACTGTCAGTCGGCGGCGGTGATGTTCGGGCGGACGAACGAGCCGGCCGCCCGCGCGCTGCTGTTCCGCTACTGCGTGGGGCGCGCCGACGACGAGAAGGACGAGGCGGGGCGGCGCTTCGTCTTCCGCGAGCCCGGCGAGGCGCCCGCGGAGAGCGTGCACGCGTGCGGGGTCCTCATGGACGCGCACACGGGCATGGTGGGCGCGTCTCTGGACATCCTCGTGTGCCCGCGCGACCACCACGGCTGCCTAAACCCCGCCCCCGGGACCCCCCTGCGGTTCTACGAGGTGAAGTGCCGCGCCAAGTACGCGTTCGATCCCGCGGACGCCGGCGAGCCCGTGGTCGCCGCCCACCGCCGGCTGGTGGCGACGCGCTCGCCGGTGAGCTTCCGGGCCTTCGTCCGCTCGATCGCCCGGCCCGGCGTGCGGTATTTCGCCCCGGGGAGGGTTCCCGGCCCCGAGGAGGCGCTCGTGAGCGAGCACGCGTCCTGGGCGGACGTGCGCGCGGGCGACGAAAAGAGGCGGTGCTCGGCCTTGGACCGGGACCTGGTGGGCTTAAATAGCGGCGTCGCGTCGGACGTGCTGCTGTTCGGCGACCCCGATCTGGAGCGACGCACCATCTCCCCGCTCGCGTGGGACTCGGGCGAGCTGGTGCACCGCGAGCCCATCTTCGCCAACCCCCGCCACCCGAACTTCAAGCAGATCCTGGTGCAGGCGTACGTCCTCGCGAGCCACTTCCCGGAGTGTCCCCTCCACCCGCACCTGGTGACCTTCATCGGAAGGCACCGCACCCTCGACGAGGAGGGGGTGAGCCTGCGCCTCGAGGACGCCCCCGCAGCCGCGCCGCCCGCGGCGCGTGCCGCGATCCGGGGGTCGATCCTGCCCGACCAGGCCGTGCCCGTCGCCCTGATCATCACCCCGGTGCGCATCGACGCCGCGGTCTACGAGGTGATCCGCCGCAACAGCCGCCTGGCGTTCGACGAGACGCTCGCCCGGATATGGGCCTCGCGGGATCCCGTGCCGCGACCTGCTGCTGCAGACGAAACGTCCTAGTCACGGAGCAGGGGGAGACCGTGTCCCTGACCGCAACCGAGTTCGACGCCGTGGAGCTGGACTCGGACGCCGGCGGCAACTTCTACATCTCCCCGGAGCTGCGGGTGGTGACGCAGCCCCGACCGCAGCCCCCGCGGCGCGGGGGCCCCCCGTCCAGGAGCGGCCGCCACTGGAGTTGCAGCGGGCAACGCCCCAACCCGAGCAACCGCCCCCCGTCCCCGTTGATGTCCGATGACGAATAAACTAAGTTAAAAACCTAAAAACGTCCAACGCTCCGCGTCTTCGCTGGGGGCGAGGGTGTGTGGTGGTGGGGGGGGGGTAAGAAAGTGAAACGGTGGGGTTGGGCGGGACGGAAACTCAACAGCGGCCGGGGAGAGAAAGAACGCGGGATTTCTCCCCGGGGATGTGGGTACAAACGGAGTGGAATATCCGGGGCAGAAATCTGGCAAAAAGCCCTCTCCCTCCTTTCGCACGACGCACAGAGCACACAGAAACCCATCTCTGTTTGGAACGGAATTTCGGTTTTTATTAATCGACAGACGCGAGTCACCACTCGCGCACGGTGTCGTAGATGGGCTCCTCGACCGGCCGGGGGCGGTGCTGGATGCGGGCGTACGTCACGTCCTCGGGGTCCTCGACCGGCCGGGGGCGGTGCTGGATGCGGGCGTACGTCACGTCCTCGGGGTCGCTGGCCACCTCGTCGTAGATGTGCTCCCCCTCGGTGTACTCCGAGTCGTCGTCCCGGCCGACGTCCGACTCCCCGGCGTACTTGACCTCGGAGTAGATCGGCTCGAGGGCGGCGCCGGGCCGGGCCGGCCCCGGGTCGCCGCCCCGCGCGGCGCGCATGGAGCCGCGCACGCGTCGGATGGCCGAGCGCGCGCGGTGCTTGGTGTCGCGCATGTGGCGGAAGAAGCGGGTGCGGTGCTCGCGGTGGTAGAGGTAGGCGCGCACGCAGCGGACCCCGGCCATCACCAGGGCGAAGAAGGCCACGAGGGCGAGGGTCACGCGGACGCCCGTCTGGGCGCCCGGCCACTGCGTCTCCGCCACGTAGTATCCGTTGGTGTAGTAGCGCTCCGCGGTCACGCCGACGATGCCGGCGGCGGCGATGGCGCCGACGTGGGGCCCCAGCAGCACCCGCACGTAGTGCGACAGCAGCCCCTCGACCACCGCCAGCAGGAGGACGACGAGCGCGGCAAACGCGGCCGCCAGGCACACCAGGACGCCAGGGGCGGACAGCGGGAAGTTGAGGGCGGCGATCGTGGCGACGGACACGGCGGCCGGGGCGGTGCACAGGAGGGCGCCGAAGAGCATCGCGTTCGTCATCACGGCCCGCACCGGACCCACGATGCGGTGGTGGGTCGGGGCCACGTCCATCAGGCCGTGGACCTGGCGCAGGTAGGTCCCGCTCAGCACCCCCCGGGTGCAGAAGTGGGCGGCGAAGTACGTCAGACACGCGAAGTGCAGCACGTACACGGTGTGCGCCAGGGCGCTGACGCTGTGCGCCAGCAGCAGGACGGTGATCTGCAGCAACCAGACGCAGGCGTTGCCCCCTAGCAGCGTCGCGTGGGTGGCCACCATGCGGGCCGCGGCGTCGAGCTCGGCGGCGTCCTGCCGGCGGCGGTAGCGCGCCGTTGTCGCGCCGACGACGACGTAGGCGGCCACCGCCAGCATCAGCGTCGCCGTAACGGCGTAGGTGCCCACGAGACTCTGGGCGTCCAGGCGCGGGGGCGCGGCCACGCCCCCGCGCACCTCGGCCGTGTCGTTGGCGGGGCCATAAGAGGCCGCGGACGCGTAGAAGCAGGGAAAGCCCTCCCGGAAGAAGTGTGCGACGATGAGCAGCCCCACGAGACAGAGCGCGGACACGACAAACGCCCCCACCTGGACGCACCAGGTCCACCACGCCGCGCGCGAGACGGGCTCGTCGCCCTCGGTCGCGGCGGGGCCTCTACTCGCCGGCCTGCCCATCGCGGAAGAGGACCTCGCCCAGTACACGTCGAGCGTGTCGCTCGCGCGGATGCTGTACGGGGGCGACCTAGCGGAATGGGTTCCGCGGGTGCACCCGATGGTAACGATCGAGCGGCAGGCCGACGGGCCGGTGTCGTTTCCCGACGCGGGGGCGCCGACGTCGCGGTGCGTGACGGTGGTCCGCGCGCCGATGGGGTCGGGGAAGACTACGGCCCTGTTGCGCTGGTTGAAGGAGGCGATCCACTCCCCGGACACGAGTGTGCTCGTCGTCTCCTGTCGGCGGAGTTTTACCCAGACGCTGGCGGCGCGCTTTGCCGCGTCAGGCCTGGAGGAGTTCGTCACCTACTTCTCATCCACCAATTATATCATGGACGACCGCCCCTTCCACCGCCTCATCGTCCAGGTCGAGAGCCTGCACCGCGTCGGCCCCAACCTCCTGAACAACTACGACGTGCTGGTGCTGGACGAGGTCATGTCGACCCTGGGGCAGCTCTACTCCCCGACCATGCAGCAGCTCTGCCGCGTGGACGCGCTGCTCATGCGCCTGTTGCGCGCGTGCCCCCGGATCATCGCCATGGACGCCACCGCCAACGCGCAGCTGGTGGATTTTTTGTGCGGGCTCCGGGGCGAAAAAAACGTCCACGTGGTCGTCGGGGAGTACGCCATGCCCGGGTTCTCGGAGCGCCGCTGCCTGTTCCTCCAGCGGCTGGGCCCGGAGGTCCTGCAGGAGGCGCTGCGCGAGGAGGGGGGCGGAGCCGCCGAGCCGCCGGCTGCGCGAACCGGGACGTTCTTCGGGGAGCTGGAGGCGCGCCTGGCCGCGGGGAACAACGTGTGTCTGTTCTCCTCGACGGTCTCCTTCGCCGAGATCGCCGCCCGCTTCTGCCGCCGCTTCACCGACCGCGTCCTGCTGCTGCACTCCCTGACCCCGCCCGGCGACGTCACCACGTGGGGCGAGTACCGCGTGGTGATCTACACCACCGTTGTTACGGTTGGCCTGAGCTTCGACCCCGTGCACTTCGACAGCATGTTCGCGTACGTCAAGCCCATGAACTACGGGCCGGACATGGTGTCGGTGTACCAGTCCCTGGGGCGGGTGCGGACGCTGCGTCTGGGGGAGCTGCTCGTGTACATGGACGGGGCGGGGGCGCGCTCGGAGCCCGTCTTCACGCCCATGCTCCTGAACCACGTCGTGGGCGCGCGCGGTCGGTGGCCCGCCCAGTTCTCGCAGGTCACCGGCCTCCTCTGCCGCCGCTTCAAGGGGCGCTGCGACGCGTCGGCGCGCGGCGAGACGGCCGCGGCGCGGAGCTCGCGCGTCTACGCCCGGTTCCGATACAAGCACTACTTCGAGCGGTGCACCCTGGCCTGCCTGGCAGACAGCCTGAACATCCTGCACACGCTGCTGACGCTCAACTGCGTCCGCGCGCGCTTCTGGGGCCACGGGGAGGTCCCGTCGCCGCGAGACTTCTGCCGCTTTCTGCGCGGCGCGCACCTGGACGCCCTCCGCGCCCAGCGCCTCCTCCGCGAGCTGCGCGCCGGCGACACCAACGTGTCGCTGCAGGCCCAGGCCGCCGACACGGAGGAGGTCGGGTTCTTCGTGGAGAAGTACCTCCGCCCCGACGTCAGCCCGGCGGAGATCGTCGCGCTCATGCGCGGCCTCAACGGCCCGGTGGGGCGCACGCGCTTCGTGCACCTGGTGCTGCTGGAGGCCTGCCTGCGCGTCCCCACGGCGATGCACAGCAGCGCCGTCTTCCGGAGGCTGTACGACCACTACGCGACGGGCGTCATCCCGACCGTGGGCCCGGCGGGCGACATCGAGGTGGTCGCCCTGCAGCCGACACTCAACGTGACCCCGGTGTGGGAACTGTTCCGGCTGTGCGGCGGCCTGGCGCAGCGCCTGCGCTGGGACTCGGCGTCGGGGGGCTCGGAGGGCAACTTCAGCGCCCCCGACGTCCTCGCGCTGATGCGCCCCCACTACGAGCGCTACCTGCAGCTGCTGTTCGAGGTGGGGCACTGCAACGTGACCGACGGGAGCCTGCTCTCGGAGGAGGCGGTGCGGCGCGTGACGGACGCCCTGAGCGGGCGCCCCGCCCGCGGGGCCATCGGCGAGGCGGACCACGCGCTGATGCTCTTCAGAATCCTGTGGGGGGAGCTGTTCGGGGTGCAGACGGTGAAGAGCACCCACACCTTCCCGGGGGTCGGGCGCGTGAAGAACCTCACCAAAGACGCCATCGTCGGCCTGCTGGACGCGCACCACATCGACCGCAGCGCCTGCCGCACCCACCGCCAGCTCTACGCCCTGCTCATGGCCCACAAGCGCGACTTTGCGGAGGCGCGCTTTCGCCTGCGCGCGCCCGCGTGGGGGCGGTGCCTGCGCGCGCGCTGCGCCGGCGCGCCGCCCACCCCCGACCTCGTCCTAGAGGCGGCGCTCTCGGAGCTGCCCGCGGAGGCCTGGCCCATGACGCAGGGGGCGCTGGACTTCACGACGATATAAAGAGAAATAGGCGGCCCGGCGGCACCGCAGGCGAATCCGCGCGGGGGCGCCATGGGCGACGCGGGCCTCGTCTGGGCGGAGGAGAGCATCTGCGCTATCACCCTGTACACGGCCTGGCTGCCGCCGAGGACCCGCGACCGCCTCCACGTGCTGCTCTACCTGTTTTGCCGCGACGCGCGCGGAGACGGCGCCGCGCGCTTTGCCGAGGTGTCGATCGCCTCGACGGAGCTGCAGGCCTTTTACGGTCCGGCGGAAATATCGGCCGCCGGCGCGGTGGCGGCGGCGCGGGCCGCCGCGTCCCCCGCCGCCGCGCCGCTGGAGACGCTCAACGACCCGGTTCTGTGGCGCGCGCTGTACGCGTGCGCGCTGGTGGCCCTGGAGCGCGAGGTGGGCCGAGCGGCCCTCTTCGCCCCGGCGCGCGTCGCCTGGGACCCCCGCACCGGGCTGGTGGCGCGGATCGAGGGTCTGCCCGACGGCCGGTCGCCGGCGCCGCGCGCCGCCGCGCTGGACGTGAACGCGCAGATCGCCACGGACCCCCTCGCCCTGGCGGCCCACGTCGCCGCGAGACCGGACGCGCGGCTGGCGTGGGCCCGCCTGGCGGCGATCCAGGACACACCCCAGTGCGCGTCGGCCGCGTCGCTGACGGTCCGCATCGACACCGGCGCCGCGCGGTTCGCGCGCGAGTACACGACGCTGACCTTCCCGCCCGTGCGGAGGGAGGGCGCGGTCGCGGACGTATTCGAGGTGCGGGAGGCGGTCCTGCGGCCGCGCGGCCACGCGCAGGCCGTGACCGCGCGCGTCCTGGTGCCCCGGGGCTACGAGTACTTCGCGGTCGGGGCCGAGGGGTTCTCGGCCCCGGCGCTGATCGCCATGTTTCGCCAGTGGTACCTGACGGTGCACGCCGGGCCGGGGGCCCTGCCCCCGATATTCGCCTTTCTGGGGCCGGAGTTCGAGCCCCGGGGGGGCGCCGTGGACCACTTCTCCGTGCTGGGTTTTCCGGGATGGGCGACGCTGAAGGTTTCTGGGGGCGCCGCCGCCGCGCCCCCCGCGGCGCTGGCCGCCCACGCCGAGCTGGCGGGGGCCTGGCCCGCGGCCGGAGCCCGAGCGCTCGGCCCGGCGCGGGCCTGGGCCGCGGTCTCGGCCGCCGCGGCCGAGAGGCTGCCGCCCGCGCTGCGCCGGCCCGCGGCCGCGGGCCTCCGGCTGCTGGATCCGCCCGCGGTCATCGGGCCGGTGTGTCTCGCTCGCTTCCGCTTCCCGGGCCTGCAACCCCGGCTGCTCGCGGCCCTGTACGAGCTCGGCCTCCGCGGCGACCCGCGGGCCGCCGACCCCCGGGACCCGCTGGGCCGAGGCGCGCGACGGTGGCGGGATCTGGCGGGCGGCGAGGGCGCCGCGGAGCAGGCCCCCTGGCCCCGGGAGGTCCTGGCGCTGGCGACGGACGAGGTGCGCCGCGAGTACCCCGCCGTCGCGAGGACGCTGGACGGGATAGTCTCCGCCGTCGGAGTCGGGCTCGAGAAGGCGGCGGGCGCCGTGGACATGGCCGTCTGCGGAGACGGGGGCGGCCGCGTCTGGGGCGTGCTGAACGTGGACCCCCGGGACGCCGCCGGCGCGGGTGCGGCGGCGGCGGCGGCGGAGCGGGCCCGCGCCGCGCTGGCCGCGAGCGCGAGCGAAGCCCTGGCGGGATGGGGTCTCCGGCTCGACGCCCCTCCGCCCCTCGTCCTGGAGGGCACGTACACGCACGCCGTGCTGTGGAGCCAGACGGGGGCGTGGTTCTGGAACAGCGACACGGACGAGGATCGGCTCGAGGGGTTTCCCCTCCGCGGGCCCGCGTACGCCGCGGCGGCCGCGGTCGCGCGCCGCGCCCTGCGGGCGGTGGTCGCGGCGGGCTCGGAGGGTGGCGCCGGCGCGGAGGAGGCCCTGCGGATCGCGCACGACGCCTGCGACCGGCTGGTCATGGAGGCCTTCGAGCGGCGCCTCGACGCGGAGTACTGGGGGGTCGCGGAGACGCCGTCGGACCGCGGGGACCCGCTCCCGACGGCGGCGTTTCGCGGCGGGGCCCTGCTGGACGCGGAGCGGTACGAGCGCCGCGTCGTCCGCGTGTGCGGCGGCCCGGACGGCGGCTCGGTCTCCGTTCCCATAGACCTGTATCCCCGCCCGCTCGTCCTCCCCCCCATCGACTGCGCGCACCACCTGCGGGAAGTGCTGGCCGAGATGGAGGCGGTGTTTCGCGGAGCGCTGACGGGCCTGTGGGGCGAGGGGTGTGGGTTCGCGTACCCCTTCGAGGAGCGATCTCTGTTCATGTTCGATCCCAACGGCGCGGCCGGTGTAAACAACAAATAGCGAGCAGTAAAAAAATAAACATGCCAGCCAGACCCCCAAGCGCGTTCGCGTGTTCGATGTGCGCGCACCCACCCCGTTCTCGCCCCCACGCCCGCCCACACCGCGCAACAAACGAACGGACACCACACCGGGAGATTATGTGAGCGTGCGCCACGTTTATTGAACCGGGGTGCCTCACACCAGGCGGTAAAAGAGTGCGGACGTCTGGGTCTTGGGCGCGTCCGACGACCACCAGGACACGAGGCCGGCGCGGAAGTCCTCCGACGCCCAGCCGGCGGCGAGGACCCCCTGCGGGTTATACGCCACGCACTCGAGGCTGGCCCTGGGTTGCACGGGGAGCCGAAAGACGCGGCTGGGGCCGGCGCGGAAGAGGGCCGTCAGGATCGGTGGCGGGTTGTTCGCCAGGAGGTAGCGGGCCATACACCAGTGGGGCAGGACGTACTGGTCGTCGAAGGGCTCCACGTGAACCATGAACATAAGCGTGTTCAGCATCCACTGGCAGCTCCTGAGGAGCAGGCAGCGGACGCGATCGAAGGGCGAGGTGCGGCGGCCGAGGGCGGCGAGCCACGCCGAGATTTTCACGAAGGCGGAGGCGGTCGCGTGGGCCCGGGGGCAGTTCTCCAGATACATGAGCAGACACGCGAGCTCGAAGTCCTCGAGGTGCTCGGGCCAAAAGACGGACAGCCGATGGGGGAGCACCAGGGGCGGGACGCACAGGCTGTGCACGTGGTCTTCCCTGGCCAAGACGACGGCGAACGCGAACCCCCGGTGGGCGGACTGGTCGCGGCAGCGCGCAAAGTACGCGTCGGATGCGATGAGCGCGTCGTCGGGGCAGCCGTCCAGGACGAAGTGCAGCCGGTGGTCCGGAGTGACGTTGACCCGGACTACGCCCGTGGCGGTGAAACGAACGGTGTGGCGCGTAGCCTGCCGCACCTCGCAGGCCATGCGCAGCAGCGCCTGGTGGCTGATGGCCTCGGCCACGCCGACCAGGTCGCGGTCCCCCGCGACCGCGCGCCTAAGGGCGGCGGCCGCCGTCTCCTCCTCGGCGGGGGTCGAGGTGGCCATGGTCGCCTCGGCCGCCCCACGCGTCTTCGGGCCCGCGGCCCCCGGGGCGCCCTGCGTCGACGGGCGAGCGGGACCGGCCCCGCGGTCGCTCGCGCACCCGCCGGTCGGGGTCGGCGGGTTCTGGGGCGGGGGGCCGGGAGCGCGCGGCGTGGCGGACGTCGGCGACGAAGAGGGCGGCCAGGTCTGTCAGGTAGGTCTGCACGCGCGTTTTCTTAAAAATCGCCTCCCACAGCTCCTCCTCCCCGAGGACGCCGTTGGGTCCGGTGATGAGCGCGCCCATGGCGGGCGCGCGCAGCACGGACGCGAAGTACGGGGCGACGAACAGGGCGATGGCCCCGCTGGAGTAAAAGATGGCCGTCTCGCGGCCCTGGTTGTTGGTGTGCCGCGAGATCTTGAAGCAGCGCAGCAGCTCGTGCTCCCAGAGTCGCGAGAGGCGCTCCAGGTCCTGCGCGTAGGAGGGGACGTACTGGTGCTGGAAGCTGTTGGCGACGTACGTGTCGTCGTCCATGGCCTTGCTGACGTCGATGATGTCATAGTCTGTCCGGAGGTCGTCCTGGCCGGCCGGCTCCGCCTCCGGCGCGCGGCCCGGGTCCGCCGCGCGCTGCTGGCGATCGAGCGCCCCCAGTCGGGCGCGCCGGAGCTCGATGTCCCGGTCGCGCAGCTGCGTCGCCAGGTCCGTGTTCGTCTCGCGCAGGCGCTCGATGGTGCCGAAGAGGTTGTTGATGTAGCCCTCCAGCATGCCGTTGATGTTGTTGACGACCGAGGTCTGGAAGGCCTGGCGGAGCTGCTGCTGGCGCGGGGCCGCGGGGTCGGCGCCGCCGGCCGCGGGGCGTCCGGTCGCCCGGCCGAAGCCCGGCAGGGCGGGGTCGACCGCGGCCGAGTCGATGAGGTGCCCCCCCGCCTCGTCGAGGTAGGCGCGCACCGTGTCGTTGATGTCGCCGATGTGGCGCATGCCCTTCATGTTGATGATGAGCCGCACGAGGCGCGAGGCGGCCGAGCCGGCCTTCGAGGCGTCGTCCTCGCCCAGGGCCCGGCTGACGGCGCGGGCGGCCCCCGCGGCCCCTCGATCGCCGTCGTTCTTGCGGCCCAACAGCACCTTCACGGACGCGGCGTTGCGAAGGCGGCAGACGCGGGCGTGCTCGCGGAGCGCGCGACAGGCGACGATCTCGCGCGAGAGTCTCTGCATCGGCGAGTCGAAGAGGAGGCGGTCGCCGGTCCACAGCGGCGGCCACAGGACGACGCACTCTCCGCGCTGCGCGCCGGCGGGGTCACGCACGCGCCACTCCCCGCGGCGGGGGTGGTAGAAGAGGCACACGCGGTCGTAGTCGGCGATGCGCGCCGAGTCGAAGGCGCGCGCCAGCTCCCGGAGGCCCGGGGCGGCGCGCTCGACGGCCCCGGCCACGGTCGCCAGGTCCCTGGGGAGGGCGTGGTCGCTAAGGAACGCCTCCAGGCGCTGCGTCACTTCCCCCTCGCGCGGCCTGCGCATCACGGGCACGAGGCCTAGGCACATGAGCCAGTCGATATATCTGGAGAAGCCCACCGGGCCGCCGGGTCCGCCCTGCGCGAAGCAGTCGGCCAGGCCGCGCGCAAAGTCCAGCAGCGAGGCCCGGAGGGCGGCGCGCCACGTGTCGTACACTCGCTCGGCGACGGCTGCGACGTCGCCGTCGGGGGCGCCGCCGTACCGGCGCACCAGGCGCTCGGGCTCGAGCCGGCGGGCGGCGACGTGTCGCCGCCAGTCCGCCTCCAGGTCCCGGTGAGCGGCGGCGTTGAGCAGCGCGCCGAAGACCGCGGCCTGCAGCTGGCGGGTCACGGCTTCGCTGGACCGAACGACGTTGTAAACGCCCTGACCCTCGGTGTAGCCCAGCTCTCCGAGAAGCGCCTCGCGAAACAGCATCGTAGTCGGGGTGGGGTGCACCTGCACCCAGCCGTCGTCGGGCGGCCGCGGGGCGGCGTCGAACGGCCGCGCGGGGGGGCGGGCCGCGCGGGGGTGCCGCTCGGCCATGGCGCGGGTCGGCGGGGACGCGAGCGTGTCGTCGCCCCCGGAGCAGCCGCGGGAGCCCTCGGTCCAGTTTCGGGATGAGGCCTTCTTAAACTTTACGTCCATGCACGGGATCCAGCCAATCATCGAACGCGTCCGGGAGCTGGCGGAGCACCGGCTGGAGGCCGCGCGGGTGCCCCGGCTGCAGTGGTTCCGGGACGTGGCCGCGCTGGAGACGCCCGCGGGCCTGCCCCTGCGGGAGTTTCCCTTCGCGGTCTACCTCATCACCGGGAACGCCGGCTCGGGCAAGAGCACGTGCGTGCAGACGCTCAACGAGGTGCTGGACTGCGTGGTGACCGGGGCGACGCGGATCGCGGCGCAGAACATGTACGTGAAGCTCTCCGGCGCCTTTCTGAGCCGGCCGATCAACACGATCTTCCACGAGTTCGGCTTTCGCGGCAACCACGTGCAGGCGCAGGTGGGGCAGCACCCCTACACCCTGGCCAGCAACCCCGCCTCCGTGGAGGACCTGCAGCGCCGGGACCTGACGTACTACTGGGAGGTGATCGCCGACATCACCCGGCGCGCCGTGGCCGCCGGGGGCGGGGCCGAGGACGGCCGGAACGAGTTCCGCGCCCTGGCGACGCTGGAGAGCACCATGGGGCTGGGCGAGGGCGCCCTGACGCGGCTGGCGGCGTTCACGCACGGCGCGCTCCCCGCGTTCACCCGCAGCAACATCGTCGTGATCGACGAGGCGGGGCTTCTGGGCCGGCACCTGCTGACGGCCGTGGTGTACTGCTGGTGGATGACCAACGCGCTGTATCACACGCCGCAGTACGCGGCCGGGCTGCGCCCCGTGTTGGTCTGCGTGGGCTCGCCCACGCAGACCGCGTCGCTCGAGTCGACGTTCGAGCACCAGAAGCTGAGGTGCTCGATCCGGCAGAGCGAGAACGTCCTGACGTACCTCATCTGCAACCGGACCCTGCGGGAGTACGCCCGGCTGCCGCGGAGCTGGGCCATCTTCATCAACAACAAACGGTGCGTGGAGCACGAGTTCGGCAACCTCATGAAGGCGCTCGAGTACGGCCTCCCGCTGACCGAGGAGCACATGCAGTTCGTCGACCGCTTCGTGGTGCCCGAGAGCTTCATCACGAACCCGGCCAACCTGCCCGGGTGGACGCGGCTGTTTTCGTCGCACAAGGAGGTGAGCGCCTACATGGCCCGCCTGCACGCCCACCTCAAGGTGGCGCGCGAGGGGGAGTTTGTCGTGTTCTCCCTGCCCGTGCTCACCTTCGTGTCGGCCAAGGCGTTCGACGAGTACCGCGAGCTGACCCACCAGCCCGCGCTGACCGTGGAGAAGTGGATCGCGGCCAACGCCGGGCGAATCACCAACTACTCGCAGAGCCAGGACCAGGACGCCGGGCGCGCGCGCCTCGAGGTGCACAGCAAGCAGCAGCTGGTGGTGGCGCGGAACGACGTGACCTACGTGCTCAACAGCCAGATCGCGGTGACCACCAGGCTGCGCAAGCTGGTGTTCGGCTTCAGCGGGACCTTCCGGTCCTTCGAGGCCGTGCTGCGCGACGACAGCTTCGTGAAGACCCAGGGCGAGATGCTGGTGGAGTTCGCCTACCAGTTCCTGTCGCGCCTCATATTCGGGGGGCTGATCCACTTTTACAACTTCCTGCTCCGCCCCGGCCTGGACGCGGCGAGGCGGGCCCGGGCGTACGAGCGCATGGGGGCGCTGACCCGCGAGCTCCTGTCGCTGGGGGCGACCGGGGCCGGCCCCGCGACCCCCGGCGATCAGGCCGCCTCCGGCGGCGGCGAGAGCGCGAGCGCGGCCCCGGGCGCGGAGCGCGCGTTCGACTTCAAGACGCTGGGGGCTCGGGCGACGGACGCGGAGTTTCCGGAGGACGACCTCGACGTGGTCTTCGCGGGGCTAAACGAGCAGGAACTCGACCTGTTTTACTGCCACTACACCGTGGAGCAGCCAGAGACCACCGCGGCCGTCCACGCGCAGTTCGGCCTCCTGAAACGCGCCTTTCTCGGGCGGTACCACATCCTGCGCGAGCTGTTCGGGGAGGCGTTCGAGGGGGCGCCGTTCGGCACCTACGTGGACAACGTGACGTTTCGGGGCTGCGAGGTCATGATCGGCTCCATGCGCGGCGGGCTCATGTCGGTGGCGCTGCAGACCGACAGCTACACGCTCACCGGTTTCACCTACGCCCGGGTGTACGCGTTCGCGGAGGAGGTGCGGCGGCGGCACGCCGCCGGGGGCCTGGCGGAGCTGCTGGAGGAGTCCCCGCTGCCGTACGTGGTGCTGCGCGACCAGCACGGCTTCATGTCGGTCGTCAACACCAACATCAGCGAGTTCGTCGAGTCCGTGGAGTCGCGGGAGCTGGCCATGGCGACGAACGCCGACTACGGCATCAGCTCGATGCTCGCCATGACGATCACGCGCTCGCAGGGGCTGAGCCTCGACAAGGTGGCCATCTGCTTCACGCCCGGCAACCTCCGCCTCAACAGCGCGTACGTGGCCATGTCGCGGACCACGTCGTCGGAGTTTCTGCGCATGAACCTCAACCCCCTGCGCGAGCGCCACGAGCGTGATGATGTCATCAGCGAGCATATACTGTCGGCCCTCCGTGACCCGGACGTGCTCATTGTGTATTGAGCGGGCCCGGCGCCGCGCGCCCCCAACCCCCCCGACGCCGGACACGGGAACATGGCCGCGTCTCCCGCAACCATCGCGTACAGTCTCCACGGCACCGCGACGTCGTCGGCGTGCGTGCTGCCGGACGCCGAGCAGGTCGTCTGCGCTTTTGACGGCGGGACGCGCGCCATCGCGTCCCGGGGATGTCTGCGGCAGGACACCCTGTCTCGCGGGGCCGTCGTCGTCCGGCAGACCCCCGTGGGCCTGCTGGTGATGGTCGACTGCCGGACGGACTTCTGCGCCTACCGGTTCGTGGGTCGGTCTGGGCGCCAGCGGCTGGAGCGTTGGTGGGACACGAACCTGTGCGCCTATCCCTTCGACTCGTGGGTCAGCTCTACGCGCGGGGAGAGCGTGCGGAGCCCCACGGCCGGGATCGTGACTGTGGTGTGGGGCGAGGACTCCATCTACATCACCGTCACCGTGTACGGAAGCCCCCCGGGGGGAGAGGCCGAGGCGCCGCTCCCCGACCCGTCGTCTCCTCCGCTGGACGCTCCCGGCACGCCGAGCCCGCCCGCCGTGTCCCCGGCGAGCGCGGAGGCGGGGGCGGCGGCGGACCTGCTGGTAGAGGTGATGAAAGAGATCCAGCTGAGCCCCACGCTGGGCTTTGGCCAGCACGAGCCGTAGTTTATTCCCACGTTCCGTTTCTTCCTTTCCCCCTCCCGGCTCCCGGCACCCTCCCGCCGGCGGTAACCCCGAACCGAAGAAAACCAGCAATAAACGCCTTGTAAAAAAAAATCTTTATTGGCACGTGTTTCTGTCGGTGGGCTCCGGGCATCGGGGGGGTGTGCGGTGTGGCGGGCCCGGTGGGCCGATGACGTTGTCGCGGTGAATGTAAACGGGGGCGTCCGAGACGAACTCGTGGACGAACACCGGAACGGCGGGGGAGATGCGTCCGTCGGAGGAGCGCGTGTAGTACTTGCGCGGCTTGCGCGAGGCGATGACCGCGCGGAGCTGCTCGCGTACCCGAGTGGCGTTGGCCCGCTGGCACAGGACGAACATCTGCAGGCTCTTGTGGCTGGGCGGCTCGCGGCGCCCCGGTTCGCGCTGGTCCCGGGGTCGGGCGCCACCGGCGGCGCCCGAAAACGACGACGTCTTGGTGCAGGCGATGGCGAAGTTAACGAGCGAAAGACGCAGGTCTTTGCGGATGGTGTCCGTGAGCTGGCGCCGACCGAGCTCGTCCACGGATGAGACCATAAACATGGTGTCGAAGGCGACGTGGTCCGCGTCCAGCGCCCGCGGGTCGGGGGGCTCGTCGGTCGTCGCGCGGGGGGGTGCCGGAAGCAGCGCGAGCGCCTCGGGCTCGGTGTGGGCGGCGGGGTCGGCGGCCCACGCCCGGGGACTGTCTTGCGGCGCGAACGCCCATCCCCAGGAGGCGAGGACCGCGAGCGTGGAGGGAACGGCGGCCGCCTCGAGCGAAGACATGACACGAGCGAGTCTGGTCTGTCGGGGCGGCCGCGAAAAGCCGCCCCTTTTATTGCACGGCCGCAAAACCGGGGGTGCGGCTCTAACGACGGGGAGGAAGAGGCGGGGGCGTGTTGGGACGCCAGGGTCGCGGCGCTACGTGGACCAGTCGACGGGCGCGAGCGAGCGCTCCCGGAGGTACTGGTTCGCGAGGCAGAAGTGGCGGCAGGAAGAGAACGGCACCTTCGAGAGCGGCGACGGGTGCGAGTAGGTGAGGACGCGGTGGACGCGGGGGTCGGGGCGGATCGCGTTCTGGGCATGGGCGCCCCAGAGCATAAAAACCAGCCCGGGGCGCGACGCGGCGAGGCGGCGAACCGCGCTGGCCACGAAGCGATCCCAGCCCATCTTGGCATGGGAGGCGGGCTCTCCGCGCCGAACCGTGAGGGTGGTGTTGAGGAGCAGCACCCCGCCGCGGGCCCACTTTTCCAGACAGCCGTGCGCGGCCAGCTCCGCGTCGGGGCAGCAGTTGCGAACCGCGGCGAGGATGTTGCGCAGGCTGGGGGGGGTGGGCGTACCGGGCCTCACGCTGAACGCCAGGCCGTGGGCCTGGCCGGGCTGGTGATAGGGGTCCTGGCCGATGATGACGACGCGTACCTCGTCGGGGGTGCAGAATCGCGTCCAGGAGAAGACGTCCTCGCGGGGCGGCAGCACCTCCTCCACGCGACAGCGGCGTTCGTACTCGGCCATCAGCTGGGCCGTGAGCGGGTTCGAGAGCTCCGGTTCCAAGACCGGGCGCCACGCCTCGCCGACCAGAAAGCGGCGGCGAAACCCCGTCCAGTCCAAGGCGGGCGGACGGTCGGCGTGAGCGTCGTCGAGGCCCAACGAGGGCCGCGAGGGCGGCTGGGAATCGAAGGTCACTCCCGCGGGACACCCGCGCGGCCGCCGGCGCGCCGCGGGCCTGGTGGCGGTCCCCTCCCGGGGAGATTCATGCGCGGGGGCGGGCGGTCCGGGTCGCGTTTCCTCTGGGTTTCCTCGCGGGCTCGTGGGTCCGTCCGGGCGGGGTGGGAGTGGGCGCTGGGGCGAGGGACTGCGGCTGCGGGCTCGCTTCATCGTTGGGCGCTGAGAAAGGGCGTCGAATGCGAGGTTCGTTCCAAATACCCGGCGTTCGTCCGTCCGGACAGTCCCGTGTGCGAGAGTACTCGGCGTCGACGCAACCCGGGGGGACGGGCGTGCTGCTCGCAGCGTCGCTGCGACTCGCAAGGGCGAGTCGCACCTCTTTATAGAGAGCAAAGCGCGTTGTCGTTTCCAGGGCGTTGGCCGGAAATAGGGCGTGGCCGAGGTCTTCGAGGAAACCGGCGGCGAAGAGGAAGGGATTCACCCAGTACGCCCTCTGTGCTTTGCCGTCCCAGACGACGGTATCCAGGCCTGGGCAGTGGTATCGCAGAAAGATGCCATCGATGCGCGCGTAGTCGATGGAACGCGGGGCCTCGTATCGCCAGGTGACGCCACCGGCGGGGAGCTCGAGACAGGCGAACTTTAAAATGTCCCCCACGGTCCGCGCCGCGACGCTCCGGATAACGTACTCGACGGGCGGCGAGGGGGACGGCGAGGCGGCCGGCGAAACGACCGACGGAGCCGCAGAAACACTCCGCAGGAACACATGGAAGAGAGCCAGCCAAAGGCAACGGGCCGCAGATACGGCCCCAAGCGCCCACAACAGCAAGCACTTTTAGGCCATTAAGAAAAAAGCACACGGAGTTGCCGCCAGGGGCTTTTATCTCCTGGCAACCGGCCCCAAGCAGGGCACCGTGCCATCCTCCATCCCTCCTCCGCCTCCTCCCTTTCCCCCGCCCCACCCCCCGCCCGGGAACAACCCCGTAGTAGCTCGGTGTAGCCCGAGAGTAGCCCGGGCGGGAGGGGGAGGAGGCCGGAGTGGGGGGGGTGGCGGTGGTGGTGTGTGCGGCGCGCCCGGGAGATTTCCCGGCAGCCGGCCTGGCGTAAACAAGCTGAGTGCTCTTCCCCGCCCGGCCTGGCACCGGGCCGCCGGTTGCATAAGCCTCTAATGGCCGCCCGCTCCCCCGCCCCTCGCGTCCATTACCGGGAGGCGCGGCCTCCGGGCGGCGCGCCACCGGTTCCATTAAGGCATCGGGTGATGCGGCTATAAATCACGGGCGGTCGCCGCGGCGACCGGGATAAAAGGCAGCCGGCTCGGGCGGCCGCCGGCCGCTCGATCTCCACCTCTGGCGTACCCGGGCCCGCCGAGCGCTCCGGCGGGCGGGGGCGGCGGCCTCCGGTACGGCCGGGGCCGAGCCCCCGCCGCGCCCCCGGACCCCGGGCCCCGGCGGCCGCCGACGCGGTGGGGCGGCCGCGCCCGGCAGCGCGGCGGCGGCGCCGGCCCGCTGCTGCGCTCGCTGGCCTGCTTTTTACTTTCGATTCGTCGGCCGGCCCCCGGCGCCCCCGGGGGCGGACCCCCGGCCCGGCCGCCGGGCGCGTCCGACGCGGGCCCCCGGCCGCTCTCGGCCGGACCCCGGCCCGGACCCATGGGGGGCCCCAGGTGAGCGCGCGGGCCGAAATGGGCCCCCCGAGGCTTTTCGGGGTTCCGGGCCGGGGGAGGGGGGGCGGCGCGGGCCGCCGGGCGCGGCGGGGTCGCGGGCCGGCCGGGCGCCGGGGGGTGCCGGCGGAGGCCGGCCCGCGCCCCCCGGGGTCGCGGGAGCGCCCCCCTGACCGGCGCCCGCGCGCTCTCCGCGTCTCTCGGCCCCCCCCGGACGCGCCCCCCGGCCGCGCCGGCGCGCGCCGCAGCCCCCGACACCTGCGGGCGACCCTCGAGATCGCGACGCGACGCGCGGGGCGCCGCTACGACCGACCCCCGCCCCGAGAGAGCCGCCGAGACGCCCGCCGAGACAGGTAGGCTTCTCCCGCGGCCTACACGGCCGCGCCGCACGGCGCGCACGCACGGGGGGGGAGGCGGGCGCCCCCGGCCTCGCCCGGCGCGGAGACCCCCGCCGCGGACTCGGCGCGACCCCCGCGCCCGCCCACCCCCGCTCCCGGCCCGCGGGCCCGCAGCTTCGCGCCCCGACCCCGGCCGCCGCGCGTCTCCGGCGCGACCTCCGACCCCGGGCCTCCGTCCCCGCCACAGCGAACCCGACCCCAGAGTCTCCCCGCGCTCCCCCGTCCCCGCGCATCGCCGCCCCCCCTCCCTCCTTTCGCTCCGGCCCACCGTCCCCCCCCCATCCCCCTCGCCGAAACGGCGAGTTTCCCCCCGCCCTTCTCTCCCAGACCCCTCCTCTTCCATCACCACAGTAGGGGAGTCCGTGAGAGAGCGGCGGAGGGGGAAAGAACGCAGAGGGTGTGTGGCAGGACCCCCCCCCACAAAAAAAAAAAACAGGCAAACCGAGGAGAGGGCCGGGCGACGGGCGACAGGCGGCCTCACACGCGGCCGCCGCCCCCTCCCCGTCTTTCCCTCTTTTTCCCCTTCCTCCCCCAAACCCCCAGGCGAGGCGAGGGGAGGGGGAGGAGGGAAGAAAGGGGGCGAGAGGGGACACGTCCCAGACGAGAACAGAAGGGGGGGGGGGGGGTGGGTGGGTGAGAGGGGCGGTGGGGGTCCGAGGGGGAGAGACAGAGAGGAAAAAAAGGGAGAGGGCGCCTGGAGCGGCCCTGGCGCGGTCCACAGTCGCGGCGCGCAGCTATCGAGGAACCCGCAGCGCGAGGGGAGGAGGAGAAACACACACCCCTTTCCCCCCCCCCCCCCCCCTTGCCCACTGTCTTTTCCCCGCTTCCCCCCCACCCCGGCCCCGCGGGCGCAGCGCGCCCCGAGACCACCACACACAACACGTCTACCTCAGCTCCGCCCCCGGCGGGCCGCCTCGCCGACCGCGAGGGCCGCCGCCCCCCACCCAGCCCCAGACGCCCGGCGCGCCCCCCGAGGCACGGCTCGCCCGCGCGCATCTTTTTTTGTCCTTTCACCCCCCACTAACTCCCTCTCTTGTTCTGTCTTTCCTTTCTCCTTCTCTCCCCCCCAACACACACGCCCCCTGTCGTCCATCCCAACCCCGCTCTCCCCCATCTCCCCCACCCCCTCCCCTCTCTCTTTTCCCCCCCACCCCACCCACCCACCCCCGCCTCTGTTTCGCCCGCAGACGCCCGCCGTTCTTGCCTAAGCGACTCGCGGCAGCCCCCTCGGCCCCCCGCCCCCCCCTGCTCCTGGTGGTGTCCGCGGCCCCCCCTTGCCTGTACCCGCAGGGCCCGCTCCCCGGGCCCGCGGTCGTCCCGGCGGTCCCCCCGCCGGGCGGGCTGTACGGCGCGCCGTACCCCGGCGTCGCCCTGACCCCCGGAACGCTGCCCGCGTCCCTGGCGGGCGGCGCGCCTGCCGCCCCCTGCTGCCCCTCCTGCCCGGGGCCCCCCGCGTGCCCGGGGGCGCCGCTCCCCCTGGCCGTGCCCCTGGCCCTAGCTCCCCCCCGACCGCGGGCGCGAGACGGCCGCGGGGCCGCGGCGGCAGGGGCGGCGTCCGCGGGCCGCCGGGCGCCCCGGGCCTCCGCGACCCAACCCCCGCCGCCCAGGCCCCCGACCCCCTTCCCCTCGCCCGCCTTCCCCGGCAGCCCGCCGCCGTCGCCCCCGTTCCCGCCGACCCCCTTCCCCTCGCCCCCCTTCGCCTCCGCCGCCTTCCCCTCGCCGCCCTACGGCGCGCAGTCGCTGCCCGCGTCCCCCTTCCCCTCGCCCCCCGGCGCCTACCACCCCGCGTACTCGCCCCCCCGCGGCCTCCCCGGGCCCTGCCCCCTGTGCCCGGGGGCCTGCCCCGGGGTCTGCCTGCCGCCCGGCGGCCCCTGAGCCCGCGCCCGCGCCCCCCGGCCCGCGCCCATGTTCCCCCCGCCTCCCGAGCGCGCCGCCGGCCCGCAGAGCCCGCCGCGCCCCGCAGCCCCGCAGCCCGAGGCGGGCGCCGACCCCGCGCTGCTGACGCTGTCCCTGTGGGCCTGGGCGGCGCCCGGCGCCCTCCTCCCGCGGCAGACCCCCGCCCCCCCGTGGCCCTGGGAGACCCCCGGCCCCCCGTGCCCCTGCGGGCTCCCCTCGCGCCCGGCGACCCCGGGCCCGGCCCCCGAGCCGCCTCCGGCCCCCTGGGGGACCCCGCCCCCCCCGTGGCCCTGGTGGGCGGGCGCGAGTCCTCCTCCGCCCCTCTGGGGGGCCCCCGGCCCGCCGTGTCCCTGCTGCGCGGCGCCCGGCGTCCTCCTCCCGTGGGTGACCCTCGCCCCCCCGTGGCCCTGGTGGGCGGGCGCGAGTCCTCTTCCGCCCCTCTGGGGGGCCCCCGGCCCGCCGCGTCCCTGGGAGACCCCGACCCCCCTCCCGCCGCGGGAGAGCCCGAGTCTGCCGCCTCTCCCGGGCCTCCCCCCGCCTCCGTGCCCCTGCCGCGCGTGTGTGGGTCTCGGGCTTCTCCTCCCGGGCCTCCCCCCGCCTCCGTGCCCCTGCCGCGCGTGTGTGGGTCTTGTGCTTCTCCCGGGAGCCCCCGCCCCTCTCTGCTTCTGGGGAGCCCCCGCCCCTCTCTGCTTCTGGGGAGCCCCCGCCCCTCTCTGCTTCTGGCCCGCGGCCCTCCCGCCTCCGCGCCCGCCCCCCGGACCCCAGACTCCCCCGCCTCCCCGGCCGGACCCCGGCCCCCCGAGTCTCCCGCCCGGGCCCCCGTGACCGCGGCGCTGCCCCGCCTGCCGCCCCACCTGCCGCCCCCGCCCGCCCTGCGGCGCACGGCCCCCCGGCGCGCAGAGAACACAGGACCGCGGCTGTGATCGATTGACAATAATAAAGACCCCGCGCGGGTTTATTCGCTGGCGCACACGCACCGGGAGTGAGGCCTCGTTGTTTCTCGCGCGGGCCGCGGCCCCTCCCCGGCCCCGCAGGGGGCTGGGTCGGGGCCGCGTGCCGACCCCGCGCCCGCACCAGCCCTCGCCCCGCCCCCTCCCCCACCGCGCCCGTCTCCGCCTCTCTCTCTGTCTCCTCCCGGGCGAGCGGGCACACGCCCCGTCCTCGCGCGGCGGGCCGGGGGCGCTCCCCTCGGCGCCGGCGCGCGACGGCCGGCGAGCCCCTCCCCGCGCGGGCGTCCCGCCCCCCCGCCCCTAAGGGCCACCCGAGCCCCGGGTCGGGGGCGGGTCGGCGGGCCCGGGGGTCCAAGGGTGGCGCGAGTCCAGACTGTGGAAGCTGCGGCCGCCCAGCAGCGCGCCCTGGTCGAACAGCATGCCGCCCACCGGGGTCATCCAGAGGCCGTGGGCGGGGTCGCCGGGGTACTCGGGCGGGGACACGCGGCCCGGGGCCGCCTCGGGCAGGCGAGTGCGGCGGGACCACCCGGGCGACGCCTCGGCCAGGGCGCGCGCCATGTTGCACGCGCGCCCCACGAGCACCACGTAGGCCCCGATGTCGCCCGTCTCCATGTCGAGGACCGGCAGGCAGTCCCCCGTGACGGTCTTGTTGAGGTAGGGCGCCATGGCCACCACGCTCGAGACCCCCGAGATGGGGAGGTAGCGCGTGGGGCCGGGCGCCGCGGGGGCGCCCTCGGCGTCCACGTGGCGGGTCTTGCGCACGCACTTCCTCGGCCCCTGCTCGGCGGGGCGGGGGCCGAGGGAGGATCTGTCTCGTGTCTCGACAGGGGGCGGAGGCGGCGCGGCCGGCGGAGGAGGAGCGGCCTGCGGCGGAGGCGGAGCGGCGGGCGGCGCGAGAGGACGCGGAGGAGGCGGAGCGGCGGCGAGAGCAGGTGCCCGGGCCGGCGCGCGGCGGGGGGGCGCCGGGCCTCCGGGAGGCGGGGGCAGCGAGGGCCGCTTGGGCCCTCGCGTGGCGGGGGCGGCCTCGGAGGCGGAGGCCGGGCGCTTGCGGGCCGCGGCGGCCGCGGCGACCACGGCGCAGAGGGGCGGGGCCTGGGGCGGGGCCGCAGGCCGGGCGCGGGCCTGAGGTCGGGCCTGAGCGCCGGGGGGGACTTGGGCGGCGGGCTGGGCCTGAGCGGCGGGCCTGGGCTGGGCCTGAGCGCCGGGCGGGACTTGGGCGCCGGGCGGGACTTGGGCGCCGGGCGGGACTTGGGCGCCGGGCGGGACTTGGGCGCCGGGCCTGGGCTGGGCCTGAGCGCCGGGGCGGGCCTGGGTCAGGGCCTGGGCCAGGGCCTGGGCGAGGACGGCCTGGGCGCGGGCCTGAGTTCGGGCCTGGGCGCGGGCCTGGGCCTGGGTCTGGTGGGCGGGCTGTCTGGGCGCCGCCCCGGGGGCGGGCGCGGGGGGCTCGGCGGCGGGGCGCGGGCGGGGGGCCACGGGGACCACGGGGGGCGCGGCGGCGCCGGAGGGCCGCCGGGGGGAGGCGGGCGGCGAGTCGCCTATCACGATGGGCGCGGGGTTCCCGGCGGGGGCCGGGGCGCGGGGCGCGGCGGCCCCTCGGGCCCCTCCCCTGGCTCCTCCTCGGGTGGACGCGCGGTGGGCCCGGGCGGCGTCTCCTCGGGCGGCGGGGGCGCGGGCGCCCCTGGCGGGCGCCGGGTGGAAGGTGGGGTCTGCGGAGGGGCGGAGAGAGAGAGAAGCCGGCGGTGAGTCGGGGGCGGGGGGCGCGGGGGGGGGCGGAGGGGAGCGCGGCGGCCGCGACACCCTCCCCACCACTCCCTCCCCCTCCCCTCCCCCCCACGCCGTCGTCCCGCCGCCCACCGGCGAGGCTGTCGTCCTCGTCCTCGTCGCTGTCCTCGTCGCTGTCCGCGTCATCGTCGCTGTCCTCGCTGTCGGTGACGGGCCGGCCCATGCGGGCGGGCGGGGAGAGGGCGCGCACGGTGCGCCCGCCGAGGGTGACCGAGGACGGGGCGGGCTCCCCCGGGCGGTCCACCCAGATGAAGTCCACGGCGGTGCCGGCGCGCACGGCGTCCTCGGCGTCGCGCCGCGTGCGGGGGTCGTTGACCACGGGGATGGTGCTGTACGAGCCGTTGGCCTGCACGCCCACGATGAGATAGGACACGGCGGCGTTGCAGAGCGGGCAGCTGTTGCGCATGGGCAGCCACGTCTTCAGGCAGGGGATGCAGAAGCGGTGCAGGCAGGGGAAGGTGTTGCAGAGCTGCGCCTCGTCGATGCGCTCCGTGCAGACGGCGCAGGTCTCGCGGGGCGGGGCCGGCGCGGAGAGTCCGGTGCCGTCGGCGGCGGCGGCGTCGGAGGCGGGGTCGTCGTCGACGACGGCGGCGGCGTCGTCGTCGTTGTCGTCGTCGTCCGAGTCGGTGTCCGGGAAGAAGTAGCGGGAGAGCAGCACGAGGTCGTCGTCTTCGAGGGCGTCCTCGGCCGGCGCCTATCGGGGATGAGAAACCGCAGGGGGGCGGGGGGGACGGGTGTAGGTGAGTCGCGGGCCAACACACCACACCCGTCCCGCCTCTCTCCGGCGGGGACGCGCCCCCCGTCCTCCGCGGAGACCCCCGATGCCCCCGTCCTCCGCGGAGACCCCCGAGACCCCCGAGACCCCCGAGACCCCCGAGACCCCCGAGACCCCCGAGACCCCCGAGACCCCCACCTCGGCGGCGGGCCGGGCCGGGGCTCCAAGGCCGCGAGAGGGCTCCATGGGTTCGGGCCGGGCGTCCCGGGGCGAGCGAGGCGGCGCGGCCGGGCTCGAGTCGTCCGTCGTCGGGCGGGCGGGCGGCGGAGGTCCGCTGGAGGCAGGACGCGGCGGCGGTCCGGACGGCGGTCCGACGTGAAGTGGCTGGCCCCGATGGTGCGACCGGAGCTTTATTCGCCGCGGGTCCACTCCCCCAAATGGGCGGTCGATACCAGCCCCTCAGTGACGATGCACCCGTCCCCCCGACGGGCGGAGCGCCCCGGCCGGAGCCTCGGCCCATATACGGGGTGCCGCGGGCGGGGCCCGGGCGCCCGGGCCAATGGAGGCCCCCGGCGGGCTCTCATCAGCATGTCCCCTCCCCCGACGGGGCGGCCCCGACGTCCGCCATGCTGCGGCGGGGCGGAGCGGCCGGCCCCCCGAGGGACGCATTAGCATGCGGAGATCCCGGACTTCCCCGATGGGAGGCCCCATAAATTTTTAATCAGCATAGGGCATCCCCCGCCGCGGGCGGGCCGCGGCGCCGCGGCCAACGGGGGAGCGGCGCGTCATCGATCCGCCTACCGGGAAGTTTCCGGGGGTGTCCCCCTGAATTATTGATTAGCATAGAGGGCTCTTCCGGGAACCCGGGGAGCACCGCGGTGAATAATTAAAGAGGGCGGGCGCCCGGGGACGGCCCCGTGAATAATTCACGACGGTTGGCTCCGCGGCGGCGGGGGGCCGGGTCGAGGGCGGTCGTGGGGGCGGGGACCGGGGCCCCGCATCAGCATAATCCGCGATGGCGGCGAGAGGGGGCGCGGCGCGGGGCGGGCCGTCGCGCACGGCGTTTGCATAGCCGGCCTTCCGGCGGACCGCCCGCGGACCGCCCGCGGACCGCCCGCGGACCGCCCTCGGACCGCCCTCGGACCGCCCGCCCGCGGCCGGCGGACCAACGGGCGGCCGCGGCGCCGCCCGGGCGGGGAGGAGCCCCCGCGGCGCCGCCCCCGGCCGAGCTACATATACCGGAGTGCAGCGCATCGTCCTTCCGGGAGACGGCGAGGACGCAAGGAGCTCCGGAGATGCGATGGGCCCCGGCGAAGCGACCCGGGCCGCCGGGCAGGAGGAGACCGCGGCCGGGCAGGAGGAGACCGCGGCCGGGCAGGAGGAGACCGCGGGGTTGTAGCCGCGTGACGTCAATGGGGGCGACCCCGGACCCCCAGGACCCCCGGCGACCCCGGACCCCCAGGACCCCCGGCGACCCCGGACCCCCAGGACCCCCGGCGACCCCGGACCCCCAGGACCCCCGGCGACCCCGGACCCCCAGGACCCCCGGCGACCCCGGACCCCCAGGACCCCCAGGACCCCAGGACCCCCGGCCACCCCGGACCCCCAGGACCCCCGGCCGGGCGGCGGCGGGGGCGGCGGCCCATCTCCCGCGGGGCCCTCAGACGGGGAAGAGGGTCGCGCCGCCCCCACCCCCGCCGGCGACCGCGCCGGCGCCGACGCCGACGGAGCTCCGGACCCGGGGACGCGCTCCCCTCGCGCCGCCCGGGCGCGGCGTTGGTGGGCGCACTCGATCCCGGCTGTCCTCCCCTCGCGCGGCGGATCGGGTCCGCGCTACCGGAGCCGCGCCCGCGGCTCCACGCGGCCGCGCGCGCCGGGGCGGGAGGCGGGAGGGCCCGGGCGCGCGGGCCCGCCCCGGCCGCGGCGGCCGTGAGTTCGGGCAGCAGGCGCGTGCGCACGCAGGCGCGCCGGCGGCCCGGGCTCGCGGCGGGCGCGCGCGAGAGCGCCGCGCGCGGAAGGCCTGCGCGCGTGGGGGGCGGGGCGCCGCGGGATGCGCCGGCGGCGGCCGAGAGTGAGGGTGGCGAGCGCGTGGACGCACCTCCCGACGTGCTGGTTGCCCGCGCTCTCGGGCGCGGCCGGACGGCGGCGGAGCGCGCGCGGGAGACCCCCCCCTCCTCCCGCGCGGGAGCCTTGGGCCCCGCGGGAGCCTTGGGCCCCCCCTCCCCGCGTTTCCGGGGCGCGCGCGTTTTCGGGGGGCGGGGGTTCGTTCGGGGGGGCGCGTTTGGGCGGGCTCCCGGGCGGGCTCCCGGGCGGGCTCCCGGCCCCGCGCGCGCCCCGGCCCGTCCCTCGCGAGTGCGCGCGCGTGGCGCCGCGCCGCCGCGCCCGCGGCCCGCCGCGCGTTTATTTTCGCGCGCGCGCCGCCGGGGGAGGGCCCGGGTC